GTTTTTTTTTTTTCTTGTTTGGAGGTGTCCCATCACGCAAACCCCACCCCTCCCTCGAAATCCCCACGAAATCCTAAGACCTTCCGCTACTTTGTTCCACGTGGAACGCCCGATTAGTCTAGGATATCGAGGTCCTTGTTCTTGATTGCCTTATATACTTGCCTAATACAATGTATTGATAATAAAACCAATAAAGAAACTATGATTATAGGCAGAGCGTCGCCCGTAGCTATAACATACCGCCCCAACTCAAAAGCCATGTACCAACAGAACAAGGCAAGTACGAAATATATAAATATACCCATAAAAAATACAATAAGTAATCGTGATTTAAAAACAATACTCAAATAATACAAATAATTGAGTATCAATAACATAATATACATCAATCCTTAGAGCTCCCTCTAAGGGAAGATAAGCCCAGATATAGATAAAAAATATACAATAAGTACCGCCTATTATATACCTTTTAGGATCGATTCACGCACGAAACCATACATAAGGGCACAATATACCCGCCTGCATGGATATAGATATATACAAAATGATACATAATAAAGCATTTTACTTACACATTTTAGATCAAGGCTTAAAATTTACCGCCTTGACACTTTTATGCGTAAGTAAAAGCATTGTTATAATATCATATTGTAAAATATAGGCACAAAAAAGCCCTCCCGTCCTATATCACTACAGTACGAAAGGGCACAAACTTTAAAATCAAATAAAAACAAACGACTATTGTCGTAATTTGTTTGCCATGTAACTAACACGTTTCCGCCTACATTTATCAGATTCCCTACTACAATCTAATTTATTAGACTTGTATAGCTCTTTGGTAAGCTCGACATAGAACTCAATTTGAGACTTTCTTGCAGCGTTTAAAGCCTTTTCTTTTTTAAGTGCTAGCTTTCTATTTAGATTGTCAAATTTTCTCCTATACATAATTTATTCGTTTTAAATGGCACCAATAAGAAACGGTAAGCCGGGGGACAATACGGCCGGCGTTATCGATACAGCCAGCCGAACGCCCGCACGCCCGCCAATTAATTTGTATTGGTCCCTTTGCCGACAACGAAGCCGGCCAAATACGCACATACGTTGTCCGTTATACGTATCGACAAGGCGCACTTTGTCCGTCAATTTAACCGCACAAAATACCCTTGTAAGGGTTGTTATTTTGCTACTACATATAGCGCATAAGTATTTAAGCCACCTTAAACGCTATTGTTTTGATACATTAGCACGGTTATAACTCCGTTATGCACTCCATACGTGTTACTCTAGCAACGTATGGACATACGCCCTATACATGCGTATATACACCAATGTACCCCGTGATTTTACACGGCCTACTAGGTTACCTAGTGTACTTACCGGATTGATATAAACCTAAAGATAATAGTACTATTATAGACTATAATAGTACTTAAACCACATTGTTAAGCGGCGGCCCACCTATTGCAAGTTTTCGATACCCTAATTACTAGCAATATGTTTATATCAATATGTTAAATATCGTGTCCATTTAGTCTAGATCAGTGGCACGGCGTGAACGTATGGACATTACCACCATAACGCCCCTATACATAAATAATATAGGAGCCGATTACTTGCTATCTTTCGTTTTTAGGATGCGTCAAATAGTATGTAACACATTTAGCAATAAGATTAAATGTATATCGTTTGATAGGTACGGCACACTTTACAATACGTTTGTCTGATCCGTTAAACACTTCATAATATACTCCCCCCTCATATTCTACAGGCTCGTTATACCCAAAGCGTTTATGTGCTTTGCCTGTTATCGATATTTCTGCCACCTTATCCTCTGATAACTTTGTGTTTTTATCCTGATCCTGTTTATCGAGATATACTCTTTCGATTTCCTTGTAGGCGCAAAAGGTCTCATTTACACGTGGCAATATCTCCTTACAAAGCTGTATTACTACCTCCTTATCCCTTGCTAAAGCAACCAAAGATGGCACTACTGCTTTGTCTACTTTAATATCGTTATCCTTGAATATTTCATTGATTTCTTTACCAGATTTAAAAAGCTGACACCAAGCTTTGACGGCACCTGTTAATGTTTTTTCACTTGCTTTTTTAACTTCACTTTGCACTTTGTTAATATCTTTACTTGTCATTAGATTTGCCCATACCCTTGGGACTTATAATGGCTTCTGGTGCGCCTGTTTGTTAATGCTGTTATCTTACAGGAGCAAATATACTACATGTTTAATCACCCAACAAATATTTTGCAATAAAAATTCAACGATTATATATAATAAAACTAATCAAATGTAAATGTATATTAAAATATTGGTTTATATCATTGATAATCAACAAGTTAAATACAAAATAGACATTCTTTTTTCGGTTCGCAGATCGTTTGCCGTTCCTATCTCCCAGCCTTTGTAGGCGGGGGGGGTGGGACCAAAAACGGCAGCCCGGCCGGGCCGATTTCGGGGAGGTGGTCCGTCCCGCATATCATCCTCCCCGAATATCCCTCATACTTCCTCACAACCATATCACCTTCCATCTCATTTAATTTGTTATATTTGTACGTAACTTAAATTATTTAATCATGTATCAATATATTACATATAACTTCGTGGGGGGGGGTATTTTAACCCTCAGATAAGGAGGGGGTATGTTTAGGCGCAGGACTTCTTCTTCCGGTAAGATCCACTACCGTATTAATATAGACAAGAGAATGTGTCTTAATCCTGTAGATATATATATTGATGGAGATACATATCAACGTGGTTTTAACGGATCTTATCTTGATATATATCGCGATAAGAAGATAAAAACTATAAGCATAAGAGGACAGGTAGAATATCTAAATCCGAAAAATGAGTACAATATTATTTTAGGCATAAGTGGAGGTATTATAGAAGGAACCCTTACGTATCAATATAATTCGGGTATGCATTGCGAGTTGGCTAATAAGGTGACATACGGGAATAGGATAACTAATTTTGTTCCTGTAACGGTGATAACCGATCCTGGGAAGATTATTAATTTCACTTACAGACCTGAATTAAAGACTCAGGTTTTAGATGAAAGTTATGTAACTTGGGATGGTGATTATGTATTAAACGATAATTGTATAGTAACTGATCTTTGTTCGGGATGTGAATCTTATGCCTATGGGAAAGGTTCTCATGGTAACTATCGAGTAACGGTAAGGATAGTGTAGTACCAAGGGAAGGGGGTAGACCTCATCCCTCCGGGCTTCCCCTGTCCTCCCACCGCCTCCCGTTCTTTTTGGCTTTCTTCTGGTTTTATCCTCAAAATTTCATATCTTTGGAACAAAACTATAATCATGTTTAGAGACATACTTCATAAGCTTAAGATCTTCTTCTGCGACGATGACGTTGAGAAGATATATGTAAGGGACAGTACGGTTATCCGCAACAACGAGATCCATAGGATGTATGACGAGATACTGGACGAGTTAGGTGATTTGGCTACTGTCGTGTCAAGGAACTACGTATATGGTAAGATAAAGGACAGGACGGGATTAAGTATCCGTCATATCAGTAGGATAATAAACCATACTAAAGTTGAGGAGATATGATTAAGGATACGATGGAGCGGAATATAATAAATGAGATATCGGCGTTATTCGTGATGATATTCACGGCCGGGTTGATGTTTGTCATGCCGATGTTAGATATAGAGTGCGATGATATTGCTATCATAATAGGATCAGGAATAATACTATCTTTTATACTAACCATAATACCGATCTTGCTTTCTTATGATATAAGGGATGAGATCATTGAGTTGATTGAGGATATGGATAGCCAGATCGTGGTAGACACTTCGGTATATAAAACGAACCTGCCCTAGGTAATTCCTAGGGCAGATATTAATATCAATTTGACTTCAAATACGATTCTATTCTATCAGCGGCCTCATTAGGCGTATGTCCATCCCATTCCCATGCTGTATCAAGTTCAGGGATATTAAACAACTCCCAATACTGGTTCTCATAATGATTGGATATCTGTCCCGTTGGCAGTTCTGCCATTACGATAAACCACCCTCCGCCGAAGCATTCCTCTCCATCATGATGCTTATGTGATTTACAGACCTTTATATCGCCTTTAGCCAGCTCATTGAAGAAAGCGGCATTGTAAAGCATTCGATATTTATATAGTTCGTTAAATGTATGATACCCGTCGGATATATTACCCATCTCATCTTCATGTAAATATGTTTTCTCGAATATATCAGACCTACAAGGATAAAACTCTCCATTTACCCCTTTTATGATATAATCACCTACATTGGCTGTCATAACACCTTCAAGGGTTTTTATACTGCAATCAATACAAGGAGGTATACCTCTATCCGCATCACCTTCACGAATAACTTCTATTTTAACGCTATCACCAGCGAAATCCTTGATCTCATCATTATTAAAGCCTTTCCATTTTACGGCTTCTATCGCAATTGGTTTCTTTACATATCTATTCATAATTTTACGATTTAATATATTATTATCTTTTGATATACCTTTCTATAAGATCTATGGATAATTTAGCGCCCAGCTCTTCCTCCAACAGGTTAAGGTAGTTCCGGTGCAGGCATCCGCCCCGCTCCACCTCCCTAAAGCCGGCCCCGTCCCGGATCCTGACCAGCCTTTTCCTTGGATCCGTATCGATCAGATCCCGAAGCTCGTTCATGTTCTTAAACCGGCTCTCTATTACCTTAAATACATCGATCTTAGGTTTCTTATCCTTATTTTTGGGTTTTATCTTAATCCTTCCGCTCATGTCAATTTACATGTAATATGATTAACGTTATTATTGTTTCCGCAATAAGCGCACATAGATGTAAAAGGTGAATATACCCTTCCGCATACATGGCATCTCCATCCATACATAACATGATTTAATTGTTTATCGATTTCTTTCAACCCCTCATTGGTTGTGGTAGACGTGTTATTATTCTCCATATCAATTATCATTTACCGGTACTACCAAACCCACCATTACCTCTCTCTGATTCTCCAAGATCCTCTAACGAATCTACTTGATCCCATACGATGCGTTCCCGTCTACGGATAAGCAATTGAGCTACCTTATCCCCTGCCGAATAAGAAGGATCACCATAACGATCTATACGTCTAGTCACTACCATAATCTCCCCTCTGTATCCCTCATCTACGGTACCCGGAGCGTTTTGGATAATGGACTTAGTTTTGGTGATGCTGCTACGAGGGCGGATCTCCATCTCATAATCCTCAGGTAAGGCTACATGTACGCCAGTATGGTATATGATCCTACCACTGTCAAGTTCTATGTTCTTAACGAACAGATCCATGCAAGCGTCATCCTCATGGGCGTATTTAGGCATCTTAGCCCCTTCTTCCAGCCAGATCTTGACCTTACACGTATCTATACCATCAAGTAACTCAACCGCCTCTTTATAGCTCATAGGTTGCTCTGATGCCAATGAAATGGCTCTTGCCAATACATTTTTAATCTTACTCATCGTATCTTGTTTTTAAATTCTTTCCCCTTCGGGCATTGTAATTTACATTCCTCTCCACAAGCGGAACAGTTGGGTCTCATTCCGGGAACCCCTCTTCCCCCGTATGGCCAGTAGGCGTAATCGCAGACGCTCCAGAACGCCTCCATCGCCTTGATCTTAGCATCAACAGTTATCTTCTCCTTAACCTTTTTCATGCTTTTCCTAAACTCGTCTTTCATATCCTTCCCCTCTATCTGTCTAGCCTTACGTCTCTCATTCCACCAATTATAGTAGAATTTGTCAGCCATCTTATAGGCTTCCGGATCAAACTTATCACGATGCAGGATAGGTGCGTCCTTGATCTTTCTCAAATTCCTGCCACAAACATAAGCAAGCCCGGCGTAAGGAGGTATGTCCTTAGGATCAACCAACCCATCCGGAACGCAGTAGTAGAAGTAATTGGGGCGGCCGTACCTGACCCAGTCACCGGTCTCGTACAGGGCTTGCTTCCGAGCCTCGAACCTGCCTTGCATTACTTGGTGCTTACCCTCTTTCTCGAAATCCTTGTTATAGTCAGCCAACGAGATCTTCACCTCAACCTCATAAGCGTACATGGATCTGGTTATAGCCAGATAATCAGACTCCCAGTTATAGACATACAAGTTGTTTATAATCCATCTAGGAGATACCAAGAACTGTCTGTTAAGGATATCCAATATCCCTCTTTCAGTGTATTCCGTGCCTTTATTTGATTGCCGTGTTCCCATCTCCTTTCAGAGGATTATTCCTTAACCCAACCGCCATTATAGCGTTCGATACCAATCTCCGTAATCCACCCATATCCTTATCATGGAACGAGAAAGTAGTTAAATTATGTGATTCAGTAATCTTATCATAAGACTTTATCATCAACACAGCCATATACTCACCCATCATCTTTCCGTTCATGATATCAAGATCGATTATGCCGTGATCTATTAGATCAACCACATCCCATCCTGATGGTAGATACGTTTTTATCTGATTAATGTCCATAGCAAATAGTATTTATAAAAAGGAGGGTCGTGCTACCCTCCTATAGATACACACGAAAAATAGAACTGAAAGCGATCCTAAGCACGTAGGATTTTATTAATTCCCGTAGGCTGTCTACCGGTTATCGTTAATTACCGACCTACGGGAATATGTTTAAGAAAACACCATGTACCCCAATCCGGAATCGAACCGAAATTTCATCGTTAGGACCGACGTGTTCTATCCATTGAACTATTAGGGCATATGTCCTTATTCTCACGAACCAGGACATCAAACGTCTAAACTTTAAAAAAAACCTAATGACAAAACTCTATGCTAGTTTTTCCCCAAAAAATAGCGTGGACCCGGCCGGGCTTGAACCGACAACCTTCTGGTTATGAGCCAGTTGCTCTTACCAATTGAGCTACGGGTCCTAAATACACCACATCGTCTTTCACAAGAGGATGTGGAAAGGAATTTCTCGAAGTTTATATAGTAATATCATGAAACTATTGTCCAACATTCTAGCATATAGCACCAATCCTCAAACGGGAACGTCTCTATACCAGACCTACCCCATCCCGTCCCCCAACTGTTCTGTAGGACGAAGCCGGCCTTGTCCCAGCCGGTGAGGATAACGGCATGACCTCCCAAGTTCTGTCCTTGGCCTTGCCAGAATCGATTACCATAATTATAGCAATACAGACCTATAACCAGAGGCCCATTCAGCATCAAAGCCACCTTAGCTGATACCGGATCTATGATCCTAGCGTAACTGTTTATTTTCTCCCCATCTACGCCTACGTTCTTGATAGACTTGATAGCGTCACGAAGAACCATCCCGTCTTGATCCTTATCCTCTCTCAGATCATATATATCGTAGGGAGAGATCTTAGCCGGTCTTTTAATAGCCCTTATACTCTTTCTCCAGTTAAGTATCTCAGCTAAGCTTACCGCAGCGCAAATAGGAGAAGATCCTTGATCCACTACGCTATCAACGTTATTGACCTTATACTCATCAGGGACAGCCTCATGCTGCATATTCATAATAGCGTCCCTATCATCTGCTGGCGATGGTATGTAACCTAGTCCGTATTCCATTACTTATCTTTTTTATGGTAATCAATTATCTTGATATTAAACGTATCGGATCTTTGCCTTACCTGTATAGACCCTCTAGCCTTTCCCTTGGCGTCGTACAGGGCGGTAAAGCCAAAGTTATCAACCCGACCGTCGTCCAGCGTAAACCGCCACTCCTTCCATTGGCCCATCACGGTCCCGGAAGACACTATGGAATCCACTACATAAGATATGTCAGTAGTATCATATTCCGTATAATAGGTTCTTGACGTACTGCATCCGACAACCGCTAAGGTAAATAACGTTAACAAGAAAAACAAGATCTTATTCACTTTTCTTAGATTTTTTACGTTTCTTAGATTTCTTCTTATCCTCCGCCTTATTCTCGACATTTACGTCAATACCGGCATCAGCGACCTCAGGGGCGTTATTTTCAGGTATATCAATATGACCTGAGTTAGGATCCATCTTATCCTCATCAACAACAACCTCATTAGGAACATCGATGTCTAAAATCTCTGCCTCCAGATACTTGATACGATCTGACATGATTTTATTCTGGTCCTCAAGTTCCTTATATCTTCTTCTAGCCTCATCGAGTAATTTAGATGATAGTTTATGTTTCTTCTCGATATCCATATAAGCCCGTTTAAGAGTTTCTTTCTCTTTTACCGACTCATTATATATCTCTCTTGATTTACTAAGCTCATTACCCATCTTAATTATAATAGAATCCTTTTGTTCTATATCCATATTAAGGGAATCGGAAAGAGTTTCAAGATACCCTACTTTCTCTTCTAATTCCGTTATCTTCTTGCGGGAATCCTCATAATCTCTTTTTAATCTACTTGAATAGCTAATAGCCTCATCAAGATCCTGATTTAGAGTATTTATATAACTACTCTTTACTATCTTCAATCCGAACATTTTTATCACTGTTATAAGTTTTACGAATATCGGCATTTATCTTACCGACTATAATTAACTCAGCTATATGTTTATCTTTCTCGACTATAGCCATATCCTTACGGACATTAGTGACCCTGATCATGATATTCCCGTTATTAGACGAGACGAACGGTGATCCCACCAAAGTAAGTCCCGTATCGCCGGTAAACGACGGCAGCATCATCAACACCCCTATGGTATTATCCGGGAACGATGCCCACACCCCTGTGTCTATATCAAGGACATCACCCTGCCCTAATGGGAAGGCATTACCCTGCTTGATAGGAATATCCTTACCCAACGAGTTCCATGCTTTCGAGAATCTTACGGAGTTAAGGAAGATCTTTCCCTCTTTCTCCACCATCCCTACCATAGGTTCGCAATTCAATCTAACCTCGTTTTGTTTATCATCTGGCTTCTCCTCAAGCTCATCAAGGTCTCTGGCTGATGTAAACGACTTGCTTTCCAGAAGCTTTTTAATATCCTCAATACTGGCCATTATAATTTGATTATTAAATAAACGATCTTCAGTCCTAACTTAAAATCAGATGTCTTCTCGAACATCTCCCTAAGAGGTAAGATAGTAGCGTCAAGATCTGACGCTACCCATTCTCCGTCCTTATAATACATATTCTTTTCCTCGGAATACGCTACACAAGGTCGATGCCCTAAGTTCTTCATAACCGTATCTACCTTATTTTGGGTAGGCATCGAGACACGGTTCACTTTAGTAGATATATTAAAATTGCTTTCCATTAAATTACTCATTTTCAATTAGTTAATTAGAAAGGTAGGTCACTGTCGTCTCCAAAAGGAGGATATTGTGGCGGCTGCTGACCTCCAAAAGAAGGCGCTTGGGCTGTCTGAGGAGGAGCCTGCTGGTATGATGGAGGAGGCGTCTGCTGCGGAGCCTGCGTAGCGTATGACGGTGGGGGCGTTTGCGTTATAGCCTCACCAGCGTTGTTTTGGCTTGCCGACTGAGTAGGTTTCACACCATCTGTCTTAATACTTTGGATATATTTATTAAGTACCTGATAAGCGAAAGCGTCTTGGGTCGTATAATCAAACTTCTTATTCCCCATTATATCAGTACTCTCAACCCTGTCAGGCCATCCATTCTGCCCGTTCTTATAATATTGCTGGATAAGCTCGTCCTTACCGTCAGGGGTCTCCCTTGCGTATGAGATAAAAAAATTACCGGGAGCATATTGATCCCCTTTCTTAGCATGAGCAGGATTGATCACTACCTTACGTTTCAGGTCGATATTAGGCAAGTACCTTACCAGTGACTTCACGTAATTATTAATACCTCCTTTTTGAGTCACCAAAGGAACGTTTATAAAGTAATTACCATCCTCATCACTTATCTTTATGGATAAGTATTTGGCGTTTATTCCATTGAACTCCACTTCTCTTACGCTAATATCAGACAAATAACCTTCGATACCGTTCCAGAACACCCTCCAATAAGAAACGGCTCCGGTCTTCTCGTTTATATGCTCCTCGAAACCTTCCTTTGGTTCTCTTGATGACTGATATAATAATCCGCTACCACTTACTTTAAAGTAATGGTTATTACCACCTGATGAATTTTCTCTAACTCCCATTTTATATATTTTTAAACATTAAACAATAACTGATGATGACAAGAAATACTCGTTCTTATTATCCTCCCCATAAATCTTATTGAAATGAGATTTATGATCATGCTCGATAACTATCCTATTCCACGATATGCTTTTTATGATACCCAGATATCTTCCACATAACACGTTGCATACAATATCTTCACCATAATGAGACAAAGGGGTAAGTCTTTCCTTACATGATTTACCTGAAGACGGGCTCTCTGACATAATACCGCATCCTTTATCGGTAAATATCAACTTACAATGATCAAACTCATTTACCTTAAGATTGTTTTGGAGGGCTTGGACGAGTAGATCCTTATCAAAGACATAGGTACTTGTTTTGACAAAATGCTCGTCCACGAACCTCCAATTTGGATAATTACCCTCAAAATGGGTCTCATACATATCCATATCAGGCGTAGAGAAATAAGTCTTAGTATCGTCCACTTTTATAGACAACATATCCGATGACTTATCGATATGCTTATCAAGCAATATCGCAGATTCGTTCGATACCGGGATAAACATCTTCTCTACCTTATCCTGATTAGGGACAAAATACCTGTAAATAGTATTTCTATCCGTACTTACTATATTAATATTAATATCATCAATATCAATGACCACATTCTCGATGCATGGATAAAAGTCATCTACCTCCGTATAATCGCTGGCTTTGTTAAGAACCGAAACATAATCTCTCATCTTAACCTTAATTCCTCCATCAAGTATCTTATGTACCTGCGGGAATGTATTGATATCAAAAGCCGGACAACTATACTCACCAGAAGCATAGCGGATCGTTATCTGATCTTTTTTATCCGAAAGCAGTATCGTAATCTTGCAATTCTTCTGTTTTTTCATGAACTTAATAAAAGAGCTTGCCTCTACCAAGAAAGAGAAGTTAGAGTCAGCCTCGACCTTCAATCGCTCTATAACACATACCTTGGCATTTACGGAAGTGATATAAGCCAGATTATTGACAACATCTATCTTAAGATCCTTATAAAGGGAGTTGGAACCGGCGTTCTTAACCACCGTCTCCAATTTGCCCAACTTCTCATTTAATGACTTCGACAAGCATCTTATAAGCATAACGAACAACTTTTTATTACATCGCAAATATAATCATAATTATATTAATACAAATACAATAAATACTTAATAGTATTAAAATAGTTTAAACTTACGTCTAATATACTCGGCTATAAGCGTGGCGTCACACATTCCGTCTTGTATCTTAGTAGGTTGTACTCCTTTTCCTGACCATGGTTTCACGAAAGAAACCAAAGGGAAAAGGCGCATGGCACATCGGATGGAGGTAGCCTTCGTGTCTAACTTCGCCGCCGTATACACCCGATCGGCTGTCGTATGAAGCTCCTTCTGCCAGGTCTTTGGTTGCACCTCCTCGAACATGAACCTAACATCCGGGTGAGATCCGTATCGCTCCATCATCTCCACCATCATAGCGAATAGGGCGTTCGGTTCCCGGCGTCTCCCACCAAAGGTGAAGTTGCTGGCGGCCGAGCTGTTGTGGATGCTGTGGACGTCCTCGACGGCGATCGCCAGCGTCCCGCCTCCATCTTCTTGGATCTTGTCAGCGGCATCGAGGAAGAAACTTGATATAGCCCTAAGATCTATATCTCCCTTAGCCGATATCCTTGGTGTCATAATTACCTTAACCTCCCCGTTCTCCGGGATCATAGACAATCCTCCGGTATCTATACCCGGATCTATTCCTATAACTGCATTCATATCAGGAACAATATTGAATTATTAATTTATCCTCAGTAATATCTTTAACCATATCACGCACATCATCCACAGATATACTGTTATATACGTCATATGAATCCATTATCCCATTAAATCTTGACATTACAAAAGATATGTAGCTCTCGTAGTAATCATCAATATTCATCATATTTAACTTATCAGATAACTTAGCCATCCTTAAGACAAGCTCTATATTGTCATTATTCGCTATATGATGAAAATTATTGACATAATCAATCGCACAATCTTTTGTGATGTTACATTTATCTGGACTTACATCAATTATTAAGCTAGCAATTATTCTATTCGAGTAATTCATGTATCTCTTGTTTACAGAATAGCATAATCCGTTATTTCTAAGATAATGAAACATAGAGAAATTATAATTGCCACACATCATAGATAACACGATAAACAATACACATAATTTCTTAAAATCACAATTATCCAATATAAACGACACATATAACTGTCTTGGGTTCTTCTTGTATTTATAAATACCATATTTAGGATCAGATACAGCAAATTCCTTAAGCTTATTACGATAAAATGAGTTGATATCAATAGTATTTGACAATTCTGTCATATCTAATACATGTTTATCCACGAAATCATCGCATCCATATAAATGAAATACTATCTCTGATTTATTTAATATCGCATCTCGACATAATGTAAGGTCATCTTCCTTTATTTTACCGACAGATCTTTTAGTACCTAATATATTTACAAAACAACGCTTATCTATTCCAGATAATTCTATAAGTCTATTATCATTAATCCATGATTCATCATTATCAATCTCGGTTAGTATAACATTCCTCTAGCTTTCTATAAAATCGCTGCTCATGTCTGGATTTACTATAGAATTATGAGCGAACTTAATACATTCATCAATATTGGCATCAGGTAATGCAAGTCCCTTGAATACAATTGATCTTTGATCGGTATACCCATTAAAATCAAAGAATAGCTTATCGCCAATGTTATCTTCACGTTTTATCGCTATATGCTCATAAAAATGAGGCAATCCTTTCCTTGACATTAATATAGATACAATATCAGGTATCTCAGCGCATACTGATCCAATAGGAATATTCATCCCGCTATCGTAATAAAAGCATCTACATCCTAGATCTTTTATCAGTCCTGTGTATATTCTCATATCTTGAGCGTATATAATGAATGAAAATCCTCCGGTCTGAACACCTGTATTGAGTCATCCGGATACATACCTATATAATAACCGTAAAAAGCCCGTAGAATGCCATTTTCTAGGCTTATATCCAAAGCCTTTACCTTGTTACCATCAACCATCACATCAAGTTCCTTGGGTCTTTGGGATATCTTGTCGAACCATTCAGGTACAGGATCAATACCGTACCTGAATGCGTTTACTGTTGATTTTATAGAGATATACGTACCCATGATCAGATAAGATTACAATCATCACGTTTAACAACCTTAAAATCTCCCTCTCTAAATAATAAAACTACGTCAGTTCTATTATACTTACACTTCTTGATATCCACCAAATGGTAAGAAGCCTCCCCTACGGCGGGGCGAACCGGTCTCAATACGGCTACGGCTATATCACCGCCAAGCTCAACCCCACCGGTTACACCTTGTAAGCACATGAATATATATCCCTCAAACTCATGTTTCTTGCCGATAAACTCGCTCATAGGAATACCTACGAATAGATAGGTCTTTACATCCTCTTTTTTTACCTCTATAGCGTTCTCAACACTAGAAGGTATTACGTCTACAAATTTTGCTCCGATAGCCATAACCTCAAATATTTAGTTTAGTTCTTAATTCTTGACACAATTCTTGATTGTCTCTCATAATACTTAACGTATTATCCACTCCATTGCCTACTCGGACCTCTCCGTACCAGTACCATGATCCTTTACGGGTAAAGATACCGGTTTCCTCACATAACTTCAAAAGTTCAAGCTCCTTGTCAAATCCTACGCCATAATACAAAGCCGTCTCTGCTATCTGGAAAGGTATAGCTGTCTTGTTCTTCAATACCTTTATCCTAACCTCATGGCCGATAGAAGACCCGTCTTCTCCTACAATGACCTTCTTCCTTGACATCTCCATACGGATAGAGGCGTAGAATTTAAGGGCATTACCGCCGGTTGTTACCTTAGGATCACCGTATATTACACCAATCTTCTCACGATACTGGTTGATGAATACCAGAACACAGTCACTTTTGTTTACGATCCCGGTAAGAACTCTCATGGCTTTTGACATCAACCGGGCTTGTAGTCCCATGTTGCTATCTTCCATATCACCCTCGATCTCCTTCTTCGGGACTAGATTCGCCACGGAATCCACGACAATGAAGCCTACCTTGCCGGACTCCACCAGCTTGGCCGTGATATCGATAGCCAACTCCCCGTAGCTTGGCTGGGAAATAAGGAACCGGTTAACGTCCAATCCCATCTTCTTAGCGTATTCGATATCAAAAGCGTTCTCCACGTCTATTATAGCTACCAGCTTATCTGGATGTTTTTTCTGGAACTCGATCATACTTAACGTACACATCATAGTCTTGCCACAAGATTCCATCCCGACCAGCTCATGAATCCGGCCTACCGCCCATCCGCCGCCGAGGGCCTTATCCACCACCAGCGATCCAGTGCTTTCCCTTGGTATGGATATTATAGGCTTATCATCGCCGAAGTTTATTATCGAGCCTTCTCCAAGCTCTTTATTTAAAGATGATACTAATTCATCTACGTCTGAAAAAAGTTCTTTCTTAGCCATTATAATCCAAATTCATCGAAATTAAACACGTCTTTCTTCATATCGAACATCTCAATTCCCAGATCCCTTACGCTCTCCGGTTTGAAAGTACCTCCGTTCTCCTCGCACCTCTCCATAAAGGATGCTATCTTGTCGCTCAATGCTATCATGTCATCATTCGGCACGGATTTAAGATAAATACCTCCTATTGACTTGCATCTCGACAATGCGGTGTACACCTGACCGATCTCGAAAGCACTCGTCATATTCACATACACGCTATCCAGAGTCATACCCTGACTATTACTGCATATTATTCCACCTGAAACGAAATGATGGTCTATATCGACCTCTATATCGTATGTATCCTTCACTCCTGTAGATTCCACGCTTTTAACTACATCGAAGAAGTAATCATTCTTTTCTATCTTATCGAAATAATCATTCAAGCTATCAGCCATCCTTAATGTATTATAGTCAAGATATGTCATCATGTACATCTTTCTCCTAACGTGGGAACCATATATACATTCTTTCTTGAATAGATCGATATTTGGGACCCTGTCGAATTTTACGTTCCTGCCTTTTGCAAATTCATCGCAAGAGTTCCTTAGGTATCCTATATTGAAATTTATGTATTTCGCAAATCTTCTTACGCTGCTCTTTTTTATGAATAGGCAATAATTACCCCTAGCGCCAGGATACCATTTCTTAACGTCTTGGAAATGGATGCTTGATATAATTCCAAACTCAAGCAAAAGAAGTTGTACGGATTTTATGATATGGATATTGCTTTGGCTCAATCTTATCGTTCTATTACCAATAGAGCAACATCCATCAGAATCGAACAAGCCTCTTATTAGATCCGATTTTTCCTGAAAACCAGATTTATATATATACTCTGGAATCCTCTTATCTTCTTTAGTCTCGTACCCAAGACCCATAGATAGAAGTTTTTTCCTGAACTCCTTATTCTCTATTACGAAATTATATTCAAACCCAGATGTCGAACTTATAGACTTCTTGTTATATACATTGTAAGGTATTCTCAAATAATCCAAACATTTAGACAATGTGTCATATGCATCCATATTCTTATTAGTAGACCCAACTGATATATCTATCCTTGATTTTGATTTTTGCCTGATACCGTATGATCCATCACCTATTATATAACCAATAAGCCAATCAATGGACAGGTTGTGATTATCAATATCCGGCACGCTTACTTTTCTTGCTACGGGTATGAACTCACCTATATTAAACTCACCAGCCCTTTTAAATGCAAGGTCGCTATCCAAGATTTTATGGTCAGGCGTGCAACATATCTCATACCCAAAATTAGTCGTTATCCTGATGGTATCCTTCTTCCCTGAATACACCTTGTCCAATACCTTCCTGTATTCCCCGTTTCCTATATTGACCATATCGCCAACAGAGATATCCCTCATCGGCTTTATCCCATTGTCGGTGAATATAGGTGAATCTTCATCTATACACTTATGGCTAGTGATCGAGTACCCTAGCCTTATAGGATATTGTATGATATACCCACACGACATCTTCTCCAAGGAACCGTCCACTGTCCTGTACTTGAACTTATCCCATCTTTCCTTTCGTACGTCTACCTCACTTCCGTCATCCAACTTAACCGATATGACCTCTTCCTTCTCATCTATACTCGTTATGATTCCGGTAGAACCGTTCACGTAACCACACCCGTTCCGTGTTATCAAGACCTTTGCTCCCACCTTGATAACCAGCTTATCCTCACACGGTGCGTTCGGTCTGTCTCCAACCACCTCGGCCTCGAACTCGTAGCTCTCGCCAGACAGCTTCGACAGGTTCTCGTTATTAATCACGGAAGCCTCCTTGTTCGTCGAGCACACGATAACAACATCATCCATGTTCTCCGGGACCATGACCCTTGATTCCATTATCCTCTTCGACTCTTCTGTTATCACTCCGTTACGTATATCCTCTAGAACGGTCAATATCTCGTTATCGTTCTGCCTAAACACCCTATTGAATTTGATCACGGAGAACCCAGACGCTCTGAGCGCCTTCGACGAGAAGAAGAAATGGCTGTCGTAATACCTATCAATGATGTCATCCTCCGTGACAACTGGGGGTAGCTGGGATAGGTCTCCGAACATTATGATCCTAACTCCTCCGAACGGGTTCTTGCTTCGCTTCGACTGCCGCAGTATGTCCGCCATCTCGTCGAGGAGGTCAGGGCGTACCATGCTCACTTCATCTATTATTATCGTGTCCAGTCTCTTTACTTTCGACTTCACGAACCCTCCGACCTCGATCTTGTTCGACAGCATCCCATGCTCGAACCCGGGTACGTACGGATCGTTCTTTATAGAGAAGAACGAATGGATGGTCTGTCCTCCAGCATTCAACGCCGCTACTCCAGTTGGGGCTACGATAACGCACTTACCCAAGAACTTTACGATACGTCTCATGAACGTACTTTTACCACTACCGGCTCTACCGGTAATAAACAGATTCTCCCTAGTGGTGAAAATCTTCTTCAAGGCACGACCCTGCTCTACGTTTTTATCCACCGTCATAATATGACGAAGGAGGTCGTTTTCATTTCTAAAATCCTCTTGTACCATATCTTTTTAAGTTTATGGTACAAAGATACGAATAGTTATAATTAACTAATAAAAATAAATGTGAATAATATGTAAATATTAAATTTTATATCTGATACTCAAATCATCCAGCTTTACTCATCTCGACCCCTTTTACTCTTAAGAAAACGTCTCTTATATAATCTTCTGCGATGATTATATGCATTATCGTTCCTCTGTATGATAGTCTTAGGTGTCCGATAGTTACGCTTTTCCTGTCTTTGGTATTGACTATTCCATTGTTTTTCTTTACTTCATCATATAAATCAGATATAGTCTTACAACACATGCTAAGAACGTCTTTTATCATCCGGTATACCGTTCTTTGGGATATTAGCATCATACCTTCTTTTGATAGCTTTATATTCAATCTATTCATAAGATATGACACATTGAATTTGACAGTTCTTTTTTTAGTTACCTTATATATCTTATTTATATTTCTGTTTCTAGCTGAGAATATTATTTTTGATAACATCTTAACTCTATTTAATTTACGACTTTTGTTAGCCATCCTTCTTCTGGTATTAGAATCAAGACTTTTATCAAGACAGGTATATACAGATTCTCCTTTCTTTACAAACATATCCTTTATTCTTGGGGTCTTACTAGCCTTATGCTTGTATTTTATGATATCCGATAAAGATATCATAATCTCTCCTTCAGCCCAAGCCTTTAAGCTTATAAGCTGGTAGTTCATATCCTCATGAGAATCCCTTAACACATAGCGGTAGCAGAAATAAGCGCATCCATCTGATAGGATATCAATAAAATCTTTGGTATTGATCTCTATCTGATCTCTATTCCCGCCATGCATCCTATTTCTTAGAAACACATGTTTGAATACGTTTATGATAATAAGATATATCATTGCCATCTTACATTCATCACTGATCTGAATACCTGATCCATGATACTCCTCATGTTTCAATGAATATTTTATAGCTGTCACTTTTTTGCCTTCCTTATTGGTAACAGGCTTGAAATCGACTGGGCATATAAGTGATCCAGCTGGAAGTTTTACGCATCCTAGCTCATCTTTTTTGGCATGAATATTACGTGGAGTATATCTTTCGGTAAGAATCTTATCGAAATTTGATTTCATTTTATGTAAAAGTACTATCTTTGTTCCCATAGGATATTTTATTTGCTGCGAATATACAAGTTTCATCAATACGAAACAAGTTATTCGGATGGATGGGTAGCCTGGGAAGGTCGCCCATTTGTTGTTTATACGAAATTGTCGTAATAAAATTGGGGGGGTAAACTCCTGTGTTTGTGGAAGATCATTTTTGACACCACACTTGTTACGCGCGCGTTAATAGGTATATTTATTAAATATAATTAACTCTATAAACATATACTACTTACTAATATCTCTATCCGTACACAGAACCTCTCCTGGCGTCGAGTTCCTGTGTACTCCACTTAAAGTCTCTATTTAATAAAACATTGCTTTTTACCGCCAAGGTATGGTGCCGTCAGGCAGGATACCGCAGGCTAAACCTGGTAGAAGCCGTATCCTATACCGGAAGCCGGGACCCCGGCAGGGGGATCGGGTGGAGCAGAAGCCAAAGAAGAAAAAGCGAGGTCTTGTGCGGTCGCTCACGCTCCGGCCGTCCGTATCTTCTACGGCAGGCTCCATCGCCCCAAGGCTTCCCATTTCCCTTGGCTTTATATCCCATAGCTTGGGGAGGAAGGAATCCAAAGGGAAAAAAGTAAGGTCGTATGCGGTCGCTCACGCTCCGGCAGGCTAACATAACTCTACCGCCGTACATGTCAATAGCGAATCTCTGGCGGCATTGTCCGGTATGACGGCGGTAGCCTTACCTTAGCTGTCCCTGCACGTCCCCCACCAACCTTTCCCCTTTGGATGCCTTGGGCTATGTCATGGGACGATAAGAAGCCAAAAAGAAAAAAGGAATGGTCGCATCCCGTGAGGCAGGATAAGGCTGTCCCCCGCCGTCCACGCGCGTAGCGTACGTGAACTTCACTGTTCTCGCTATTGCAGCCAGCCGTAGATATATATGGCTTCGTTCGTCCTACCCCACCAGCTTTTTCCCTTTGGATTATCGTAAATACATGCTAGTCAGCATATATTATGTTGATTATGGCAAAATTTCTTGACAACGATATTTTTTTTAAGTAGTTTTGCTGAAAACTAATTTCATATGCCTGAGCAGAGAAAAGCTTTCGTATTCGCATTACCTTACGACACTAGACTGGATATGATCCAGCAGTTCTTAAGGATATACAACGGCTATCTGGATTCCAAGGGTAGAAGCTTGATCACCGAAAGAACGATAAACTTACTTTCTTTCTACATCAACTACGGATACTCGGATGATACCAGGGCTAAGTACATGGATTGTCATGGACAGAAGGAGTCTTACATCGCTGTCCTTAACAATGAGTTGAAGCGTGGTGGTTTTCTGGTGGACAAGAAGAACGGGAATTTCCGTACCCGTGAGTTGTCTATTGAGATGAGAAGCCTACGTAATTATTTCGTGCTTGACGGGGAGGGTGATGATACCCGTGTAATGGGATTCGTATTCAAGAGAAACAAATTGGATATTGATGGGTAGGAATCTTATTTCATTCGATAGGGATATCGTTGATGAGGTGGTAAGAAGATCTGATGGGAAGTTCACCAAACAACAGGTAGAGTGGTGCATGAAAGCATCCGTATCTTACATCCATCATCTAGCTAAGTATACTGACAATATATCTATCAGAATACCGTTTATCGGATACGTTATATGCAATCTTCGTGAGATGCGTGTAAGGCGTGATAAGATACGCCGGATATTTGTCAAGGAAGGTAATCGTTATCCGGATGAAAGGATGCCTATTGAGCTTGATTGTCTGGATAAGAAGATTAATGCGATAGAGGATATGGAGGGGTTGAAGAACGGAGATCCTCTTATACGTGATAACCATGAGGCCATGTATCAATGTCGGTATGGAATGACATGGGAACAATTACAGGATTTTCAACAAAAACAATTTAAGAAATAATATGCAAACAATTGGTAAAGCCCAAGTAATAGCCCAAGCTTGGGAAGACAGTTTATTGGGTAGGATTCCTAAGGATAAGAAAGATTATCCCGAATGGTATAAGAATCGTCTTGAATTATGCAAGAAATGTCCTAAGAACTCTTCTAATATAGCTTTCTTTAAGTTACCAGCTAAGGTATTGCTGCAAAGATTGATGGGAAGACAGGCATGTTCGTTGTGTGGTTGTTTTATCAAGGAGAAGGCTTGGATGAAGACCGAGGTATGCCCGTTGAAGTTCGTGGAAGGAGAGAAAGCTAAATGGAATGCTATGGAGGTGATAACAGCCGATCATAACGATTTTAATATCGAGTGCCCTAACGATTCCTTTGATATAGGACTGACGGATGATGAGAGCGAGTTTTATCTAAATATTTTTGATCAGAAAATAGGTGATAAGATAGAAATCGTGTTATTTATTACCCATAAAGATGGTTTCCATGTCAAGGAGCATCATCTTGGATGTGGATGTATGGGAGACGTGTCATATAACAAACATCCTGACAATGAGAATAGAACTATATTTAGGATGACGTTGGATACCTCAAAATATACGGAAGGTCATTTTGAGAAACATCTATCTCTTATGGGTTATACGAAGGATGATCCTGAACGTAATTTCAAACATTTCCCGCTACGTATTATAGGGGAAGCTTATAAGTAAATACTATGCGAAGTCCCGTAAGAAGTAAGATAGATGATCGTATCCATGCCCTTATTGTCATGGAAGTCGGATGCCGTGAGTTGCCTGAATATTCGTTGGGTGATATACTTTACTCCGCTTTAAGGAGGATAGCTAGGGCTAATGGTGGTAATGTCCGCTTCTTGCGGGATGTTAGTACCAGGGATTTATTGAGGTCTATAGACCAAAGCATCAGTGATGAGATTGAATTAAATAATAATGATTATAACGTGTGATTATAATGGAAGAGGATAAGGATATCAAAAAAGAGATCAGGGATTATCTTAAAGAAGAGGCGGATACTCATATAAGGCATTGGATAGCCATAAAGCGTGAGAGCAAGCGTCTGTATAGCGATATTGAGGATAGAACCAAGAAGATAGCCCTTAAATCATCTTCGTTGATAAAAGAGGAGGATTTTGTCGTTCTTCATGAGATGACCCATAAGATACAGATGTTGAATATAGAGGCTGTAAAAGTCAATTCTAGGTTGATGTTCATGATCCAGTTGGCTACCAGCTTCGGTATGGATCTGGATTTAGATACGACATATGCGTCCACCGCCAAGGGTATTATAGAAGACAGAACGTCTGGATTCGTGTTTTATGATGACAAGGAACGTCTTAGATATGCTGACAAGGAGCTTGAGGATATGTTCCATGACATGAGCGTGACGGAAGTAAGTAAGATCGGGGTTGTTCAATCTTATGAGCTTCTTATGAAACAGTATAATGAGTTTAAAGATATGAAAGCTAATGCCACAGGGAAGACGAAAGCCGACGAGTAAGGACGCTGATCGGGTTAACGACAATCTTGAGGTCATAGCTAAGGCTATAAATGACGCTAAGACTTATATTGATAAGCATCCTTGGGACAAGGAGAAGCCGGAGGATATGGCAAGGGCATTTGACTTCATATCAAAATTAATCGATAAGATAAATACATGGAATGATTCTTATATGGAGAAAAGTGGGATCATGGATGTATATAGGTCTGTAAGCAATGTCCAGAAAAAGGAACGTAAGGGTCAGGTTTCTGGTGGAATTGAGTCTGTTTTAAAGGATATTATGAAATGAGTTTAAGCACGAGTCCAGAATTTTATGTAAACATGAAAAATCCTCCTGTATGGAACGATCTGTTCGGTTGGGAGGATCAGGATGACGATGTTAAGCAGTTCTTTAAAGAAGAGGCTTATAAGGTCAAGTACGGGGTGACTATCAATGGTACGTTCATCCCCCCATGGCTTTATTGGCATGTTAATTTCTTTCCCGTATTTCAGGATCTTCCAAACGGGGAACGTGTGCCAGCGATCAGTCGTTTGCGTGATAACGAATGGTTTTTCGCCGAGATGTACCAACGTGCCCGTCAGGAGAAGAAAGGGTTGGGGATGTTTGGTACTCGTCGTTTTGGCAAGGCTCTTCTGGACTCGGAGCTGATATATACTCCTCATGGATCTAAGAAAATAGGATTCGCCGATATAGGAGATATCATATACGGTGATGACGGGAAGCTTACTACCATAGTGGGCGTATATCCTCAGGGATTCGTTGATACGTACAAAGTGACCTTTGAGGACGGTCGCAGCGTGGTGTGTTGCGGGCAGCACCAGTGGAAAGTCAAGTATCATGGTGATTATAAGGTTATGAGCACTATGGGTATCATCCATTCTGACTTCTCCAAAATGACTATAGATATTGGGGAGGCGGTAGATTTCCCTGAGCGGCGGTGGCTGATATCGCCCCAGCTCATGGGGTCTCTGGCCGCCTCCTTCCTTTGTGGCGCTACCGACAGGATCTTTGAGCTAAGCAAGAAGGAGATGGATGATGTCATTTATTCATCCAAAAAACAGAAAGAGTTGTTCATAGGATCGTTTATGAAGATCGCTTGCGGTATAAATACCGGCGACGATCGTTTTAAGGTCGTTTATAAAAGCGAGTATATTATATCCTTTGTAAGGAAAATATTTTGGTCTATGGGGTATTATTGTGTCATGGATGGTGACGATATGTATATATCTAAGACTCACGATAGGCTTAGGATATCTGATATAGATTATTACGGTAGATATAAGGCTACTTGTATTGAGGTCGATAATAAATCGCATCAGTTTCTTACTACCAATTTTGTCGTCTCCCATAATACGACCATCATGTCATCACTTCTCCAGATGAACGCTACTATGACGATCGGCCTTAGTCATTCTGTAGTAGGATTCAGCGACAGTGATTTATCCAATATCGGCGAGTATTGTGAGTATGGTCTTGATCATGTGCATCCTTTTTTCAGGATCAACAGAACCAAGACCGACTGGAGTTCGGGAGTTACATTAGGCAAGAGGATGTCCAATGGTGTACGTGATATCCATGCCATTATCTCTATAGCCAACATCAATATGGGTAGGAAGACCTCCACGCAGAAGACGGCTGGTTTGACACCGGCTACGGCTATTTTCGACGAGGTAGGCAAAGGTCCGATAAAGAAGCCTTACACGGCCGCCATGCCATCCTACGACACGCCTTATGGCTGGCGTCTTAGTCCTATCTTGGCCGGTACCGGTGGTGAGGTGGAGTTGTCTAAGGACGCTCAAGAGATGTTCTCCGATCCCGAGACATATAATCTTCTGGTCATGGACTGGGATATCCTAAACCGTAGAGCCATGAAAGGAAAAACATGGAAAGAACGGAAATGGGCGATGTTTGTTCCGGGACAAATGGCAAACTCTGGTGTCAAGGTAACTATAGGTTTGGGTGATTATTTAGGAAAACCTGATGATAAGAAGCTTAATAAGATCAAGATTGACGCCACAGACTTCGAGGCTAGCACCAATAAACTTAATGAGGAACGGAAGAAGCTTTCTACAAAGGACAGGGTAGCCTATACCTCTCATACTATGTTCTATCCTTTTACGATTGATGACTGTTTTTTAAGTTCTTCTCAAAACCTGTTCCCGGTTGAGTACGCTATTAAACATAAGAACGATCTTCTTGAGTCGGGTCAATATAGTGGCATGCTGTGTGATGTTTTTCTTGAATCGGGCAATAAGCTTGGTACTACTAAATCTAATAAACAACTGGCTGGTTTTCCATTCAGTGGAGGTGTTATTGACGCTCCTGTCCAGATATTTGAGATGCCTCAATCCAATAGGTTTGATGATTTTATTTATGTGGCAGGATGTATGCCTCCTGGGGAAGTTGTTCTTACGGATAGCGGATGGAAGAAGGTAGAAGACGTAAGGATGGGAGATAGGCTAGTTTGTATGGATGGAGGCTATCATGATATAGAGTGTATCATGATTCTTGATAAGGAGGATTATGATGTATATACATTCAAGCTTAGTAATACGTTCAGAGAATTGACATTTACGAAAGAACATCCGTTATGGGTGTCGAAGGGTGTATCTAGGCATGGATATGCCATAGATGAGGGTAAATTTGAGTTCGAGTTCGTGGAGGCACGAGATGTTAGAGAGGGATATTGGACGGCTATCCCTAATGTATATAGGGAAGAGATAAGAAACGAGGATAAATGCTTCCATGGATTATACGATAATATCGATTTTTGGTGGATGATTGGTTTATGGATTGGAGATGGATGTCTTGATGATTACCATGTAATATTCTCCGTAAATAAGACCGAGAAGTGTATAGTAGATAGACTTGATCGTATATTTACGGATATTATTCCTTGCGTCCATAGTTATAGCTATGGAGACGGGTGTTACCGTTATAGTGCGAATAATGTGGATTTGATGGAATGGATAAGATCCAATCTAGGATCAGGAAGCCTTGGTAAATGGATACCGGAGTGGATAAAATATATGCCAATAGCGAATAAATGGGCGCTTGTACATGGTTATCTGGATTCAGACGGATCCGTTACTAGGGATAAGAGAGGATATTACACGATGGAGTTTGTAAGTGTGAATCTTGGACTTATGGAGGGTTTCCAGCATATCCTTTTCTCTCTTGGAGTAGTATCAGGAATATCAAAGATGAGGAAATCTAGGGTGATGAGTATAGCCGGAAGGGATGTGAATACGCATGATACTTATCATCTTCGTCTTGGGAACATGGATACAATGCTGGCAAAGGATTCTATCCTTAAGTATGATATATCATCCTTTAAGCTGGAAAAGATAATCAATGGGATAAGAAGGAGAAGAAAGAATACAGGCTGCTTTATATCGAAAGATGGTGATAAGATATACTTGAAGATAAAGAGGATAACGGATAAAAAATATACAGGTCAAGTATACAATTTTACTGATGATTGTCATAACTATATGTGTATGAATATGTTAGTATCAAATTGTGACCCCTACAAACAGGCCAAGTCTGATACCCCTTCATTAGGTGCTTTTTATGTATTCAAAAGGCGTGTTGGTATCCGAGATCCTTATGCCTATAGAATAGTGGCTTCATACGTATCCCGCCCATCATCCATAGATCAGTTTTGCCGTACTTGTGAGGTGCTTCAGAAGGGATATGGTGCTATATGTCTTATGGAGAACGCTGACCAGATGTATGAGCAGTACCTTAACCGTAAAAGCGGTATGCCAGCGTCTTTCTTCCTGTTTGCTGGTGAGGCAATAGCCAATAAGTATGTGAAGGCCGGCTCCCGGCAGAACAGCAAGTTAGGTCTATATCCTACCCCCGGTAACCAGAACCTGCTATTCTCGTGTGTCGTGGATTACTGTTGGCAGGATTTCGTTATCGGATATGATGATAGTACTGGTCTTGATATAACGGTCAAGGGTATTGAGTTGATTGATGATATAGCCCTACTGGATGAGATAATACAGTACAAGCCAGGATTGAACGTCGATAGGATAATAGCCTTCGGGCATGCGTTGGTTCTTGCTAGGTATTTTGATGATAACAATTACATGCCTAAATCGAAGATCGAGGAGATGAATAACGCCCGCAAGGAAGACGCTTATAAGCACCATGAGATATATGCCTCTGCCTTTGGATCGGTATCTATAGGAGCTTTTAGGTAAATGAATGTCAATTAAACGCCTATCTTTGTTGTAAATAAAATTGAATAATCATGGAAGTGTTTAATAGAGATCATTCGTTTCCAGCAAAAGGAGCGTTATTAGGATTACCTCCTCAGGCTATTTCCACGAAGAAAAAGAACAGGAAATGGAAGGAGGATTGTATGGACGCTCTTGAGACGATAGGGTTGAAACAGTATGATCGTAACCAGATGTACCGTGACTATTATCTGATGGCGGATGGTAAGTTATCTTTTATGGAGATGGCGGATGTTATCCCTCAGTTAAGGAACGTGCAGAAGCTAAGGAGCGATATAAGGATACCTTCTTTCTTGAAGCATTATGATATCATAGGTGGTATAGTAAACGCCTTTGAGGGATGGCTGACAAACCTACAGGATAAGTATACGGTTAATGAGGTAGGTGATATGGCTATAAGTGAGTATGAGGATACGATGTCAAACTTACTTCATCGTCATATACAAGAACAGTGGGATATTATCGTCAATCAGCGTCTTGTGGAGGCTGGTCTTGATCCTACGTACAATGAGTTTAACTCTGAGGAGGAGCGTCAGGCTTATGTTCAGCAAATCCAACAGGCCAAGACGTCTATGACCCCTGACGATATCCAGAGGTTCATGAGCACCAGATGGAAGACGCAGGCGGCTGTATGGGGAGACCATACGATAGAGTCAGACCGTAGCCGGTTTTATATGGATGAGCTTGATCGTGAGAATTTCCGTGACCGGCTCCTTAGCGGTAAGATGTTCCGCAATCATTTCGTTGGATTTGACTACTACCGTCCGGAGGTGTGGAGTCCGATGGAGGTTTTCCATCCTGATGTGAAATATCCGCAATATGGAAGTTATGTGGGCCGTATTCATTATTACGAGGGTGTTGAGTTGATATCAAAATACGGCCATAAGATGACGGCCAAGGATAAACGCAGGATTATGGGCGGTGATGATGATTACGAGGGATGGGTATCCAATGACGGTACTAGGTATGATCAGAAGAAAAAGAAGCCTTCTATTACCGGTATGTATGAGAATGAGGTTATTCCATGGAAAGGGTATCATGATTATGAATCTATCGTTGCGGCTGAGGATTACTATGGTGTTCCTATGGGAGAGTACCATACCTTCGGGCCGGACGGAGAGGAACACACCCAGCCCCGCTTCTTGCCCCGCTTCCATCCCTTTGGATATTTCAACTCCGGTATGGCCGATGGCAAGAGATATGAGATAGATTCCCGCCTTTTTAGAGTCATGGAGGGATATTGGGTATCCATGAAACCGGTATTCTTAATAACTTACATGACGGAGACTGGGATGGTGGATCAGGAGCTTGTGACAGATGAGCTTCTCCCGGAGTTCTTGGAGAAGAACGGTATCAAGAAAGTGAAGAGGGTTATGGCCGAAGCCGTTGGTGATCCTGAGGTGAACACCTACATCTTGGAGTATGTTCCTGAGGTTAGGTTTGGCGTTAAGATCACCGGAGGTAATTTAATGGATAAGCCTATATATATTGGTGGGGATCCAATACCTCATCAGATACATGGTGACAGCAGTCTGTATGATTATGTCATTCCGGTTTCTGGATTTATAGGGGCTAGTCTCGCTGATCGCATACAGCCGTTCCAGATGATGTATAACCTTGCTATGAACCAGCTATACAATAACGCCGAGAAGGAGATCGGTAAGTTCTTCTTAGGCGACTTAGGATTCCTGCCTACGGAATATAAGGATATGATGGACAAGAAGGGAGCTTTGGCTACTTTCATGCAGATCGTTAAGTCTGTCTCGTTTATGGGTGTAGGTGGTAATGACACAAACAATCCTTACCAGAATCCGCAGATGAGCAGCATATATAATCAGTTCGGTGTATATGATCTTACTAATACGGATCAGATAAGATCCCGTATGGAAATGGCGTCTTACGCCTATATGATGGCTTATAGGATGATAGGTATATCCGAGCAGGCCATGGGTCAGTCAACTAGATACGAGAGTTCTACGGGTGTAAAACAGGGAGTTAACGCTACTATGCTACAGACCCAGACTTACTTTAATGATTTCGATGATTTCAAGAAACGGACATTGGATATTCATCTAGCCGTGGCTCAAGTATGTCAGAAGGAAGGATACGATTGGACCGTGATGTACAGGAACAGCGATCTTTCCTTGGCTTACATCAGTCTTACGGATAACAGCTTGTCGTTACGTCATCTTAATGTTATGGCTGTATCTAATTCCAAGAAACGTCTGGAATTGGAGAATTTGAAGCAATATATATTACAGACGAATACTTTGGGCAATGACTTGCTTGATATCACTAGGATGATGAGCGCCAACTCAACGGCTGAGATGAATCAGATCGGAAGGGATGCCAGATCTTACGCCGATCGTGTAAGGCAAGAGGAATACCAGAATAAACAGCGACTTGTCCAGCAGCAAGCCGAGGCCGAACAACAGGCACGTAACGATGAGCATGAGAAGGATAAGGAGCTTGCTTACATCAAGGGTAATTTCGATTTACGGGGTAAGAGCATAATGGCCGCCGGTCAAGCCGCTAGGACTGAGAACAACTCAGAAGGTATGGATTACGTTGAGGCTATGGCTGATAGGGCCTTGAAGGAACGGGATCTGGACATCCGGGAGGAGGATATGAGAACCAGACAGGCTAACGCCGAGGCTGAGCGAAGATCTCGTGAGGATATAGAGAAAAAGAAGTTGGAATTAAAAGAAAAGGAGATAGACGCTAGAAACAAACGTTCTGATACAGATAGGTTTACGTCAATAATAAACAAGAATTGATTACAAGTTTTGTAAATATTTTTACAAAATCTGTAATCATTTTGGCGTAAAATTCTGTCATATACTATAATGGGTTTGATTTAATTGGTAATTGGATTAATAATACTTTTGTAAAAAGCAAAAAAGGAAATTGTATGAATGACATGGGTGATTTCGCTAAGGGTTTTAAGACCATGAGTGTCGAGGAACTTTTTTATCGTGGTGACGGTGATGGCGATAAGAATAATATCGAGGGTAAATATGATAAGGATGGTAATCCTATAGGTGATACCAAGGAAGAGCCTGCCGACGGCGGAGCGGCTGACGGTGGCGGGGATAAGGGCGGCGACGCTACCAACCCAGACCCGGATTCCTTTGGCGAAGGCGGTACTGATAATAATAACGTGGTATCAGGTTTTAACGGGAAATCTTTCTTGGAGAAGATGGCCGCCAGAGGTATCATCGACAGTATCGATAACCTTGATATTATGGTAGATGACAAGCCAGTCGATCTTTCTACTATCACAAAAGAAGATGATTTACTTGATATAGTGGAGGGGTTGATCAAGGATAAGTCCGATGAGTTGTTGAAGGATAAGGTTGATACCGGTTCTATGTCTGACTTCATGAAGAAGATGATAGAGGTTGATAAGGCCGGGGGTAACGTAGGTCAGCTTCTAAACCAATATCAGAACATTCAGGCGCCGTTGGACAACCTTGATATGAGCAACAAGAATGATCAGCTTGCGGTCATCCAGCATTATTATAAGATGTTGGGTATGCCGGAAGACGAGATAAAGGATAATATGGAGATGATGATTGGTAAGGGCGATGAGTTCATTGAGTCCAAGGCCAATAAGTTCCATGATATCCTGAAAAAGGAGATGGATAACCTTATCGAGGAGGAGAAGAAAAAATCCGAGAAAAGGGAACAGGAGTTGATTGAGCAGATGAAGATCTATAAGAAAGGTCTTAAGACGTCTATAAGCTCAGGGTTCCAGTTGACTGACACGATGATAGGTAAGGCTGTCGATTTCGTTACCAAGCCGATAGACAATCAAGGTTATACGGCTATAGATAAAGCTTATTCGGAGGCTATCAAGAATCCGGACATGGCCGCTGATCTGGCTTTGTTCTTGATGAATAAGGACGAGTTCCTTAAACAGAAGACTAACAAGGCTAAGATGGAGGTTAATAAGAAGACCATCACTCTTCTTTCTGGCAATAAGGGAGGAAAGCAGAATAAGACTAATATCGATAACGATACTATAGAAGCTAACTTCCTTGATCTGAGTGGATCAAAGAGTGTATAACGTTTAAATATATTGAAAATGAATCCGTTTCTTACAAAAAGTTTCCCGGCTACCGTGAATGGCGATAACGTTATTGCCTTTACCGATGCCAAGAACTATAAGACTTCGCTTGTAGAGCATAACTTAGGCTCATTGGCGAGCTGGTATTATGAGGATCCTGACAAGAATCATCTGGGTCTTTTGAATCTGTTCTCTAATATCGCCAATTACCCCGTTCCGATGTATATGGGTATGATTAATAACGGCGCTACGATCTCCGTTAACGGTATTGGAGCTTCTTTCCGTTATGATCTTCCTGTTACAAAGACATTCGCTGTTGTTACGGCAGAGGATACTTCAGGTCATCATCTAAAACCGGGTATTGACGGTAGTTTGTTTGATATCGTTTTGAATACCTCTGAGTTTACGGCTTATGATGTCATTACCTACGACGCCGCTAACGGCTGTAATATTCTTATCTCAGGTGAGATCCCGTCTAAGACAGAAGGAGATTTGACACGTTATTGGGGTCGTGTTATTGGCGGTAAGGCTAAATACTTCCCTAAAGAGAAATTACGTCCGGGTATCCGTTATTGGAAGATCGGTCATGCCCTTGGCGAGTATAGCACCCAGTTCTCCAAGGTATCTGGAGCTGACAAGGCCGGTTCTATGACCTGCGAGTTCCGTTTAGGAAACCACCGTGGTGTTGAGGGTGAGACAACTATGTACGCTGGTATGAAGTCCATGCAGGCCGCCCAGAATAGCACTTCAGAGTTCGTGGAGACCGCTCTTCGTCGTATGAATGCTATGAGAAGCGAGTATGAGGGCAATATTCCTGATTTGGCTATTATCGGTAGAACGGTTAATGGTAGGCTTGATTTACGTACGGCTAAGGTAGCGTCCACGCTGGAGGTATTCTGTATGGCTGAGTTGGTTAAGCTGGAAGCTAGACAGTTGATGTGGCAAGAAGGTGGTATTATTATGGATCAAAATGGTCCTATCCATTTGAATGAGGGTATCTACCGTCAACTTCGCCGTGGTTATACTATCTACTATAGTCGTCCGATGGGTATTACTAAGGATACTCTTATGGCTGCTGCAGCTTATATTTTCCGTGGTCGTCAAGATCTTCCTATTACGGAGCGTAAGATTAAGTTCAAGGTAGGAGCTATGGCTATGGTCAACTTAGAGAAGTTGATTAGAGAGGCTTTCTTTACTACGTTGAGTAATTTGAGCTGGGGTATGGGTAGTGACCGTATGTTGCCTTCTAATCCTATCTCTGGTACTAATGATGCTATGATTTTAGGTCCAGTTCAGGTTAAGGGCGCTTTCCTTCCTGGCATCGGAAATGTAGAGTTCGAGCACGATCCTTCTTTGGATTACGCTGACATGACAGATCGTAGCGAGTTGGTGAATGGTATGTATCCTAGATCCTCTTATTCTTGTATTATCGAGAATATCACTGACGCTGGATCGACTAACGCGTATTCCGCTATTCCTAATACGGCTAACGCTAAGTTAGGTAATATGAATAACAACGTATTCTATATCAAACCAGAAGGCGTAAGCATGTGGTGGGGTTATGAATACGGTCGTTGGGCGCACAAAGCTAACGGTAATGAGATCGTATCATCCTTGCCGGGCATGAAAGAGCAATTCTGGTGCCACTCAGCTTCTGCGGCTTGGGTTATGGATAACAGCAAGTTCTTGATCATCGAGCTTCAACCGAACTACTTCGGCTAAGTTTTTTCATATATGTAATTTGGTTTTTAGAGGGGAGGGTGTCCTCTCCTCTTTTTTTAAAGTAACGCAAAAAGGAAATGAAAGAAATTTTAAAATCAAGGAAGGTATTGGCCGAGGTAAACGGTTTCAATATCATGTCAGATACCTTATATGAGGTTGTAGGCAAACACGATGGAAGTGCTCCTCAGGCCTTTCAAGACGCTAATATAGCTAAAGCTCCGTTCCCGGAGAACGCCACTCACGTATGTTGCCCTTGGGATGATTTCTCCAAGGCCTATAACACCGGTTTTTATCCAAGATCAAGATGTTATAACGGACTTGACAAGAATGAGATCGATAGGCTCGTCAAACAGCGGGTAGATAATATCATGAAGCCTTTCGAGGAAATGTCGCAGATGGATCTATCTCAAACCAATTTAGAATTTTGGGATGACGCTAAGGATAAGATCTTCATGGGTAAGGTTTATAATACGGCTAATACCGTAGATCTATTTTATTTATATTTGGCTGTATTTTCCGGCATGTTGACTCCTCAGGAAATGGATGGTGACCCTATTTTCATGAACTCTATGTTCTGTTTCGTAGAGAAAGACAATATGAAAGATTTCGTTCAACAGCGTGAGATCAATAAGATGAACATCAGCTATAAGTTTATCAGCGCCCTTAAGAAAGGCGGCGACGATCGTCAGGCTGTCATCGATCTTCTTCTTTACATCGGTATCGTAACTCGCCCGGATTTCACGGAGGATGAGTATTATACAGGATCTCTATCAAACTGGATGAATGAGAAGAAGACCAATGTTGATTATCTGCTTGATATCTGGGATCGGTCATTGGAAGGTGATTTCAAGGAAGTTCTTGAGTTTTACCGTATCGTAAACGTCCTTCAACGAAATGGTCGTATCAATATGACTCCATCCGGATTGCAATATAATGGCCAGATCATAGGGCCTGACGTTCGGACATCCGCTGAGTTCTTGGCTACCAAGAAAGACTTTATTAACATAAAGGCTAATGTATTGGATGAGTATGAGGAGATCATATCTATGTCTAATATCGATGATAAGTCCAAGACCAAGAAGGTTAAGGATATTAAGAAGAAGGATGACGTAGAGGAAGGTGATAAGGTTAAGGAGGGATGACGATGACAATCCAAGAAGCATATTTAAGGTCTTTGCAGAAGAACGAGCAGAATCTGGCCAATGGCGGGATTAAGCTGGATCCGGGAAGGTTCGTGCTGTTGTTCAACGAGGCCCAAGACCGGTTAGTTAAGTACTATCTAAATAGGAAGGATGACGAGACTATACGCTCCATCCAAAACCTTCTTGTTTATTGGATGTCGTTGGATAATGCGGGTAGGATGGATGACCCTAAGTCTACGTCCTTTAACTTACCTGACGACTATCTATGGTTCTCTAACATAAAAGGCGTTTTCTCATACAAAGGGTGTGAGGTCACTGATTTCGTTATGTGGGAGGCTAAGAACGAGAATATCCATGAGCTTCTTGGAGACGAGAATAACCGCCCTTCTTACGACTATCGGGAGACATTCTATTCCATAGGGAACGGGAAGGTCGTGGTCTACGAGTCAGGCTTCCGTACCGAGGAGGTTAAGATGACGTATTACCGCCGTCCTGTCAGGGTAGACCTGTCGGGGTATATCAACGCCGCCGGTATCCAGTCCACGGACGTCGATCCGGAGCTGCCCGATTACCTTGTGGAGGAGATTCTGGATATGGTCGCTAAGCAATTCAACCTTAATGAGAATGAATTGTATAGATATAGAATGGATAAGGATAATGTGGCTTCTTTTAAATAAACAACATTAGTTTGATAGAAAGACCTGCCTAGAAATAGGTGGGTCTTTTTTTATTTCATGGTATGTGTGTTTTTGTTTTTTTATTTCTATATTTGCATAATATTTAATTGTGTAAAATATTATGATATGATTTCAAGTAGTAAAATTTTATTCGGTGTACCTATTAGATGTGATGAAGAAACATCATTTATGTCTTTGACTGACTTGCAAGAGGCTTATTTAAGAAAGAGGATCGTAGAAGGATGGAGTGATAAGAGGATAGAGGGAATTTTATCCAATAGGAATAGTTCTGAGCGTATATATTATATTATAAAAGACAAGTATATAAGAGGTATATCTTTATCAAGTTTTATTAATGACGTAAACAATACCTCTCTTGTCAAGACATTAAAATCGCTTGGGGTGTATAAATCTACCGGTAGAGGATCGAATAGGTTGGTTATGTGTGCTAAAGAGATATGGATGATGGTCGCCATGGAATTACATCCATCTATATATAATGAATGTATAAAAATGTTTGGAAGATCAGATATAAGCAATGACGCTATTATATATATAAGGGGAGGAAACGAGTATAGTGATATGTATAGGTATCTGTCTTCATTTTTTAGCTCCGATGATATTGAGAGAATAATTTTTGCTATAAATAAGACTGTTACCGGTGAATGTGATAAGTTTTTATACACCAAGCAAGAATCGGAAAGGATTGTTTGTATTCAAAAGGATATATGTAAGTTTATAAAAATGGGTATATTCGAATCTGTCGATGATATAATTGATATATTGGTAAATGATGTAGATGATGATCATGATTGTAATATATTCACCTATTTGGCTGTCGATGGTTTAAGTAAGGATATTAAAATAGGTAAGACGTTTAATGTAAAGAAGAGAGAGAGGGATTTAAGATGCGCTAATCCAAGGTTAAGTATCATAGCTTGTGTAAAAGGTGATATAGAGAGATGTTTGCATGATAAGTTTTCCGACAAGAGGATTTCAGGAGAGTGGTTTTCATTGTCATCTAATGATGTTGATAATATTATAAATGAATATGGATTTGTTTTAATAGAGTAGCTTTACAAAAAATGTAATCCGTATTAATATTTATATACTCATGGCTGTACTTTATTGTCGTGATCGTCTTTATTATTATGTTTGCGTTAGGTAAATAATTTTTTTAAACTAAATATTGATAATATGTTGCACAGACCGCAAGACCGGGTACTTTTCGTACCCCCGCACGCTAAGATGGTGGATGTTGACTCCATCTTCTTAAAGGAAGGACAGATCGGTATTTATGATACTAAAGATACTTCCGAGAACGGTTGCAAGGCCGTAATTGACTTTACCGGTAAGCCTCGTAATGATAAGCGTTATGAGATCCGTATCGGTCGTAATGAACAAGCGGCTTCCCGCTCTATATATGATAAGGATTTTTCCACGCCTTTGTTCTCGTTGAATGAGATCACCGAGATTTACGCTTCTTGGCCGAAGAAAGATCATGCTTATGTCGATGATGTTATCTTAGGATACAACGGTGTGTCTGATGACACGGCTTTCTCCGTATCCAAGGGCGACCGTATCGCTATCCGCTTGATTCTCGCCGGCAGGGCTTTCGAGCTTCTTGGTTATGAGGGAGGTCGTATTGAGATCAATGACGCTATCCTTTTGGATGATTGTGATAATACTCCAAATCAATGCGAGGAGTGCGATCCTTGCGAGGAGGTTGATTTGTTGCCAGCCGTCCTGAAATGTATCGAGAGGATGAAGAACCAGCCTATCGCTGGTGGTGGTAAGGTATCTGATTATATTGATATCACTCCGGTTACAAGATGTACTAACGAGGCTACGGAACCTGAGACGGAGGACGTGAACTTCTATTGTATGGAGGTTTGCGATACTGGTGATGACCTTGCCTTGGCTGAGGTTCGTGCCCAGTACCCGGGATTGAAGATCGTTCGTGAGAGCATCAACGGCAGCATGTCACGTTATAAGGTGATGAAGAAAGGGACTAAGCCTAATGACTATACTCAACGTCTGATCTCTATCATGAAAGGATGCGAGGAATGCCCGCATAGCTATACTGAGGTTAAGGGCGGATACCTGTATTCCATTTCATTGGAGGATGACGGCGTTGATATGTCTACTACGGTAGAGTCTTTACCTAATGTGGTAGCTGATACGGTTAATAAGATGAGCCAGATCAAGGGATCAGGTTTGTATATTGCCGCTACTTCCAAGAAATTGACGGATGAGGAGATCTCTACTTTCGTGGAGGCTAATCCTACGGCTATTATCTACTATGTGGCTAAGACATCCGATATGTGCGAGAATCCTACGGTTCGTACCGCTTCATGGTCAGCTTGTGGATCTTGCAAGGTATCTAAGGAGAAGTATTATATCACGATCCCGGATGATGAGTGCGGAAACAGTGCTTTGGAGGAAATCAAGCAGGCGTTCCCGGAACTGGAGATCACTGATTACGGCACTCCTGCGGCTTGCCAGCATAGCTTCCAGACAGAGGTATATACCAATATGTTGTGTGATGAGTGTGACAAGGTGTTCGAGGGATTCTTCACCAGCAATGCTCCGGCTTCCTATCGTAACCGTATGTGGAAGAAATTGGAGTCGGCTCAGGAACTTGGCTCTAACTGTAAGTGCGGTATCCGTTTCCGTGGCAAGGAAATGTTATTATCTCCGTCAGAGTGCTTGATGGATCAAATGACATATATCGAGGATAGCGTTGAGATCGTTGGCGCTAGCGGCGGTTATCCCGATTCTTTGGATGAGGGATCTCCTATCTGGTGGGATCAGCTTCATTTCGAGAGATTGTCCAGCAAAGCCCCGCGCACTCACGTAGGCGGCAATATGATGGATGACGAGTTGAAGGGATATGCTCACTTCAATGGATTCCCGAAACATCAGGATTTCATGGGGCGGACGTTCATGAACGAATATAGCCGTGTAGAGCAAACGGCTCAGTACGTTGACTTCCAGATTACGCTCAATCCTCATAGATACGCTCAGGGATTCGGAAAGGTTATCGCTGATGATCCTATCAACTTGATCTTACGTGTACGTTACGGCGCTCATGAGGGCGTTCAGGAGATGATTAATATGATCGGTGCTGCTGCTGGTCTTGGTCCGGCTATCGTGACCGAACCTAAATAAGAACGACCTTTTTTGCGTTCATATAATTCCTAAAGGGGAGAGATTCAATTCTTTCCCCTTTTTTGTTAACTTTGAGGCATAAGAACTTAAATATTGTAGTATGTCCGCTATTAATGAGTATTTAAAGAGACTGGCTTCTATATTCGGAAGCATGGGTTTCTCCGTTCCGCCAGATGACTTCTCAGGGGTTGTGATAGACGGAAAGACGTATCCGGTCATGATGAGGAATGACGGGTGTTACGTGTACTTCGATGATAAAGGAGTAAAGAGACTTGTAAGCGAGGTCCCTAAAAAGGACTATCAGTTCATTAACATCAAGGACGCCCGTGTGTCGATCGTCAACCAATGTTATCGTACTCCGGGTGGTCAGGTAGAGGCGCGTATCCATACCTATATGAATAATAAGGGGGAGATACTGGCCGAGAAGATATTTATTGTCAACTCCTCGGATGTTGATACTCCTATCGGTACGGAATTAGATAAGGTTCCTGCCGAATGGGTGGCTATAGATTGTAGTATAGCCGAGATGACCGATCGGGAGTTGATATTCGTAAGTAAATGTTACGCCACGGAAGGGGGCAAGGTCCAGATCGAGGGCGTTGAGTCGGTAGACCCCCGCCTGAACCCGGAGGTATCCCATTATGAGGTGGTGAATACGACTGACGATAGCAATCCTATCGGTACGGAGTATGATAAGATACCCGATACATGGAGTCGTATAGTATGTGATTTCCCGGACATGACCCAAAGGGAGATAATACCGGTGCTTAAATGCTTTGATACCGGAACCGGAAGGGTACAGATAGAGGGGTATAAGATATTTGATTACGAGATGGGTACCAGAAAGGAATGGTATCGCGTCAAGCAAAGTACCGATCCTGATAATCCGGTAGGTAAGTTTATCACCAGCATAAGCGATGACTGGGTTGAGGTTGTTTGTGACTTCACGGATATGGAGGACCGGGATATTGAGGTAACTGTAGAATGTTATAAGACACCGGCCGGTAAGGTGAAGCTGGAGGTTCTCACGTCATGGGACGGGAATATAGGAGTTAGGGATAAGAACTATAAAGTCCTGGAGACTACCGACCCGTCACAACCTGAGGGCGCCAGCTTCAGTTCCTTGCCAGATACGTGGGTAAGGACTGTCTGTGATTTCGACGATATGGAGGAGCGTGACATCAGGTCTTATGTCGAGTGTTATGATGGAGGCAATGGCAATGTTAAGCTTCGTAGGCTGGTTTCTTATGACTCCAAGATAAAGGCAAGATACGTCCGCTTCGAGGTGCTTGAATCGGATGACGCCGGCTTCGTCCCGGGGACCGACTTAGCTACCCTTCCAGAGAGTTTCTCTTTGGTTCCATGTGATTTCACGGATATGGAGGATAGAAACGTTCAAGTATATCGTGAGTGTTATGCTTTCAAAGGACAGCGTATTGAGGTGGATAAGGTTGTCTCTTATGACGGTGATCTAGGTGATAGGAAAGCCAAGTATATTGTACGTGAGAGCGAGGACGGCACTATCTTAATAGATCAGGAATATGATGAGATCCCTGTTGGATGGAAGAAATCTCCTTGCGATCTTGAGAACCTTCGTGACAGGCATGTATCTTACTATGATCAGTGTTATGTCACGGAGAACGATAAACGGGTTAAGATCCATAATATCGTTATATATAACTCTTTAGGATATGAGTGGTATCATTTCTACGAGGTTACGCAGTCAGAGGATGATAAATATGAGGTAGGCGATATTAACTCCTCTATGATTGATAAATGGAGTAGGGTTGAGTGTGAGATGCCTGATATGGAGAATCGGTTCTTGGATACGACAGATACCTGCTATGATACAGGGAATGGTACGGTTAAGATAAGGCGTCAGGAGTCTATTGACTATAAGCTTAATGTCCGGGAGTTTGATTATAAGATCGTGGAGTCAACCGATCCTGATCATCCCACCGATACTACCCCTACCCAAGATACGGTTAGTGGCTGGACGGTAATAAGCTGTGACCTTAATATCATGGAGGTAGATGACTGTTATGAGGTTGGCGGTCATAAAATCCATTTAAAGGGATTCAGGACGGTCAATCCGGCGTTACAGGATATTAAGTCCAAGTTATACGTCGTATATTCCGACCATCCTGATTATAGTGCTGGTGATGAGCTTAATTCTATCCCAGAGGGAGCCAAGATCACGATATGCGATTATGCGGATAAGAGCCAAAGACATATGGTTCCGGTGCGAGAGTGCTATGAGGTGGCCGATGGCCGGTTCTATGTGGAGGGGAGCCGGTTGGTTGATAACGATATGGTGGTGGAGCGGACGTCGTTGATGGTGATGGAGTCATCCTCTCCTACCTACCCGGTGGGGACTACGCTGACCGCCATTCCTGTTGGCGCTACTATCGTGGCTTGTTTATGTCAAACCTGTTAATATCAAGGCTATGGTTAAGGTATGTAATGATTATTATATGATTGACGCCCTAGCCGGCGGTGAGGTCATAAGGAAAAGGAAATATCGTCGTGAGAATACGATGATCGGATATAAGTGGTATGATTATAATGGGGTCGAGGTAACTGACCCCATTGAGATATCACGTCTTGACGGATTGGCTACTAAGCATCAACGTGTGGATGAGGCTTATGATGACCATGCTGTTTTCATGTCGTCAACCAATTACGTTAACAGCGTTTCCGGTATACCTATGGATAAGCATATGGTTGTCGTTGAATGGAGACCGGATAGCGAGCAGGGTTTTGTAACCATGGCTCATGATGAGGGTCTTGATGGGGACAGCTATTATATAGTTGTTATCAATGCCGGAGATAAGCAGGCTACGATCTACACCCCCGTGGACCCTGAGGATCCAAAGGATGGGACTTCCCGTGCGGTTGATGGCGATAACGTCTCTGTTGGTGGATCATATGTCTCTATATCTCCCAAGCAAGTAGAGAGGATAAGGGCTACTTTCCGTGATGGTAAATGGTATTATGAGTTAGTCACAAAAACATATCCTAGTAATACCGGAGGCATTAAGATCGGGGATGTTGATTTTGTGACGTTCAGATATTTATGGGAATCAAGTTCCGGAAGGGACTTGGGCACGATGACGGAAGCCCTTAATTCTAATGTTCCCACCATAGATAATCTTGCTGTAGGTTGGTCTGGCCCCGGAAATGGAGATAGCTCTGTTAGAGAAGTTCTTAAATGGGGTGGTGATAATACCGGTTCTGGTAAGGAATGTGTTTGGATGTCGGTGAAGGATTTAAGGGCTAAATATTATGATATCCTACCTGAAGAGACGTATTTCATGGCCTACGCTACATGGTTTGGATCTAAAGGTACGGGTAAATGTTCTTTTGAACTTGTTGGATACAAGGGAGGTACGATGAGCCAAGATGGATATAATTTCATCAATACCGGTGGATCTGTCGTATATCAAAATACATATGATTTTATCTGCAATACCAGTAAGGGGGCGAGTACATATAAGACTTCTTATCAGAAAGTAGCCCGTATTACTTATAATAAGCTCACCAATGAGGTCTATATGTCTATAGGCGATGCTATAGATCAGGAGGATAATTATGATAAGCTGGAGCGGGAGATCAATAATATAAAGGAAAGACTTAGCGATGTCGAGAGCGAGTTGGCTGTCGTAAGACGTATAGCTGAGGGCAAGAACGCGGCGTATATCTTTGATACGGTCGATGCCATGAATGAGTGGCTGGCGGTTCCGGAGAACACGGCTAAGCTCCGTGTGGGGGACAGCTTCTGGATCAGGGAGCAGGAGGTACCTGATTATTGGTGGGATGGAACTCAGGCTTTAGAGCAGGAAGGTCCGAAGGTTGATTTATCCCCTTATTATACGAAAGACGAGATTAATAATATTGTCAATGATATCAATCAGAAGATAGAGGATAAGAGTACGTCTATTATCTTCGATACTTATATCCAGATGAAGTCTTTCGTGGATGATCCAACTAACGCCGATAAGCTTAAGGAAGGTACCATCCTGTTGATACGAGAGAAAAACGTACCTGATTATTATTACGATGGTGCTGGGATAGTCAAGATGGAGGCTGACGTAGAGCAATGTCTTTATATTACTTTAGCTAATAAGCCTACGGAAAGCACTATAAGTTATACCCAAGATCGGGAGGTAACTAATTTCGCTCCGGGAGCTATAGCTAGGTGGATTGACGCTGACGGGAATAATGTGTTTTATAAGCTTGTAGAGATAGTAGGTGGTAAGGCTAAGTGGATTACCCTTATCGATACTAAATACGGTAATGTGACGCTACAGAGTACTTACGACAAGAATTATGAGATCGTAAATATCGTATCTGGGTCTAGGTTACAGGCTATAAATAGCGAGAAGAATGATATCAAGTTTGTTAATAGCGCTACGGGTAACGTGACTGTCGTGTTGAATGGTACTGTATCAGGGGGAGCCAAGAAGCTGGTGAGTATGCTGGCGGTGAACGAGGTAGTCTTGACCCCCGGAGCGGCGGTGTCGTTTACCCGGAACGGCGATGAGTTCGTGCTCACGGAGTTGTTTGGCGTTACTATCTTCCCGGATCTGGCGGATGCCAACCGTGAGGGAGAATGGGTGATGAGCGTAGGAGTAACCGGTAAACCGATCCTTATGGAGGTAAAGGAGATGCGTAAGTGGGATGAGAGTATAACTAAGGAGCTTACTATAGATGAGCTTAACGAGAAGTTCCCTAACGTGGATATCGGATTCGCTGTCGTATGCAAGACCATCAACAAGGTATATGAGATGGTTAACGGATACAAGGAATGGGTGTCTTATGATATAACCTCAATTAGTTGATATGGGATTTTTAGTAGGATATGATACGGCCCTGTCCTCGGTGACGTTTTATGTTAACGAGGATAGGTTCCCTTGTTATAATGGGAAGGATGCTGATTATGTGCCTGATCCGATAGTAGATTATGATGCTTTTAATCGTAATCTCAGGTTCTCGGCAAACAATCCAGGATTCGTGGACGTCGATTGGGGTGACGGGACAAAGGATCAATACCCTTTGGTCAAGATATCTGACGGTAGTTATAGGATAGTATTCAGGTCTTTAGATATTGAGTACAAAAAGAATCCTGACGATACTACATGGTGGTATAGGAAGGAGGATGGATCTCAGTATATACCGGTTCCTCCACATAAGTATAGCGATATCAGGCGTAGGGAGGTTACGATGAGGTTCTCTAACGTAATCGATGGGGATTTCAATATGGAGGGTATTGTCCTCCATGAGTTTCCTGTAGTTAATCTACCTAATATAACTTATTTGGCTATGGTCAGGTCCGTTTTAAAAAATGGAGATATCCCATATGACAGGATAAGCAAGAGCGTTAATCTTCGTAATATACAGATGGGGTCTTTTTCTCACCCTGGTGTTTGGGATAATTGGCCGGAGGGGTTTTTAAAAATGAAAAGATTGAAGTATTTTGGGTGTAATTTCGTTTTTAATTTCGCTGATAATCCTGATTCTAATTGGAGAAGATTCTCTGAATGGAAGAATCTTACTGAATTTAACTTCAACTGGTGTAACATCCCTTCTTATGATCCGGCTTTTAATTCTATTCCAGCAAAAGGTATAAGCATTATAAGCAATCGGAATAATATACCTGTATTTGATGAGGTGGATAAGGTTGGAGATGATAAGACAGGCGTTACTTTTATGGGTAGTGATAGCTCATGGAAACAAGATCTGGTAGGAGGTAAGTTGAACAAGATTCAGCGGACATATTGTGCATCAAGCACGGTGCCGGTAGATGATCTTCCAGATTGGTTGTATGAGGTAAGGGAATTTAGGATATGGACTTTGTGTGATGGTGGTAGATTTATAAATACGCAGGAGAGGGCTGATACGTTCGTTAACACGTTTTATGATAAGATAATGTCGTGGAGTTATATAACGATGTCACAGACGGCTTCTGACGGTAACAGGAATCAGTTTTATAAACTTACCTTAGATTTATATACTGCCGCAACTCCTACTAATAAGAGACCGTCTGGCGTTTATCAAGCCCCTGAGGGGTTTGTCAAGGGTGTTAGCAACGGTAATCCTACGACGCCTATGGAGAAGGTGTATGTGCTTACCAACAACTACGGGCAGACGTGGATCTTGGCGCCTGCCCCGGCTTCTAAGGCTACCCTTACGAGGGCAAGGCGGGCTGGGAAGGCTAGGATTACCCCGTTCGTCCTTGGCGTAAAGGACGACCATGTATCCGTGTTCAGCGGAGATGTATTGGATGATAATATGAGTAAGTATAATTTCGCCGACAAATACGAGGCCATAGATATCTGTAACGATCTAGGATTGGACAGCTCGCCGGTTGTCGAGTATTTCAGGAGAATAGAGGAGGGAGAGGCATGAAGTTGATATGTAAGGATACGAATAAAGGGTCTATAACCTTTTTTACTAAGGGTAAATACGCTTTTAGGGGAGTTGACAGGAATGATACTACTGATGATGTGCCTGATCCTATATTGGATGTTAATAATTATAATGAGAGTATACAGTTTTATTCCAAGACCCCCGGCATGTGCGAGGTCGATTGGGGTGACGGGAATAAAGAGCAATTTCCTTTCGTGAAGGATAGGAGCGAATCCATATACGGGCGATATAGGTTGATGTTCAGGAGAAGGGATATAAGTTATCGTAAGAATCCGGATAGCCATCCATGGTGGTTTTATAAGGAAGATGGGAGTGAGTATATTCCCGCCCCCAATCATGCTTACGCTGATGGGCTAGATAAAGATCGGGTCATTACCATGACTTTTACGAATGATATTACATTCGTTCAAACAACAAGGATAATGATGGTAGGATTCCCGATATTAGACGCCCCAAGTATTATCAACTTAACCTTATCCATTACCGGCTATGGGAATATAACCGATATCCCTAAAGACAGGATACGTAGATCGGTAAATATAGAGTATATAACACTTAACGAATTGGGTGTAGGGACATTGACATCCATACCGGATGATTGGGATAGGTTGACTAAGTTGAAAGGCATTAATTTAAGTCGAACGGCTGATTTTAATGATACGGAGTCTTCTAATATAAGGAAATTCCCCTCTATGTGGCCTAATCTTGTAACATTAGCTTTGGCAGGTTGCAGGGTTAGGGTATATCCAAGGGAATGGCTGTCTTTTAGCAAGCTAAGAGAATTATATATATCCCCGGGAGTGGCTATGCCATCGTTTGACCCTAATACATGCCCGGCTATGGATGAGGTGGATAAGATAAATCCTAGCTTAAGGACCTTCAATCATATAAATAAATGGTATGGGTCTGTCGTGAGCTGGCATCCGTATATGAGCGGTAAGGGATTGGGAAACATTGAGCGTATCGACGCTTCATACAGTTATAGTAGTATAGATGTAAGTAATCTCCCGGATTATATATATGAGATGAGGTCTATGAATAGCTTTTATATGTATCGCAGCTTGTCAACCCAAGTTCGATGTGATACGTTTATATCAACATTATATGAGAAGGTGATGGGGTTTGATTATCTAACTATGTCCTCCTCTGCTTCCGATGGCAAAAGAAATCAGTTTTATGGATTGTATCTAAGTATATATATGGATGCCAATCCTGATGATAAAAGACCTAGTGGCGTATTACAGGCTCCCTCTGGTTTTATAAAGGGTCAGTCTAATGGCTCTCCGTCGACTCCTATGGAGATGGTTTATGTTCTTATGAATAATTATGGATGGAGGTTTAGTATGGCGCCAGAGGCTTCGGTGTTAAGGTCAATACGATCTTCTGATATTGACACGAGGTCGTATAAGCCATATAAGCTTATCGTATTTGACGATGGGCGTACCTTTGTAGGCAATGGAGATGTTTTAGCTCATGATACGGATAAGGTATTATCGTTTGGGGGTCAACCAGAAGGGGAGTATTTGTGTGATTCTATGGGATTGGACAGGAATGTTATTGTAGAATATTTTAACAAGATAGGTAATTCTCGCGAATAATACATAATTCATGCAAACCATAAAACATTTGCATCGCATTATGTATAATAGCTAAAAGCTATTCCGATTATTAGCCTAAGCCTTGAGACAAAGGCTACGTTATTTGAGAATACATAGTTACCAAGGGATGTTTGCCCAAGCCCCTTGCTCTAAGGCAAGTGATTAAACAATGGTTGTATTCGGGCCATAGTGTCGCTTGCATCAAAACCTCAAAATAACATTGGCGATGGGTACTAACAGGGTTTTACTCTGACTTATGTTGAATAAACATTGAATTAGTTTGTGAAATGGTGTATGTACAGGACATAGATGGTAGTCCTTTAATGCCAACAACAAGGCATGGGAAGGTAAGAAGGTTGCTTAAATCAAAGAAAGCAACCGTAGTGAATCTTTGCCCTTTTACGATCAGGCTTTTGTATGATACAACCGGTTACAAGCAAGAGATTACGTTAGGCGTTGACGCAGGTACAAAACACGTTGGTTTGTCAGCAACAACGAAAAGCAAGGAACTTTACGCAAGTGAGGTTATTCTGAGAAGTGATGTTGTTGATCTTCTATCAACAAGAAGAGAGTTAAGGAGGGCTAGAAGGTATAGATTGAGATATAGGAAGCCAAGATTCAATAATAGAGTAAAATATAAGAAGGATAAATGGATAGCTCCATCAATCCGGCAGAAGATTGATTCTCATATTAGAATTATCGGTTTTGTATATTCTATACTACCTGTCTCAAAACTGATTATTGAGGTTGCTCAATTTGATACTCAAAAGATCAAGAATCCAGAGATATCGGGTAAGGAGTATCAGGAAGGTGAGCAATTAGGATTTTGGAATATAAGGGAATATATCCTTGCAAGAGACGGGCATAAATGCCAGTATTGTAAGGGTAAGTCAAAAGATCCTATTCTTAATATCCATCATATTGAGTCAAGGAAGACAGGAGGAGATTCACCTTCAAATTTGATTACTTTGTGTGAGACTTGTCATAAGGAATTTCATAAAGGAAATATCAAATTGAAAGTAAGCAGAGGCAAGTCACTTCGTGACGCAGCCGTCATGGGTATCATGAAATGGAAGTTGTACGAGGAGCTGAGATCCAGATATGACAACGTTTCGATGACGTTCGGTTATATCACGAAATACAATCGGATTAAATATGGAATTGAAAAATCCCATATCTCTGATGCTTTCGTTATTTCTAAGAATTTCAATGCTTTAATGTTAGAATATCATTACAAGGTAAGGTTGATTAGAAGACATAATCGTCAAATCCACAAACAAAAGGTTTTAAAAGGAGGGGTTAAAAAGCCGAATCAATCTTCTTTTGAGGTTTTTGGTTTTCGTTTGTTTGACAGGGTTATGTTTGAAGGCAATTATTACTTCATATTTGGAAGACGCAAATCGGGTAGTTTCAATATCCGTGATATTGACGGTGGTAATCAACGGGATATTACGTACAAAAAGTTGAAATTATTAAGATGTAAACGTTTTATGATACAAAAAGAAACAAATTGACTAATTTAAATGAAAATATAGACATGGCTAAGACATTATATAAATACGAGGCATCATCCAACAAGTTCGTGTGGTTCACCACATGGGATAGGGCACTTAGAAATTATTATACCGATGATTATAATTATGTACCCGAACCTGTCGTTGGTAATCCTTATAATACGTTTGTTGAGTTTAGATCCAGAAAGCCCGGTATGGCTAATGTGGATTGGGGGGATGGAATAAAGGAGCAGTTTCCTATGACCAAGGAACAAGGGCAGGATAAATATCGTATCATATTCCGTTCTTTGGCTATACAACACCGTAAAAATCCCAATACAACATGGTGGTTTAGAAAGGAGGATGGATCGCAATACGTACCTATAGATAATCATGCTTACGCTGATGGGAGGAGGGACGTAGAACGGGCTGTGTCGATAGATTTTACTTGTGATATTTATTATGCCAATATCCAAGTTTGCAGGATGACATCTTTCCCGATTGTGGATATACCAGGACTTGAGTTTTTGATCGTATCCCATACGCTGTATGTTAAAGACGGTATACCTGTAGACAAGTTGTCAAGATCCAAAAAGTTAATTTATATCGATCTTGAAAATATAGGGCAAAGAATGACCGTAATTCCTGAGGCTATAACCAGTAAGACAGAGGTATATTATTTAAATATGTTTAATATGCTTGATCTTAGGGATATAGAATCTAGCGGAATAAGGAATATAAAGAATATGAAAAATCTTCAAAGCCTTGAATTGTCTTCATGTTATTTGGATAGGTATATAAAGGAGTTTAATGATCTTCCTAAATTAACTTCGTTGAGAATGCATCCTGGCCCTTCTGATATGTGGAATTATTTTGATATAAATACCCTCCCTTTTTTCGAGGTAGATAAGATAAATCCTAACATTACTAATTTAAATTTTTTAAATGACTGGGTAAGTGGAGAAAGGAGGACGGGTTGGAATGATGATAATATGTCGGGTAGAGGATTGGATCATCTTACAGGTTTTTTCGTCTATCATAGTAATAGTATTAGAGTGGATAAGCTGCCAGATTATATTTATGAGATGAGGTCTATTACATGGTTTGTGATGGATTATTCCACTCATAGCCAAAAAAGATCAGATGATTTCGTAAACTCCTTCTACGACCTTGTTGTAGGATGGGATCAGATTACCATGGCATCCGTGGCCAAAGATGGGGAAAGAAATCAGTTTTATGGACTTTCGGTTTCTATGTATGGTAGTCAATATCCTTACGAGAATCAGCGTCCTTCCGGCACGGAGCAGGTCCCAGAGGGATTCGTGAAAGGCTCGTCCAACGGGTCTCCCGCTACACCTATGGAGAAGATATATGTGCTAAAAAATAACTACGCCCAGAGATGGACGATTAAACCAAAATAATATTATGAATATCAATATTTTAAAACTAAATTGGGGGGGGGTAAAATCCTATTTGCCTTATGATGAGAAGAAGGATGTTACCCAAAAGGAAGGTAATAGAGGTATTCGAGGAATTATCTCCTCAGGATAATGGATATTGGACGGTTCCTGATGGGGTCTATGAGGTTGAGTTCGCGTTGGTCGCCGGAGGTCTTAATGGAGAATATTCCGATATATATAATGCCGGGAGTGGAGGTAACGGAGGTGGTGTACTGACTGGGACTATATCCGTAAATCCAGGTGTTACATATAGGGTGGTTGTAGGAGATATAGGTGGTGATAGTATATTCGGTATATATCAGGCTATTGCCGGTAAAGGTGGAAGAGGCGGATATGGAGTTGAAGGGGATGGTAATGATCCTTCCCCGGGAAATCCAGGGCAAGATGGATCATATGTTTTTAATAACAAATATCCTGACCGATACCCTTATCCTATGGGCGCTGGTGGTGGATCGGGAGCTTATACAAGAGGATGGGATAAAGGCTTTTTATCCGGAGGTAAAGGTGGCAATCACGGAGGAGGTGATGGGGCTGGAGCTGAGGATACTGAGGGTGTTACTATTAATGGCGAAAATGGAGGTAATGCCACTTATTATGGTGGTGGTGGTGGAGGAGCCTCTAAAGCTTCTAATAGTGGGGCTACGAGCGGTCGAGGAGGATCAGGTTATCGTGGTATTATTATTTTGCATTATTTAAAAAACGGATAATATGGATAGAAATAGTATTATAAAAGAACTAGGTTCGTATTTTGATATAGTGGAATTAGTATGTCCTCATACATATAATAAGTGGAAGGACAGATCGTGGCAGTTTCTTGATACAGCGTTTCTCCATAATCTTCTTATATTACGGAGGGATATAATCAAACAGCCTATGTATTGTAATAACTGGGATAAGCAAGGGCAGTTTTCCCAACGTGGTCTTAGATGCAACATCTGTCAGATAGTTAAGGATAAGAAAGATGTTTATCTATCCGCTCATGTGTTGGGTAAGGCTGGTGATTTTGATATCAAGTCGATGACGGCGGAACAGGCTAGAGGCTTGATCTTGGATCATCAAGATATGTTACCATATCATTTCCGGCTTGAAGGGAAGGTGGGTTGGTTGCATTTTGATAGCCTTGATACTAGGAACGGTATACACGCCGTGGTGTTTTAGGGACTTAATGGTATAGTAGTTAACTTTGCGAGTAGGGTATAAAATGAAAGACAAAGACATGATAGAGCGAGTAGGGGCTTTGTGGAATATTGCGCTTGCGTATGGTGCCTCTTGTTGGGCTTATTTCCAGCCGGTACACCATTTATTAATTGTATTACTTATAGTATTAATAGCTAATTTTTTAGCTAGGTTAGCGCAAAGCATAAGGGGCTGGAAGCTCCGACGGAGTCGTAGAAGAAGGTTTAGTTTTAAGAGATGGTTTAGGGAGGTCAGGTTTACTGATATTCTTAAGGAGTTCGCTTTGTCCTGTTTTATAGTAATGACATTATGTGTTATATATAAGACGTTATACCCGATCGAGGAGGAGGCTAGCATGATACTTGCCATTACCAAATATGGGGTGTATATAGCTCTTGTTGGATATGTTATGCTTTTCCTGAATACGATAGGGGATGCTTTTGCTGACGCTTATCTGGTTAAGGTGTTCAAGGCTGTATTCAATAGGATAAACGTGTTCAAGATGTTTAGCTTCTCCAAGAACATACCCGATGAGACGTTTGACGATATAAAGAAGATCGCTGATGATGAGGTTAAAGATAAGTCTTAGGGCGATTGTTTGTTTAGGTCTGTCGCTATTCCTGTCCTCTTGTGGAAGCAGGAGGCAGGTTAGCGACACGTCTATAGATAATCGTTTGATAAGCAGGATAGAGACGATGATAGATGAGGTTATAGACCGTAAGGTGGTGGAGATAAAGACATCTGATCTTAATGCCGATATCGTTATAACTGAGAGGAAGTTCGATACGGACAAGGATGTTGATCCTGCCACGGGGGAACGGCCGGTGTCCTCGCAGACAGATACCCATATCGTCATTGGCCGGCGGGACAGCACGGTGACAGCCGATTCCCTTGGAGTTAATAAGACAAGGAATGATATAAAGGATCTGGATAATAAGACAAATATCAAATCCAAGGACGTAGATGATAAGAAGGAATCAAGATGGCCTATAGTGTGGATAGTAGCTGGTATCTTGATGATATTGTTGGTATTGGTGTATATATTGAAAAAGATAAAGGTTTTATGAGAAGAAGAATGTTGAATAATGGAAGTGATGGTCTTGTTGATCAACACACAAGATTCTTGATGAGATTTGACAATGATTTTAAGGTTGATGGATACCCCCCCCCCTAATATCGAGGATGGTTTAGAGATCAAGGGAGGAGAGTTTGTTACCGATTCTATAAGAACTGGATATAAATACACAAATACGTCTAATTCTTATGGGATGATTAATACATCTAGTACATTGTCACCTGATCTATTTGGTGATGGAGATCCATTTACCATTGATTTTTGGTATAAACCATTAGTCGTTATTAACGCTTGTTCTGTTGGCCATGAATGGTATAATGGTATTTTTTATTTTGGTATAGCTGGTGATGCTGGTGATTTAGGTTTGTTTTTTGCTACTCAAAGAGGAGCGTATGGAGGTAAAGCATCTGATGCTATTATTGGTAGGTGGTATCATATAGCTATGGTTAGGGTTAATTATACATTATATGGTTTTGTCGATGGCAAACGGTCTGTTTCATTCGCATGCTCTAATATTTCATTGAGATATAGTAATATAGATTTTAATAGACAAAGGGATGGTAGTAATAGGGCGTCTTTTGTAATAGATAATTTTAGGATAAGTGATGTAGCTAGATGGACGTCTGATTTTGATCCTCCTAAATAAAAAGGGACTATGATCTCTCACCGTCCCTTATCTAATTAGTTTTTAAAGAATATGCAAATAGCATAGAGGTCAGTCCCTGATTCGAACCGGGGTGTATGGTTTTGCAGACCACCGACTAAACCAACTCATCCAACCGACCGTGACGCGAATATAAAGATTTTATTTGACCAGATGACTTAATTAACCATCTTTTTAACTAACAACTTCCCTTAAAGCCAAATAGTTCTTATTTAACTTCTGGAATCGTAGAGATAATTGTATAGACAAGTATTGTTTTTAGGTAACTCTTGTTGGAAGCCAATGAACAAGGTGGCGGCGTCATAGCGTGGGGCTGGTGGTTGCCTTCCATGGCCGGCCAGGAGCGGAGCGACTCACGACCCACCCTGCCGATTCCCTTTGGCACTTCACGCTTTAGCGCAGAAAAGAAGTAAACATATAGGATCATTATGTTTAAAGATAGTAGTCATCTGCCAAATAAGATCGAATGTAAGGATATAGTAAATATCTCAATAATACAATCATAAAGAGTCTTGAGTGGGATTATTAAGATCTTTATCTGCCAACATACTACTCATTTTTAAATTAATGTTTTTTGGATGTCTACTTTAGATAATAAAAGGCGTTAGCTAACATCATTTCATTAATCGGGTTATTAATTAGAAATTGGTAAGAATTAAATAAAGGAATGCTTTATAATGAGATTTGCTTCAGAAAGAAGCGAAGCTTCTTATTACACATGTCACAAAATGGACAACTGTGTTTCAGCTAGTTATGTTATTAATGAAATAATAATGGTGATATATGGGAAAATTAATTCATCTTATTCTTTTAAAGGTCTTATATTTTGCTTATATTTGAAGTGGGCAAAATATGAACAATATGAATTTCGACTTGAATTATATAAGGAAATGCTCTTCTATGATAAAGGAATTTCCGGTGTATACCGAGGCTGAGAAGAAGCAGGTAGATGAGGGGTGTACTTGCATTAAGCTATCTAAAGGTCAGCCTATATATCCGCGTAATTTCAAGAAACGTAGAGATACTTTCGCTGGCGCTGATTATACCACGGCTAATCCTAGGAACATCAGTCCTGATGATATTTATATACCTCCCTACTTTAGGCTTAAGATTATTATGGCTATTATCATCAACTTTGATAGAGCTATAGTGTTTAATAGGATATCTGATAAAGATTTTAAGCTAGGTATGACGTACCGGTTTATCTATGAGTATGTAGGATCGTTTAAGTGTTTTGAGAAGGCTTATAAGATGATATCGATGGTAGTTGATAGCGAGTTGTCGATCATGAGATCAATCGGAGATTATAATTATAAGTGGAATATTCGCAAGGTTTATCCATCATGCTTTGTAGGCAAGGCTAAGTTCAGGTATATTGGCGGCGAGGACAATGCACCTGTAAGTTCAAAAGGGAGGGCTAATAAATCTAGAAGAGCCGCTGTTGATTACAAAGTTATGATTATGGTGAATATCATAAATACCAGATCTGCGAGTAAGATAAGGAAGATGATTGACTCTGATGGTAATCTTAAAAACAATGGTAAAAGGTTTGACGGCAGGAATGATAAAGTTCTTTTCAGTATATTCAATAGTCATTTGATTCACGAGGGGTTTAAGGAAGTTAAAACCTCGTCCTTATATAAGTACTTGAAAGAGGCCTTAGATTTTTTAGGTGTAAGTCTATTAGAGTTAAGATCTATTGCTGATAGAGCTATTTCTGACATAGAGGATGGCAAGGAAGGATATGAGCCTGGTCTATGCTCTTATGATGACTGTTTTGATATTAATTCTTTTGTGGAGGATTCGTGATGAGTAATCTTATTATTGTAAGAAGTGGTGATATATATGTCATATTTAACCATGATAATGATATGTTTAACATTCAAGAGCTATCTGATTTTATTGGATGTAAGAGTGTTTTATCGTCTATTGTGAAAGATCCGCTAAATGGGGCTATGTATATTGTTGAGGATGTATCTGGGCAGAAGTGGGGTGATATCGTGGCTTTGGTAAGATTCGGTTGTATGGTGAATAAGTCTATTGTAAAGGATTTGATCATTAAGTCTATTAGGTTATGGGTGGAGATATGTGACTTCTCTTATGATGATACCGATCCATCTACATCCGATCCTATATACGATACGTTCCTTTTTAAGAGTTATATGTCTGTAGCCGGGGACAACCCTGACCTTAACAAGTTTATTGTATCCCTTAGAGGGAGGATGCTTAAATACGATCTAAGATCTCTTTATCTTTACCTAGCTATATTCATGGCTATCAACGGAGGCATTCTTCTTAGCGAGGACGATCTTCTTGCCGCTCTTATCTTATGATTGTATTTGTGATGTTGATCAAATTAGTATCTTTGTGAAAAAGATACGAGATGAATCAGATTAATATCATACCGAAGATAATTCATGATAAGTTCGCCGCTAGGATTATCATGGATGATTACGATATAGAGAAACCTATCGTTATTACTGTCGTGGCTAGACGTAACGATGGTGAGTATAATACCCAGATATTGACATACCCGACATCGGGCGTTGATTATGAGGGTAATGTAAGGATGGTGTTTTTCGATGTTGCTAGGTCTCATGTTTGCCAGATAACATCGGTATTTATCAACGGGCATGAGGTCAAGACATATTATACCGATATCCCGGATCTTGATATGCAAGCCCGTTATGACGATAGCTTGTGCCGGTACGATAAGAAGGTTAACATGAATGATATTCGGCTGTCGTTTCAGGTGCTAGAGACACGTGATCCCAAGGTGTTGCAGGTATTGGATGAGTCCGAGTGGGGGCTGCTGGAGGATAGGAAGGCGATCATCGAGATCACTACGCCGGGCATGTCCGACCCCGTTACGTTGTTTCTTGGCAAGAATCAGGTCAATACCTTTACCAGCCTAACACTAGGTCTCAATTGCTTTAATTACGATGATTGTAATGTCAAATACCTTGACCTCCCAGACGGTATATATGATATCAAGATCATAGGTAGCCCTTCCGCTTACAATTTTAGTCGCAAGTATCTTAAGACGGATCTTATACGCAGACGTCTTGATCGGCTATGGATTAAGACTGATGTCCTATGCGAGGACAAGGATAAGGATCTTATAAATAAGATACAGGAGATGGAAACACTTATGGTCGTAGCCGAGGCGAATGTCAGGTTGGATAACATAAGGGCCGCCCATGAGATTATTGATCGTGTCGGAGAGCTTCTTGAGATGGCTACTAATTGCGTGGATTGTTGAATTTTAAAGATATAATTATGGGTTGTAATACTTGTAAGGAAAAGGCGTTAAAGGCTGAGAGAGAAAGGATTGAGAGAAGTATGATGAATCGTCCTTCTTCTACCGTTGTTAGCGATAGGGAATATGCTTCTAGAAGCACCGCCGGTTGTATGGTCATGCTCGATCCGTTGAAGACAATGGAGCGTGACGTGGTGAGCATATACAAACAGACCCGTACCATAGGTGACGTGGGTATCGTCTATCTCAACATGCAGAAGAAGATCCGTGAGTGGATCAAGAACCTGCCATATGGATGCCCGCCTGATGAGGAGGTACAAGAAATGAGAAAGGAGATTCTGGATGGGCGCGCAATCTATATCAAACCTTGATAGAATAGATCTATGTAAGGTCGTAGATGAGTGGTTATCTTGCCAATGGGGTAGATACATGAGGTATCATAGGTATAGGATCGGGGACAAGCCCGATGTATCTTATTGGGGGAAGATAATTCGTCTGCAAAGGTCATTATGCGATAATGATTGCGGGTTATGCCCGGATGAGATAAGATCGTTAAAGGAACATATTAACAGGTTGCTAGTATGAAAAAGTATAATTGTTCACATATAACTCCGTCCACTTGCGTGCCTTACGAGGGCGATCTTCCAGAGTGGTCAAAATATAAGGACTCTGGTGAGTGCGTTATGATCTCCGACGTGATAGAGGAGATCTATGAGGAGCTTATCCGTATCAGGGAGGCTATAGATGTCCGGGATCTTGGTGAATCTTGCGTGAAGGTAAATGGTGATAAGACTGTAGCTAAAATCCTTTATGCGTTAGAGGATAAGATATGCAATGGGTAACGAGCCATAGTCCAAAAATGGACGATGGTGATAATCAGATGTATAGATATTGATTTATGAGGATTGCTAGATGTTAAGCCACTGTAAATCAAGTATCCAATTTGTAGGGAGTCTTCTAAATAAGCAGGTTAGATAGATACGCTGGCAAGTTGTGAAATATCTTTATGTGTTTGATGTAAAAAATAGCCAATTGATTTGTCATAGACGATTCGATTGGCTATTTTTGTATGTCCATCATATCTCACGATGTAATGGACATAGGTTATTTATTATGAGTGCAAATATAATTATTTCCAATGATTCTATGAATAATAGTAGTAGGATTTTGGCGTCTAAATCCAACGAAAACGGATTATCTACAATATTTAGCTACAATGGTAATGATATAACTTTCAAAACAGAGAACGGTATCACTTATGTGAATGCTACCGAAATGGCAAAACCGTTTAGAAAAAGACCAAATGATTATTTATCGCTATCTTCTGTAAATGAGTTAATTAATGCCATTACCAGAAAATATGGTAATGCTGATTTTCAGCCTGTTACGATTATCAGGGGTACGGTTAATCCTGGCACATGGATGTGCGAGGATCTGGCTCTGGATTTCGCCCAGTGGCTTAGCGTTGATTTTAGGTTGTGGTGTTTGGATAGGATTAAAGAGCTTCTCACTACAGGCAAATGCGTGATTCCTGATTTTAATGATCCTCCCGCCGCTGCTGAGGCTTGGGCTAAGGAATATCGTGGCAGGGTGGCCGCCGAGAAGCTGGCATTAGAGGAGAAGGCTAAAGCTGAGGAGGTTGCTAAGGTTCTTGAATCGAAGAGAGAGGATATAGAGTTTTCCGAGTCATTTATCATGTCTGGAGAGTCAGATTTGCTGATAAGGGATTTGGCCAAGAAACTTGAGCAGAATGATATAATCATAAGTGATAGATGTCTACGTGATTTTCTTGTTAAGATAAAGATAATAGTCAAAAGGGTTAAGGTTAATGGAGATTGGGAGATTACGGCTAATGCTGTAAGGAAAGAGTTTGCTCATTATCGTGATAAGAATATATGCACCGAATCTGGTAAGGTTATATATGCGAGGACTATTTACATAACAGGCAAGGGATATAAATACATATTGTCATCTATAAATGGTAGCAAGAAAAGTGATTTCATATTGTGTGGAGGTATGTTTAGGGACTATGGGGTGTTCGCCGGATCGGAGTCGTTTAATCACTGGGATAATTAATTCCATTTTTGCCCAAAAAATGATAATCAGGTAACTGCGTATTTGCATTTACGGTTATGTGCCTCATGTCGGTAAAATATTTATCTTTGTGACAAAGTGAATTACGATGATATATGGAAATAAAGAAATAGTACGGACGTTCACCAGAAACAACTCACCTGCCGGGTACGTGGGCGGCTCTATTGACTACCGGGTCCCGGCCGATGTTTATTTTGGCGATACGCAGGAGGAGGCTGACAGTAAGGCTGAGGATGATGTCAAAGCCAACGGTCAGGACTATGCCAATACATATGCCGACATAATACCGTCCGTATGGTATAATGATCAGGTATGCGATGAGTTTATTAAGAACAATTGCGTAAGCGGTAAGGGATCCAAGGAACAGATATGTGTAGAGAAAGGTAGGTTTGTCTCTTACGTATCCAAGAAAGATGCCAATGATAAGGCTAGGGTGGAGCTTGGGCGGATCGGGCAAGGGGAGGCCAACGCCGTTGGGGCATGCTGTAAGGACTGGGCCTCACAGCCTCTTCGTGGCGTTTTCTACAAGAACGATTGTGAGGCTGGGACATCAGGTAAAGAAGGTATTGTGTATGAATTGCCAGCCGGAGCCGTCATATCCGATATATCCCAGATTGATGCTGATACGTTAGCTTATAGGAAGTTCATGAAAGAAGGACAGGAGAAGGCTAACTCCGAAGGTAGTTGCTCCCCTGTATTCTATAATACTACGATCGGTGATTGGTTTGAGAAGGTATGTCCGTTTGGATATAAATCAGGTAGGGTATATTATTCTATCAAAGCCAATAGGTTTAGATCATGGATATCAGTAGAGGATGCCAACGCCAAAGCCCGTGAGGTTTTGATGGTAGAGGGGCAGGAGTACGCTGATCTTAATCTTGAGTGCGAGAAATGGATTGAGAATATTGATCAAGAGGATCAATGTTATTGGTAAGAATGCGTTTGTGTTTTCCATAATGTTAGATTAGTGTTTGGAGGTAGGGGCTTATGGTCTCTACCTCTTATTGTTTCATGCGTCTCGTTGTCTTATAATCAAACCAAATAAGTATCTTTGCTAAAAACATTAATATTATTAATATGTGTAATACAGGTGGTTGTTGTCATGATCATTCGAGGGAGCGTCCTAAAGAATGCTGTCATGGCGTTAAGATAGATAGGTTTCTTAACAAATGCCCTGAGGATCCTTGTGATCCTTGCGATAGGGATTGTCAGGACGAGCCTTGTGTTGGCTATGGATGTCCTATAGTTTTATATGATAAATGCGTCTTATACTCAGGTGATGAGTTGGTGGTGGACGGTATAGAGAAAGGCACTGATATCTCTGTCGTTGTAGACTCATTGAGGCGTATTATAGCGTCTAGGGATAAGCAGATAGATTTATGCCATCGCGAGGTTCTGGATTTGAAGAAGATTATAAACGAGCTTGTCAACGCCGGTAATGGCGGTGGCGATAGCGGAACTGAAGAGGAGGTATGGTAACAATGAATGGTTGTAACAAGAAACAATACAGGCCTACTGTAGACGATACGAAAGTACCGTGCTCTACGTACATGAGCACCGACTGTGTTTATCCAGGAGACAAGGTACGCGTGGAGTCATTGGGATTATCTCCCAGCTGCGATATGTCTGATGTCCTTAACGCTATGATAAAGGCTATACGGGACAGGGATGCTGAGATACTTGAATTAAGGAGAATGATTAATAAATTGATTTGATATGAGGAATAACTGTAATCCATGTAAGCCGGAATATAGACCGGGGAATGAATGTAGTATCTACAGTTCCCAGATCATATATGATGGTCAGTCTTTTCCTGAGGCAGATATCAGGAACGGAGATGGCATGAATAGCGTAATCGAGTCTCTGGTAAGGAAGCTGGTTGCCGTATCTGGAGCAACGGCGTCCATCCAAAGGGATTCGTTTAAGGGAGTGCAGGCCGTAAGGTTAAGATACGAGCCTCTGAATGTTCTTAGCGTGACCTACTGCGGTACTATCGTACCTAACGACGGGTATGTCGTTTCTGGTAGATCCGTTAAGTTCAAGAAAAGGTATTGCATGGGCGATGAGTTCGCTGATGTTAATATCGTATATACTACATTGAATAGTAATATTTTAAATACTTCATGCTATGGCTAAGAGAGTGTATGATACGGTCTTGGCTTCCGAGTGTGACGGTTGGGTATGTGGTGAGACACTTAAGAAAGGGTCTGTCCCAGCAGACAGGTTGGAGCTTGATTCTTTTTCAGAGGCCGTCAGGGAGCTTATAGAGCGTTTTTTCGAGGAGGGATGGTTGCCGGACATGATCTGCGATCTTGGTTGTGGTGGCGCCAGCGTGTTTGAGATTAAGCCTACTAACTTCGAGTATCCTCCTGAGGGTGGCGAGCAGATTCTGGAGATTATCGTAGGTAAGAGTGATAAATGGACTATAACTCAAGCGGAATGATATGAATAATTTAAAAGATATTCTTGCTAAGATCGAGCAAGGTTCCTCATGGGTGTCCTACGACAAGATTTCCGGTACCGGACCAGACAAGGTCGCTATTAAGGTAGAGCCGGGATGGATGGGTAGGTTGCCTAGGGAGACTTACGTGGCGGTCGAGAAAGGCAAGGTTACGAAGCTCGCTACCATAACCCAGAAGGGTATGGAGCGGGTGAGCGTGGATCCGGCCAATATCATGTTTGACATGGAGGGCGGGACGGCGGTCATCAACGCCAAGCTTAACTCCGCCTCGGTCAAGGCCTCCTGCCTTACTCTTGGTGGTTCGGTAAGTAAATGCTATATGGTGTCTATGAACGTCAACGGGCTATCCGTTAAGATACCTGACGAGGATAGCAGATACGTGGTGTACGCCGATCCTGAGGATCCGGGAGCCACTGACCTGTATGACGCTAGCTTCGTTATAGCCATGCCTAAGAACATGGATAACGAGGAGCATCATGAGATGTTTGTCTTGAATGGCAAGGTTGTTAATATCAATCAACAGCCTAATGATATACCTTATATTATACTTGATCATGACTTTGATAACGTGACTAGTGAGAACGGTCAGGTCGTTATCGATATCAAGTCCAATACCGAGTATGATATTGAACTGGTATGTTGCACTTGTGGCGATGGCAGCGAGGAGCCGGAACCGGAACCACCCTTTAACGTGGATCCGCAAAGGTTGACGCTTAATAAGGATGGTGATACCCAGATCGTGAGGGTAGAGGCCGGAGATAATGTTTCATGGAGAATAGAGGAGGATTGACATGGCAAGGGAAGTAGATAAGAATTGCGTTGAGGGTAATTGCTTTGCCATTAACGACAAGAGCCATGGGGTAGGCGATAATAAGCTTAACATCGTATACAAGGCTAATTACACCGGTCAGATCTGTACGGCTAAGTTCCGTATAACGTCAAAGGACGGTAGTGTTGTTAAGGAGTATATGATAGCCCAAGATGCCAAGCCCGTTTATTATAATATCAAGATGGTTCAGCCGTTTACCAAGGATGACTGTCTAGCCAACCAGCACGGTTCGGTTGTCTTGTATGTGGTTGAGGAACGGACGTACAAATCATTTATCTCGCAGGAGGACGCCGATGCCAAGGCTATGGAGGATATAGCCCTAAATGGTCAGGCATACGCCAATGAGCATGGTGAGTGTATAACTGACATCTGGTATAACGAGGAGCAAAGGAAAACCTTTATCCGTAACAATTGTGATAAGTTCAGTGATGGTCAGGAATATGTTTACATCGTTCCTGAGGGTAAGTACGTGTCTTCTATCTCTCAAGAGGACGCCGACAGGAAGGCTCTTGAGGATATTGAAAAGAATGGTCAACAACAAGCTAATCTGGAAGGTGAGTGTAAGCCTAAGGAGAATATTTATTATGGTAAGTTTAGCAAGACCTTTACCCGTAACAATTGCGACTCCACTCAATACGGAACGGATGTGGTTGTTAATGAGACGATGGTTACAGGAGACTTTAGATCCATCGTATCTCAGGAGGAGGCTAATAAGTTAGCGCAAGCCGCTGTAGAGGCTCAGGGTCAGGATATAGCTAATATCAAGGGTAATTGTGAGAAGATGCCGGTATTTACCGGATCGTATTCTAAGGTATTCCAGAGAACCAATTGTCCTGAAGGTTCTACGCCTGTTGACTTTACCGTGGATGAGAAGATGTGTGCCGGCTATCCGTTCACTTCTACAGTATCACAGGATGCCGCCAATAAGCTGGCGCAGGATGCTGTTGAGGCGCAAGGTCAGGCTATCACCAACGAGCGTGGCGATTGTCAGACTAACGTCTACTATAACGTTAGGATGGAGAAGACAGTCACTAGAAACAATTGCGATGAGTTCCATATCGGTCAACCTTATACTTATGTTGTAGCCGCTGGTAAGTACTTCTCTATTATCTCTCAGGAGGATGCTGACAATAAGGCTAAGGCCGATCTTGAGGCTAACGCCCAACAACAAGCTAACCTTGAAGGTGAATGTAAGGAGAAGGTCGTATATCATGGTAAATACAGTAAGGAATTTACCCGTAATAATTGCGATGAGACCCAGTATGGTACTAAGGTTGTTGTAGACGAGACTATGGTGACAGGAGACTTTAGGTCTACCGTGTCTCAGGAGGACGCTAATAACAAGGCTAAGGCCGCTGTTGAGGCTCAAGGTCAGGACGTGGCTAACGTGAAAGGTAAGTGTGAGAAAGTTCCTGTATATACCGGTACTTATACACGTACGTTTACCCGTAACAATTGTGGTACTGGTACTGGTGGAACTTATACGGTAAACGATAGGATGGTTGATGGTTATCCATTTACTTCCACCGTGTCTCAAGAGGATGCCAACAGCAAGGCTAAGGCTGCCGTTGACGCCCAAGGACAGGCTCTTGCCAATATCCACGCCCTTTGTACGTATACCGGCCGTGCTTCCTTGGAGTTCACGAGAAACAACTGTGGTGAGTGCAAGATCGGATCTAAGGTGACGATCACTCAAGATATGGTAGAAGGACACCCATTCCAGTCCAACGACTCACAGACCGCCGCTGACGCTATGGCCATGACCGCTGTACAAGCTCAAGGACAGGCTTTGGCTAACACCAAGGGTACTTGCTCTAACGCTACTATGTATACCGGTAAGGCTAGCTTCGAGTTCACGAAGAGCAATTGTGGCGCTAATCAGGTAGGAGATCCGTTCACCGTAACCCAAGACATGGTGGAAGGTCATCCGTTCCAGTCTTGTGTATCTCAAGATGAGGCTAATTTAGTGGCTATGGCCGCTGTAATGAATCAAGGTCAGAAGATCGCCGATGAGCGTGGTACTTGCCATGAGGCTCCTAAGTACACCGGTCATTATAGTGAGGTGTTCGAGAAGAATGATTGTCCATCCGGATTGATACCTTCATCTGTTAACGTTACGGAGGCTGATGTCACTGGTGGTCCGTTCTATTCTTATGAGAGCCAGTCCGCCGCCGATGAGCTTGCCAAGGCCGCTGTCAAGGCGCAAGGTCAGGCTATAGCCAACGATCGTGGTACTTGCGACGAACTGAAGATATATGTAGGTAATTATAGCAAGGAGTTCACTCCTAAGTGTCCTACTTGTCAGTATGCAGATCCTATCACCGTAACCCCGGATCTTATGGGTCAGTTCTTTACCTCAACCCGTTCTCAGGAAGAGGCAGACGCTTTGGCTAAGGCCTATATCGACAGAATGGGTCAGGCGTTCGTCAACAAGAACTATGATGATACGTGCCATACGAAGACCGAGCAACCGGTATGGGAGACTATAGAGACCGTATGTAAGGACTGTATCTCTCAATTACATCAACGTAACACCAATACCTGTTATACTGATCCTGATAATCAAGAGCGGTATATAGCTGGTGGTAATAATACATGTTTCTGGTTTGGTACGGCATCCAAGGCCTTTACCCGTCAATGTGCGGATGGTGGAGTTGGAAGCTCTGTTACCGTAACTCAGAATGATGTTACGGATCCAAGTCCTAGCTCTGATGGTAAGTTTAAGTCATGTGTATCCCAAGCTGACGCTAACGCCAAGGCATTGGCCGCCGTGAACTCTCAGGGTCAGGCCGTGGCTAACTCGAAGGGTACTTGTACGTGGACAGGAAGCTATACCGGACAGGTTAGGAAGAACAATTGCGCTGACGGCGGCGTGGGCGACATGGTATCCGTAAGTAGCAGCAAGCTTCCGGGACACCCGTACACCTCCACCGTTTCCTTGGCTGACGCCAACAAGAAGGCTGAGAACGCGGTTCGTGGATCTGATGGTCAGGCTTACGCCAATAAGAATGGAGGATGTACATGGACTTACGTGGCAAGCCGTGACTTCTATAGGAACAATTGCGCCGGAAGCGGGGTTGGTCAGAGAATAACAGTGACCTCTACGCAGGTTAACGGCGGTACGCCTATCACCAGCAAGGTTTCTTTGGCTGATGCCAGAAGCAAGGCCGAGCAGATCTTAGACCAGAAGGGACAGGATTACGCTAACCAACATGGAACTTGTGTATGGACCGGTACTGGAAGCGCTACATTTTATAAGGATAATTGTGGTACATGTAAACATGGTGTCGCTCTATCCGTTCCTTATAGCGCCTTAGGGTTGTCAGCGTTGACATCTACCGTATCTCAGGCGGATGCCGACAGCAAGGTTCAAAACGCTTTCAAGAATGATACGGCGACTAAGACCGCCGCTCAAGCTTACGCTAATAAGAATGGTGATTGCGCCGATGACGATGATACCCCATCTTATGATGATTGGAGTTACTATTGTAGTGGATGCGATTATCGTAGGAGTAGGAATCAGACCAATCCTTGCTCTTCAGCCCCAAATCAAGATGAGTTGGTTGAGTCCGATTCTAGATCTTGTGGATGCGGGTGTGATAATACATATCATATGGATAATAGCAGGTGTAATAATGGTAATAGCGAGGAGCATTATTCTAGCGAGTGCGATCCTACAGGACATTGGCAGAATGGTGGTGAACATTGCTGTAATCCACATGACTACACTGTCTATACCAATGAGGTATGTAAGGGATGTTCGGGCGAATGCGGTGATGTATGTGTTCCTGATAGCCCTATTAAGGTGGTTAGCGCTGGTGAATTTTGTGCTTCTTCATCGAATCTGGCTAGTGAACAAGCTTATAACAAGTATAAAGAGTACAAGGATGCATTACAATATATAGTTGATGCTAGGATATGTCCTTCTAAGGTTGGCAATGATGACCGATGGGGAAATGTCAAGGCTACGAACTGTCCTGGCAACTGTACTCCTAAGACTATCAGTTATAAGCAAATCGCTGGTAAATATGAGGCTTGTACCAAGGATGAGGCAAACAGGATAGCCGACAGCAACCTACAGTCAGACGGTATCTCTTACGCTAATGGCTTGGCGCAGGCCGATAGATGCGATTGCATGGAGCCAGCAAAGACGTGGAGCGCTAACGCTATGCTGAGCGGTGATCCTTGTAATGGTCTGTCTGGTTTTACATCTATATTAAGGTGCTCCTATGAAGTGTCTTACAATAATCAATGTGGATCATCTAAATCAATAACTGTAACTGTTACTGGTAGGAATAATCTTGGACAAACTGTTACGGCTGGAAGTACTACCGTAAGTATACCTACTGGGTCTGGTAAAAAAACCGGTGTCATAGGTTTTGATTCAGGAGTACAATGTGGGTCTATAAGTGTTTCTGGAGGAAGATCTGGGAACTGTTAAGATTCTGATGTATAACAAAAAAAAAGGAGAGGCTAATAAGTCTCTCCTTTTTATTAAAAACCATAACAGCAGTGATTGTCAACAATTACCTGAATCATGACCAGAGATTGTTACATCTCCACATACCACTTCTCGGCTAAAATATACACTTCCACTCTTGGTCCCGGATCCTGCGGGAATTGTAAAGCTAGCGCTATTGACCTGCTCTTCTCCGTTTTGTGTATATCCTATACCACTCACAGAACCAGATATAGATCTACCACATTGATTATTATACGTAATCGTAAATCCTCTTGATGTGACAAGTTGTTCATGGCTCATGCAATCATTATTCATAGATACCGACCATGACCACGTCTTTGTTGGCTCCATGCAATCGCACTCCATAGCGTTGGCTTTTTCCTGCGCTAGTCTTTGTGTGTCAGCCTGTGCCGCGGCGGTAAGTTGGTAGTTTCATCAACCTTGTTTATTCTATTTTCGATAGAAATGACTAATATTGTATCACCAACATTAAAAAAGTAAGATTATGGTATGTGCTAAGAAAAAGAAGATGGCAGAAGGAGGCAAAGTCTCCGAGAAAAAGAAACCTCAACTGAAATGTGGAGGCAAGGTTAAGAAAAAGAAGTAATAACCGGAGGGGTATATCCCCTCCTTAGTATTTCATGCATGAAAAATTCAGAATTTGTATCTAGGATCATGAATGACATGAACTCCATCAATAAGGACGCTCATGTCAGTAGAAGATGGATATTGTCCATAGGCAGGCAAAAAGCAAGGTCTTATATAGCCCAGAAGTATGCTGATGGAACCTTGTTCGGCGAGGAATCGCTGTATACTCATATTAATTGCATGGAAATGGAGAGGGTTCGTAAGGTAGATTGTTGCTTTGATGAGTTTAAGTTATGCAGGATACTTATGAGATCCAAGAAAAGATTGCCCGATATGATATATACCCGTATAGGTCCGGCTATCATCAAAGTATCAAATATCATGGATGATATTATATTTACCTCCATATCGTTAAGAAAATACGCTAACAACAAGGAACGTAAATACGGGAATATAGATCAATACTATTATTATGTCAATGATGGATATATCTATATACCAGATATTAACATAGAGGCTATAAATGTTGATCTTATAACTCTCGACAGAAAAGCGGCGTTAGAGCTAGGGGGATGTGGAGCTGAAAAAGATAAGCCATGTACATCTCAATGGGATTATGATTTCATATGCCCAGACAAACTTCTTGAATATGTGGTTTCCGAAACATTAAGGGAAACTGTAACCAAATTGCAGATCCCTACGGATGAGAACCCGGATATGGATATTAATAAGAAAACACAAAAAATTCATTGACATACTCCCATCACTAAAGCAAATGGGATTCTTGGATACAAACGCAAGAAACCCCGATATTACTATCGCTGGAATTACTCTTGCTCTCCAATTCGGAAATGCCCTTCCGAAGTATATTACGGGCCGCAAGAACATCACGGTCGTTGATAGACTCGCATTTTGGACAACACCATGTGCGATCTCTCAACGACAAGTTTTTATTAACAAACCCGCATTCACAAGTCTTTGAGGAAGGATACCATTTGTCAATCTTATGCACTGTTACTCCATGCTTTGAAGCAACATGCTCAAGTTTGTTGATAAAAGAAGAATGACTGAGATCGGAAATTTTCTTTCCCCACAAACGTTTCATTCCTTCAATGTTTAGATCTTCAATGAAAATATAATCATACTGTTTGCATAATTCATGAGCTAATTTCCATTGAAAATCTGATCGAAGATCGTTTATTTTACGATACGCTTGTTGAAGTTCAAACAGTCTTCTTTTTCTATTATTGGATCCTTTCTTCGCATTAGAAAACTTTCTATTTAGTTTTCTAATCTTGTTTTGATATTGCTTGAAGAATAATGGAGACCCAATTTTGTTACCATCACTTTTAGTTAGGTAAGTTTTCAGACCAAAATCCAATCCTACAGATGCACCATCATATGTCTTTCTGTAAGAGTTTGCAGGATTGTAATCTGTAACTATAATCAAACTAAAACGATAGCAGGTTTCTCTGACTATTCTTATTTGTTTAACATTACCTTCATATGCTCTACTGTATGAAAACTTAAAACGTTTCTTTCCTTTGTTGATTGTGAGAATATTACCATTTAGAGTAAATCCTCCTTGTTTAAAAACAAAAGAGTTGAAACAATTTGATCTTTTAAACTTAGGTGGTCTCTTTGATTTTCTTTTAAAGAAACGGTTGTAAGATTCATCAAGACGTTCAAGTATTTCTTGTGTTGTTTGAGAATGAAGAAGATTTCTTTTAATTCTTTTAGCAAAATGCTTCTTCATTTTACCAATTGAGATATATTTACCAAACAATTTGTAGTATCTACGTTGTAGAGCTAAAGCATGATTCCATACAAAACAACATTCACGAAGCATTTTATCAAGATACTTCGTTTTCTTGGAATGATAGATGTTGTATTTGTAGGAAATCATTTTTTTATTTGTAATTTTGATTCAAAATTAATCAAACCAATTCATCCACCTTCTAAAGTATGGTGGTTTTGTTGGTTAAATAATCATAATGTATATACAATAAAAAGGAGAGGACAACTAACCTCTCCTTTTTTTATTGTCAACAAGATCCACTTCCTTGACCATCCTCATAATAAGCGTAAGCCCCAGATGATATCCCGTAATTGGTCGTAGTAGAACCACTGAATGATCCAGATCCGGATGGTATGGTGATTACTCTTGTTTCATAGGTAATTATATACCTAATCATGTATATTATTTCTTGTATTAGGATTGATTGATTATATTTGCGGTATGGATATAAAATCGTTTAAGATATTAAATCAGTATTTTCTCCGGTTCTATAGGTCAATAATGTCTAAGAACGGTAAGAGGAGGAAGCATACGATCGTGGACAAGAATGATATTCTCGAATGTCAGTCCTTGATATGGAAGGTTATACGTGATAAGTATCTGGAGAATGAGGGTGGGGTTTATATAAACAACATCGGTTATCTGTGCCATAAGATAAATCCTAATCGTAAGATATATCTGAATAAGCTTACCGGTACTATTAACAGACGTGGAACGGGTGGATATTCTTATGTCCATACGTGTATTGATTTTATGCCTAGGAATAAGTATTTTCATCTATATATCTCTCCGGCCTTGAATAAGGAATGTAGGTTGGCTATGGAATCAGGTAGGAGATATAAGTTCTTGTATCGGGAGGTTGAGTCGGAGAGTAATGTATTTGGAGTTAAATGGGTTTATAAGCTGTAGAAGTTTTTGTGATCCAGTTAGCCCGTGAGGGTAGACTGGATTTTTTTTGTATCACGGATTCAAATACATATCTTTGTGCAAAAGACTTAAATATGACTATAAAAGGGCTATTGGCCGAGATCAAGGCCGATTTACATAAATACGATGATAGCGGGGCTATAGATACCTCGTCTGTTTATAGGTGGGCTGAGATCGCCTTGAAAAGGTTCGGGGGTGTTATAGCGGTCATGTCAGAGGCGGTTGTCAAGACCAGTAATAAACAGGCGGTATTGCCTTCCGATTTTTTCGACATGCTTGACGCCTATAGGTGTGAGCCTCTTATCTGTGAGATTCCTGGCGGCGACAAGGCTAAGGCTGACCTCCAACACGAGATCGGCTGGGTCGAGCGCACCGAGCGCGGTTTCCGTTGGAACTCCTGCACCGAGTGCTGTAAGGAGGAGTTTGAGAAGACGATCACGGAGAAGATATATATCGGGTCTCACGAGGTTCGTTTCCATTATCATCATCCCGTAAGGTTATCCATAGGTCGTGGGTTGAGGCGTGATTGCGCCGCCGACAAGTATCGGGATAAGTACGATTGGGATAATTATGATATAACTATATCTGGCAATACTATGTATACCGGGTTTGATGGATTTATTTATATCATATATCGTGCTACGCCTAAGGACGATGACGGTCTCCCATATATACCTGAAACGGCGTTAGGATACCTTGAGGATTATGTCGAGACGTATATTAAGATGAAGATCTTTGAGAACGCTGCCGTGAACGGTTTGGTACAGGGCGCTGGTGACGCTTATAAGCTATACGCCCAACAGGAACCGGGTAAGTTTGCTAGGGCTATGAAGGAGCTTAAGATGTCGATGATTACATTAAATGATTATCGGGAGCTGGCTGAGGATAATAGGAGAAGGATGTTGTCTTGTGAGCGGATGTGGCCCAATGCTTTTGATAAGTATATCAAATTGGTTTAGTTGCGGGGGAGGGAATCGAACCCTCGATCTTTAGGTTATGAGCCTAATGAGATACCTCTTCTCCACCCCGCGATTATGACGCGAATATATGTTTTTAAAAAGAAAAAAAGATAATATGGCAAAGAAAAATGATTGGATACATTTAGATAAGACAAGTGGTACTGGTCCTGCTGAGGTTAAGGTTACCGCTGATATCAATGAGACTGGTGAGATACGTCAGGTAACGTATAAGGTTATAAAAGAGGGAACCAAGGAGGAGAAGACGTTCGTGTGCAGGCAGGAGTCCGTCCCGGTGGTGATCATCCCGGAGTTCGATTACCTTGTGCTTAGGTATATCTGGGCTGACGAGGACGGCATTGACTTTGACACGGCTACCGGTTTCGATAACACCGGCCTCCCGGACGTGGACGGCAAGCTGGTTGGTTGGAGTAAACAGTACCAGACCACGCAGGAGCGGGTAGGTGATTATCTTATCCACGGTGGTGATAACATGGAATCAGGTAATGAGGCCGCCTTGATCCAGATGGGGCCGTTGTTGGATGGCGATAATTATGATAAATTACCTCTTGAGATCAGGTGTAGTATATACGGTAACTGGTATGGTGGTCGTGAGAAAGGTAATGTCACTATCAGGTTCACGGCATATAAGGGCGGTTCTATGGAGAAACGTGGATATGATTTTGTCAATATCGGAGGCGAGGAGGTTTATACCGGTGACGCTCCCACTAACGTATCCGCTCATGGTGAGGATAATTGGCAAAATATAAAGACCTTGTATTCTAAGGTAGGCACGATGATCTATAACAAGGAATCTCGTGACTGTATTGTAAGAATAGGTGAATAGATTTTTCTTCATAATATAAACACATCGGCTCTCTTGTTCGTGAGGATAGGAGAGTTTTTTTATTTTTTTAATCCTTCACTTATGACATATTTGATCTTTTATTGCGTGGGAATAATCTAGCTTTGCCGAAAACTAGGATCATGATAACTTTAAATGATGTAAATAACGAACTCCATGTCCGGTTATATATACTGGAGGTACTTAAGGATTATATAAGAGATGATGATTTCGATGGTCTTGTAGATAAGGCGTTGGATTTTGTCATGGAAGGCGTTTCTATGCCTAAGGCTCCGGCCAAGGACACTACCATGAGTGATATATCAAAGAGCGTTTTGGCTTTGGTAGCGGGTGCCGGATTAGATGAGAGGCTAAGCAAAAGCTCTTTAGAGTTAGCTTACGATAGGTGTAAGATGAGGTACGTATTCGATCCTCGAAATCGGGATATGCACGGTGTGATCGTAGGCTATTCCAATGACTTTAATAGTCTGGTAGCTGTGTGTGATGAGGGATCGAAGAAAGGAGTGGACAAAGGATCTACCGATTTTGTGAATGTCAATGAGAGATACGTGACTAACGGTTTCTTTTACATATCTGTAGAGGATGCCGATAAGCAATCGAACTACATGGGTAAAAATTTGTAATTGTTGTGTTTTTGTACTTTACACGAGCGTTTAAAAGTATTTAGTTCTCCTCCTGACTTGTGAAAGTCTGGAGGATTTTTTATTTTTGTACGATTTGAATGTTTTGCATAATACGTACTGTTTATTAGAATCCGCCACATAAGTGATTATCTGGTGGATTTATTATATTTGCGAAAAAGATAATGTCGTGCAAAATAACTCTAACATAGCGGTTCCCGACTCCGGGATGAACAGGGATAAGCATCCACAGGATCTATCCCCGTCTGAATATAGTTTCGCCTTGAACGCTACCATAGAGGGTGACGATGGAAGCCAGCTTAAGATCCAGAACGAGCCTAGTACCCTTTTATGCAAGCGATTTGATGGCTATAAGGTTATTGGGTATAAGAATGACATAGCTGGTGATAACACTTATTTCTTTCTATCTAATCCGGATGATAATACGTCTAAGATCACGTTCATGCGGTCATTGGATTATATCAAGACCGTGGAGGATCAATTGGCTGGATCGGGAAAGGACATCCATCGTATCCTTGGCGAGAGGCTTGAGGAGTCGGATGGTCGTTTTGATGAGATATGTGATTTGATGGAGATCCTGATAGAGGACTGGGTTGATGACCCTTGTCTTAATTTCTCCATTCATCATCCGATCTTCGATATAGAGATCAAGGACGAGAAATGCGGGAAGGTGATATACTGGACCGATGGATATAATCCCCAGCGATATGTTATGGTCGATAAGGCTCTTAATCCGGATGATGATGGTGATTTTTGGTATCATTACCATGGGTATAAGACATGTGGGGATGACAAGCCAATAGAGAGGTGTAGGCTGGCCTGCGAGAAGCTGCTGGTGTTCCCGTTGCTGACGGTCCCGTGCGTGGAGCCCGAGGTCGTGGAGTTCGGGGGGAGCTTGCGTGCCGGGACCTACCAGTTCTGCGTGGCGTTGTGCGATGAGTTCGGGATAGAGAAGACCGGATATTGCTCATTGACCAACCCAATCATGTTATTCGATCGCCAAGATATGGTTATCCGTGATGGTTTATGGGGTAAGTCAACCAATATGGGTATCCGCCTTACTGTATCCAATATAGACAAGCAGGTATCTCATTATAAGATAGGTGTTATACAGAACACGGTTGGGTTTAATGGTGAGCAAAGCCCGGTTCTTGAGTATTTCATAGAAGGTATACATCCGATAACGGAAAGGACTATCTATTATCTTACGGATCAATATAGCGAGCGTACGACCATGGAGAAGTTATCCAAGGAAATACCGGTATATAAGACAGCCAGAGGCATGACGTCTGTCGGAAATCGTCTTCTTCAATACGGATTGACCGTGGAGAATGAATGGAATCTTCAACCGGTCGTTAACTTCTTGGGTCATTTCGTTAAATGGCAGACATCTATAGCCACGGAGAATTTGTATAAAGACGGTGTGGCTTGCTCTAAATACGCCTCTTTCATGCGTGACGAGGTATATCCGTTGGGTATAAGGTTCTTTACCAATACAGGATACAGGACGGCTAGATTCCCGCTTATCCCTCGTCCGGCCACAAGGGAGGAGATGGAGGTTATCGTTGATGAGGACGGTAACTCTGACGACCTGTCGGCTGCGTCGGTGCTGGAGAACAACCCGCAGTGCGCCGGGAACAGCCGCCGTCATCTTTGGCAGTTTAAGAATACGGCAAAGATCATAAACGACCCGTCTTGGGGATTTGATGATTTTGGAGGAGAATGCAAGAATCAGCTAGATGTCAAGCAACTCAGATATGTAGAGCAGGAATATGCTACGGTAGGAGAGACCCAATTCGTTATCAATACGATGGGGAAAGATGTTACGGTAGATGATGCTATTGATTATATCGCTGATAATATAGAGAACTTGTGTGATATCATAGAATCTAATGTAGGTATTACTGACGAGTTATGCGCTGCTATATCATTGCCAGAGGATCAAGACGGTATAAAGGCTCCCGATTTCCCTAGTGGATGTGATGATATCGAGAGGATAGAGACCAGGACTATATTGGATAAAAACTCTTTGGTGGATTCTAGGATTGATTTTACATATAAGCTGGCTAGTGATTATACGGAGACCGAGCCTACCACCTTAATACAAAGTAACGCCGAGTCACAAAGGAAATTCTCTGTATTGTGTGATTTCGATAATTACTCCAGTGGAGGTAAGAATATCATAGATCTGGTTCAGGAATGGCTAGATGGTCAGGATGAGGATAAATTCCCGTCTGATATAGACTCCTCCGCCTTGGTCTTGTGTCAGGATATGTCTAATGTCCGGCAGTTATATGATGAGGGTATATGTACTAATGGGTGTTCGGTAGGTGATCCTCACGTGAATCCTACTATTAACGATGTTCAACTTCCTACATTCCAAGGGGGTAGGTCATTGGGTAAGTGCACATATTTGTATCAATATCCCGGATGGGAAGGAAAGAAGCATACGGAGACGATGCTTGATCAGTTAATGGATACGATGGAGGCTTATTTTCCCCAATACGAGAGTCAGTTTGGTATCGAGAACGCCATGTGTCTTTTTGGCGATGGTGATAATTCTAAGTTCAATACCGGTATAACTACTGACTGGGAAGGTCGTGTGTCTGTGCAGAATGATATTGACGCCAAGACCAATTGGTTCGGTAGAAGCAACTTGACTTATTTCAAGTTCTATCCACATGTATCCTCATATGCCAGATGGGTGGAGTTGGATTACGAGAAATACATAAGTGGTTTATCCGATCCTGATAACGGTATTATGTATATAGAGATGATGGGTAACTATAATTATCCGATCGGCGACTCGTCATCATACAATAAGGTTCGTATAACGTTTTTCTCGGACAAGGAAGGTACTGTGGCTCCTAATCCTTTGGCTAATGATGCCAAGAAAGGTGTTATAGTGAATTACGTGGATCATAAGATATTTATGATGCCAAAGTACTTGTTCTGGAATGATGACAAGACTACTTTCCATAAGATATATGTTTGCATCGAGCCTGCGGTATGCGTGTTCTTCACCGGTTTCGCCATGAGGCAGGACATGAAGGAGCTTGCCGGATTCTATACGGCCGGCACCGCCATCTTCCCCGCCCCGTTCTGTTTTGGCATTCGGACACTGGAGGTGAAATACGTATTCTTCTTCACAAAAGAATTGAAATTAAGGAGATTTGTTACCTATGAGGCGAAATGTATCTCATGTGGGGATAAACCCGCTGATTGCGCTCCCAGACCATATCAGTATGGTGATTTCGGATATTGGGAGTCTACCAATAAGTACCCGGCTAATTTTGAGTTGTATGATTCAAGTAAGATCGGGATATCATCGGGAGGATCAAAGAGGAAGGACATAATAGATTCTTTGACGAAATACTATGGGTCTCCTAGATCCGTTGGGGGTAAGTCTTATTTCACCGGTAATGGGGGTAACGCTGAGTACCCAAATACGTCAACCACGTTTTGTCAGAGACCTATACGCCATTACAAGTTCCCGGATAACTCTGTCGCTCCTTTTATGGGTAATCCGTCTCAACTGACCGGTCAATATGGAGTTGACTCCTATATTTATCCTATGGGGGTGATGCTTGATGACGATATCGTTAATGAGTTTCTGGATATAGCGGTAGAGAACGGTCTTATAGATAAGGCTAGAAGAGATTCTATAATAGGATATGAGTTGTATAGGGGCGATAGGACGTTGGATAAGAGCGTTATCGGAACTGGTCTGGCTTATGATATGTTTAAGTATGATGATCCCGATGGATCGGCTAACCTTTATTCTAATTACCCTTACAACGATTTGTCTGATGATATGTATATCTATAAGGATATTAATCGTGAGAAATTTATAACGCATCCGTTTAACAGGAGGGGTAATATCTGGTATTCATTCTTAAGCCCTGATATTGCCTTTAACAAGCCTGACGCTCCCACCGAGTGCCTTGTTGATGGTTATCAATTAGGTAAATCCTCCGGTATATTCAGGGAAGTGGAGGATCACCCTAAATGGACGATATTAGGGAGTAAGGCTTACAGTATGGCAACATCATTGGCTACGGTGGAGGCTATGGCTAATTTAATATCCGCTATAGCTGAGTATACATATCAGTCGGCTTCACAGCAATATGTCGGTGGAGGCGTGTTCTTTTTAGCCAACCCTGTCGGCATAGCGCTGACGGCTATCCGTCTGGCTACGGGTATCGCCAAGGCCACAGCCCAGTCCGTGGTGGATATAGGCAAGTACAGGTATCAGTGGTTAACGGCATTGATAGATAGGGGACCTAGACGGAACTATGCTTATTATTATACTTCTGTCGCTCATTATAATTTATTTTACCAAAAAATAGGGGAGTCAGAGTTACGTGGATTGTCAACGGCTAAATATATCAAGAGCGGGTTATATCCGGTAACAGATATCTCTTCGCAAGGGGAGACCGTAGGCGGTAAGCCTATTATCATAAACAACCTCGATCGTGAGCATTCATTGTTCATGTCATTTGGTATGGATAAATATATGCTTGAATATCCGGAGTTGGTTTCAAGTTACGATACCAGCCGTATTCAGGATGAGTGTAATATTCGTAACGATGAGGTGGCTGGTATGACGCCTCATTTTATGACACGTGAATCTTTCGTATCCTGCCCCTATATGAGGATAAAGAAATATTCTCCGGCTCAATACGGGCAGATAGAGGATATCAGGTGGGTATCGTTAGGTGGTTGCGGGTTGATGGATAAGGATAAGCGTAAACCTGTTTTTGGAGGTGATGTATTTATATCAAGATTCTCGCTTAAGAGGAAGATGCCTATGTTTTATTTGACTCAGTTCGGTCAGGGGGACATGATACCATTCCCTTATTATGATTATCGGAACATCGGGTATCCCCGTTATTTCGTTAATTACGATACCGGGGAGGATTATCTTAATAAGACCGATACGGATACCGGATCGCTATACTCTTTCCCTAGCCGGAAGAGCGCTTATGAGATGGTTTGCAAGACCGGAGATATGTATCTTAGCGGTCGTTTCTTCCTATACTTCTATGGCATACCTCAGTTTCTTGTGGAGTCTGAGATCAATTGCAATTTCCGTATAGCCGGACCTGAGCCTTACGAGGGGTTCTATCCGGAGGTGGGGGATTATATATCATGGACTCAGGAGCGTAATGTCCCTATATCAAGGGATAATGTGTTTAAGATAAGTCCTGTGTATAAGAATCGATTTACGTTAGGTGGCAGGTCATTACCAGAGACGTATGATAGCAATTTTTGGGACTGCGCTTACCAAAGACCCAACGGCGTCATATGGAGCACCGCCGACGTGTCGGAGAACGGCATGACCGATCCTTGGCTGTCGTACAAGCCTATGGATTACCATGAGTTCAAGACCTCGTTCGGAAAGCTTATAAGCATGAAGGGAATAGAGTCGGATCAAATACTAGCTCGCTTCGAGAATCAGGTAGGACTATATAACGCTATAGACGTGCTGGCAGAAAGAATATCCCCGGAGAATAGCGAGCTAGGGACAGGTGGGCTTTTCGCCTCTCGTGGCATTGAGTATAATAATACGACGTTAGGATATTCCGGGACCCAGAGTCGGGATATGATCAGTTGCGAGTTTGGGCATTTTTGGGTCGATTTAAGGCGTGGTCAGGTGTTTAAGGTAGATTCTAATGGTAGGAATCTTACGGAGGTCACACCGGGGCTTAGAAACTGGTTTAAGGAGCATCTTCAGATGAAGATCATCCGTAGCCGGATATATAACGCTGATACGGACGCTGAGTTGTCTTATTATGATATCGATAACAAGTTCTTTGGTATAGGGCTATCCATGGGCTGGGATAATCGGTTCAAGAGGGTTCTAATAACCAAGAAAGATTATATACCGGTAGGGAATCCGAGCGAGTACCAATTCCGTGGCGGCCGGTTCTACAGGAACGGGCAGGCGGTGGAGCTACAGGACGCCAGCCATTTCACGGACGTCTCGTTCACCGTTGGATATAACTGCCTGAAGGGTGAGTGGAAATCATATTTATCCTACACCCCTGATTATTATATCGAGCACCAGCATTATTTCCAGTCTGGAAAGAACTACTCAAGTGAAAGTCAGGAGATAGGGTTATGGTCTCATGGATTGACCAACCAATCGTATCAAGTATTTTACGGTAAGCTATATCCGTTCGTTATAGAGGTCCCGGTACGTGAGCAGTATGTGAATAAGATCCTCACGAACTACCAATATCGGATGGATGCCAGAAGGTATCAGGATGAGGTTAATTACCAAATCCTTAGGACTACTGGATTCAATAAGGCATGGTTTTATAATGATACGAACAACAGCGGTGAACTTCGGATGGTTATCGCCGACAAGAACGATATGAGCCAGCGGTTAAGGTATCCTATAACCAATGATGATAGCCGTGAGATACTGGTGACGGAGGTTGATCAGAAGATAAATATAAATGACTATTTTAACGAGGTCAAAGACGATACGAACAATCTTCCGATATGGGTTAAGGATGTGAATGACATTGGCCGGGAGATCGACCCCAGGGCTGTCGATTATCATCGGAGGTGGCGTGATCGTCTTCGTGGCGATTGGTTCTTGGCTAGGTTCGTGAATGACATTGAGAGCCGGTTCAAGATGATAGTACGTTGGTTTAGCAACGATGAGAAAGTTTATTGAGGTGATTATATACCTTTAAATATTTGATGTTATGGCAGCAGGGAAAACTAGCAGTAAAAAGAAGGGCAAATGCCCGAAATCAGGATGTATCAAGAAAGTAGGGAGTGATTGGCGAGTGGTCAGTAACAAGACCGGTAAATTATGGCCGGCTAAGTACAAGTCTAAGGAGAAAGCTAAAGGAGCCTTGGCTGCTTATCACATGCATTAGCGTATAAACGGGTACATGATTTATTATGTGCCCGTTTCGTGTTTTTAGGCTTATGAGATTATAGTTATCTTTGTGAAAAATGTAGTATATGTCTAAGAAGAATAAACCGGAGGAAATCCCATCGTGGATAAAGGATTTATATAAGGAGGATCTTGATCGTGTCGTAAGAGGCGAGCGTCCTATGTATTTCAGGGGTATGGATGATAGTTCTTTGAGAAACGTGTCCCCGGAGTTTGATATCCTTAGCGGAGGAGCCGCAGTTAAAGGCATGAATGGGATAAGAGGTGCGTTGTCCCCGTTGAATAATGGCATGGGCAATTATAATTTCAGTATCAGGGGTATAAATAAGAAGATCGGTGAGTTGGTTGATGAGGCGGGGCTATATTTACCTGAGAAATTAAGACCTGTATATCGGACTGTGGTGGATGCTATGTCGAGTTCCAAGGATAAGGGGTTGGGTCATATCACGCAGCCGTTGGCCAACGCCCTGTACCCAGCGGACGAGCGACGGGACCGGCGTCTGGAAGGGGAGCATCCCGTTGGTTATGTGGATGCCATAGACGGTATATGGCCCATGGAGAAATATGGGCTATGGGGAGAAAAAATTGAGAGGAAGCAAGATGGAGGAGAAACAAGAGAGTCTGTTCTTGATAGACCTAGATTCGGGAGCAGGGTATTGGATAATTACGTAGCTTCTGCTCACCCGGTTTTGTCAATAATATATGATATCGCTAATTCAAGGTACACTGATGGCCCTACTCGCATAAATAAAGCTGCGTATTCATCAATAGATCCTATGGGGAAGAATCCGGAATGGTATGAGTATCCTGTTCATTTTATGAAGATGTTCGGGAAATATATATCTGGTGATTTTAATAACAAGTTATATGGCGATAGTGATAATGATGATTTAGGCACAAGAACTAGTGATGAGGCTTGGGCTAAATACAATAAACTCCCTTACGATGAGTCTGTATTGATAGATAATGGTGATGGTACGTATAGTATACGAAAGGAATTATCTAATAGGATGATACCTGATTCGTCTATCGTAAGGAATAGGATTGATGTGAATAGGAGTCTGTTTGATAAGGAAACTAAGGAATACAATGAAGGACTTATAAAAGCTTTAAGTGATGCCGATCCAGAGGAGTATGAGAGGATTCAGAGGGAATATAAGGATCTGAAAAGGGTAAGAGAGGGTGCCATATCAGCGGACGAGATGAATATAAAAGGGTTGAGGTCTCTTTATGATAAGGGGTATGGTGTCGTGAATGAGTATAATTATAGGGATCGTAGACTTGATAAGAACGAGACGGGTCCTCATAGTGTACTTGGTGATTATACGATATATCGTGACAAGGATATGGGCGGATACAGATATAGGGATGTATATGATTTCAATCCCGCTGTCCAGTTTCTTTTGAATGGGGATGTATTTAAGATAGATGGTAGTATTGATAAAAAGGATAGAGGAGGTTCGGTAAATACAGGGAGGGCTTATGGTTCTGGCAAGTATGTAATTGATCCTCGTAGATCAGAGGATAGTAAGATGGCTGTATATGACGAGATATGGGATTATCTGACCGACAAGAAGGGAATACCACAAACGCAAGCTATCGGTATCCTGTCGAACATCGCCGCCGAGTCCGGAGGGGACACCGAAGCCCTAGGAGCCGCCGGTGATTTTGGCATCCAACAATGGCTTGAACCGAGGAAGAAGGAGCTACAGCGCAGGTATGGGAAGAAACCGACATTAACCCAACAACTGGATTATCTCGTGGATGAGTATCAAGGCAAGGTCCCGGGGTTAGGTTGGAATTACATCAATCAAGGAAAGTTTTTTGACAAGGACGCTCAAGGTAATGTATATAATTACTATATGTATTCTAAATCCGATTTCGATAACGCCGTCAACTACAAGGACGCTACCGTGGCATGGAATCAAGGATACGGTAGGCCTCTTGGATCGACCTTAAGAAATGAGAAGAGATTTGAGTTCGCTGATATGTTCGCTAATAGGTATGGTGTCCCGGAGAACGAGCCAATGAGATACGAGTTCGGACAGCGGGATTCGGGCACGGGGGACGGAGGTCAGCAGCCCGTACCTGAGACGGTAGCCCCTGCCGATCCTTCTTTGGCTTCTCGCCCATCTATGGATATTTGGTGGGAGAAGGAAGGCCAAGACCTGTTATATAAGATGCTAGCTCAATCCGGCGCTAACAAGAAATCTATAGAGGACATCGCCAATAATATTAAGAATGATTCTCAATCGGAGGCGCAGATAGCGGAGGCCGAGCGTATGCGTAGGGAACAGGCAAAAAGGCAGTTGGTTCTTAATATGATACCGGGGTTAAGCCTTAACATAAAAGGTGTGAGCAGAAATAATAGTTAGTATTTTAATGATAAATAATTTGTTATGAATAAGTTGTTGTTTTTATTTGATATGTTATTTAAGGGGACTTGTTTTACCCCCCCCTCTAGTAGTTTAGGATGGGAGAATAGATGGGTAGATGCTATGGCTGATGATAGGAGGATGGTTATAGCATTGTTAGTAAAATATCTAAGGGGAGGTATGTTATGAGAAGACGTGTAATGATAGGTCCCAAAAGCTTGGATGTATTGTATACATACACTTATAATAGTAATAATTACCATACATTTGTAGCTCCAAAGTCGGCGTATTATTATGTTGAGTGCTGGGGTGGTCAAGGTAATTATGGTTACAATGATAGCGAAGATAGGTTTACCAGATCTAATGACCCTGGGTATGGTGGATATGTGGCTGGATTTATCAAGTTAGTTGGTGGTGATATCATTTATGTGTATTGTGGAAATGGTGGACTTAAGCAGACGAGTAATGTTGTAAAATATAATTATAATGGAGGAGGTTCAGGGCATTCAATGACTAATGAGAGTTCTGGAAGGTATATCTATGAGGGAGCCGGGGGCGGAGCTACAGATTTGAGGTTGTCCAACAATAGCGATCCTCTAAACGTAGATTCTTTAAAGACCCGTATTATGGTAGCCGGGGGAGGCGGTGGAGGATGTGAGTATTATTTTATTGGGCATGGAGGATCAGCGGGAGGGTTGAAGGCGTATCTGGGGGGCTATGCCAAGGGAACTCCTGCATCCCAAGTGGCGGGAGGATCTAACTCCGACAATAATTTAACTAACGGAAATGGGGGTCTATTAGGAGTGGGAGGAGGATGTGGTTTTGATGGCGGTTCGTATTCCTCTGGTGGAGGAGGAGGCTTTTATGGAGGACCAAGCGGCGGGATATCGTCGAACGCTATTCAAGCTGGTGGTGGAGGGGCCTCGTATATATCCGGTCATCCGGGATGCGTGAAATATGATAAATATGTATTTACTAACACTAAAATGATAGATGGGAACGGGTTCGTATGGACAGATGTGAAAGGGGAATTAGAAAAAATGCCTAATCCTTTGGGTGGATTATATGATTTAGGAAAGGGACATATAGGTTCTGGATATTGTCGTATATCTATATTCCAATAAATATTTATATATTTAATCAGTTTAGTGTTATATTTGCGAAGTAATTAAACGTTTTAGATATGAAAAGATTGTTATTTTTATTTGCTATGTTATTGACGCCGTTCGTTTTGATGGCGCAAGAGGTAATCCTATCAGAAGGGGCTATCACTATTGATTTAACTACCTTCACCGGCATCATGGCTTTCGTCACGATGTCAGCTACGCAGTTAGCCAAGGTTGTGCCGTATATTGACACCCATAAGTGGGCTAAAGTCCTATCCGCCGTAGTCATAGGTATGCTGGTTTGTATATTAGCGTGGCTACTAAAGGTGTCTCCATTGCTTATAGGGAGTGAATGGTGGGAGGCTCTATTATATGGAGTGGCTGTAGGTCTCAGTTCTGCCGGTTTCTATGATTTGGTTAAGGCTATAGGATCATTATTCATAAAAAGAATTTAATTCTGTACATAATAATAGCATTTGCTGAGAGACTCATCGTTGTGAAATGATGAGTCTCTGTTTTTTTTAAATTATCTTTGTGTCAGAACGAAATTAATTAGACATGAGCAAATACGTAATCAAGAGAAAGATACCTAAATATCAAGAGGCCGGGGAAGTCGGGTCGTATATGATTGGTAATATGGACGGTATACAAGGGTTAGGTATAGAACCTTTGGTGAATACCAACCAAGGATTACCCGCGCCGGTCAATCCGCTAGGGATATATTCTTTGGATACTCCAGATCAGTTGAGGACTAAATATGCTAATGCTTTTGATCAGGATGATGTATTCCCGGCTAGCTTCAAGGGCAGTTTGCAACGTATAGCTGAGAATTATCAGGACAATGGTATTACGCTTAATAACATAACTGTTAACGATGTTGATAAGTCTAAGACCGGTTCAGGCGAGACGGATGTTTTTGATTTTACTACCATCCCCTACTATGGCGCTGATGATATAGGGTCTAGATTCACTCAGATGGGTCGTGGTATAGGGCGTATGAGAAGCGAGGGATATGGTGATTTATCCACTGGGGCTAAAACAGCTAATACGATAACCACCATAGCCTCAGGAATTAGTGGTATCATGGGATTGGCTCGTAACGTGGTTTCTGGGATAGCGTCAGAGAAAGGTACTCGTACCAATATCAGGTTAGCTCAGGAGCGTGAGGCCAGACAAAGAAGGCAATCCCAGATGCAGTACAAAGATGGTGGGGGTGTTTATCTAGGACCTAATAATAGGTTCGATAGCGGAAGCCTTACCGGTGAGTACCTGTATCCGTTACCTAAGTCGATGGAAGATCAAGCCAACGTAGAGGTCGAGAAGGGTGAGTACGTGACGCAGCCCGGAGAGGCGCCGATGGAGGCTATGGGGCAGAAGCACGCCGATGGTGGAACCCCCGTTCCCTTGGAGCAGGGAACGAAGGTTATTACCGACGACACAACCATAGAGCCGGATTTCGCTAAATACATCAGAGATACGTATGGGATCAAAGCCACGCCTAAGGATACGTATGCTACGTTAATGGACAGGTATAAGGCTAAGATCGGTCTTAAATCGGCTTACGATGATCAGAAAAAGGCGCTGGAGAAGCTGAAGAAAAACGATAAGATAGATGACGAGAATACAAGGCGTTTAAACGCCTCCGTATTATCCAAGGCTATAAATGATAGCAACGATATCGTTAATGGATTAGAGGGAAGATTTACGGACTTCGCTAACGTCATATACAAGGAGCAGGAAGACCGGAAGATAAAGAAGGATGAGGATACGTATTTCGCTAAGGGTGGTGAAATAGATAACATCATATCCAGATCCATGAAAGGAATGGAAGGTCTTGATTTTATACTTGACCCTCATAAGGTGGCTCCCGGTCCTATGGATATAGGTGATGTGGAGGATCCTGATGTTAAGTTGGATATGCCTGAGCTGATTGATCCTAATACACTCCCTAAGACCAATACAAATGCCAGTACTAACACCGGTAAGACTAATAATGGTAACGGGAACAGGAATATAGTGGGTGGTGGCCTTGACTTCCCTGAGGTGTTCAGGATGACCCCGGGAGCCGTGACAACGGAAGGTCTGGAAAGACATTACGCTCCTACCGTGGACCCGGTATTGAGATCTGCTGATCAGTATATGGTTGAGGCTAATCGTGCTTTCCAATCACAATTGGATCAGATGGGTAATGTCCCGGATTCCCAGAGAGGGGCTTTATCATCCAACCTACAGGCGATATTAAGTTCCAATATAGGTAAGTATATAAATGAGGTAGAACAAGGTAACGTGGCTCAAAGAACTTGGGCTGATAATATAAACGCTCGCACTTGGGCTGACACGTATGATAAGAATATAGCCCAACGTCAGGCTTATCAACAACGGATATTGCAGGGGTTGGCTATTAATGACGAGAACTGGGCTAGGTATTTCGATAGCGTAAATGATGAGATCCAGCAGAAGTGGAATACGGCTACGACCATGAATACATTAAGGTCTATATTCGGGGATGTAAAGATCGGTCTTAATGGGCAGCTGATCGCTGATCCTCAAGGAGATATATTGAGTTATAGGAGATTATATCCCGCTCAGGAAGTAACTAAAAGCAAGAAAGGATAAAGGATGGCTTCACAATACAGTATATTAAGGAATTACGGTAAGTACGTATCACCCTACAACATGGATGTCATGATGCAGGGTATGGGATACATGCAACAGAAGATAGATACGAATCGGCAAGCTATTAATGAGTACGCTGATTATATTATTAATTCTGATATAGCTAAACCTCAGGATAGGGAATATCTTCAGAATAGATTAAATGGATTGATACAGGATGTGAATAACGTGTATCGTAAATCCAATCTAGCTTCTGATGGTATAGCCAGAAGTATACAAGCCCGTCTTGGAGAGGCTTTAGATACCCGTGTATTGAACGCCATTGCTGGAACGCGTGAGTTTAGGGAACTATCTACTAAATTAGAGGATATGAAGCTGAATAATCCTAAGATGTATAGTCCCATAAATGAATCAATGGCTCTTATGCCTTATTATAAATGGTTGAATGATGGTCAGGTAGGAACTAGATTAGAACCTCTTCATTACACTCCATATACGGATTATAACGCTGAGATAGATGGTAAGGTGAAGGATTTTTTGACCAAGCATAAGGGCCAGAAAATACAGATCCCGGTTCTCAATGATAAGGGCGAGAGAACGGGAGAGATTATTGAAAAGACAATTGATGAGATGGGGTATTCTGAGATAAGGAATATTATAGCATCCAGTATGTCCCAAAACGCTAAGGCTCAAATACAATTGGAAGGTCAATACATGGCTCTCACCAATCCTCATATGTTCAATCAACAATCTACCTCTGCTTTTATTCAACAATATGTGAATGATTTTGATGCTAAGGAAAAAGCTATAAAGGCGGAATTAGGGGGTGTTGGTAATGATGCTAATCGTAAATTAATGCTTGAGACTAGTTTGGCTGATTTACGTAATCAGAAACAGACTTTCATAGATGAGGCTAATTCGTTTATAGGACCTAATTATGATGCAGAAAGAGCGGGTGCCTTTATGGTTCAACAGGAGTTTCTTAGGGGGGCAGCTATGAGATGGTCTTATAATAATTCATCTGTCATCCGCAAGGCTGATGATTATTACTATAAAGAAGATGAGAGATTAGCTCGCAACGCCAAGTTCGTGTGGGATCAAAAAATGGATAAGGAAAGGCTTAAGATAGAACAATCAAAGGCTGATGCTGCATGGGCTAGGGCTATAGGTGGAGGAGGAAGTGGAATGAAAGGGTCAGTATCTACTAGTGTTCCAGGAACATCGTATACTGTTCCTATTGCGCAAGAAAAGGTAAAACCATCAACAAGGTTGATGGATAATATCGCTTCTAACAGGGAGAGTATAAAAGTTAAATTTGATGTTTTGGCAAATGCTATAGGTGACAATGTGATGTCTAATATAAATGCTTATATAGATAATAACCCCGATGATTTTAAGGGTATGTCACATCAAGATGCCGTCATGAAATTCATTATGAATAATAATGGAGCTAAGTATGATGGTTTGAAGACTGATAAGGCGAAGAAGGCTTATGAGGATCTTGCAGAGGCGTATGACCAAAGAAATTCATATTATTCCATTTATGACGGAGCTATGGATGCCAAGAAAAAAGTGTCTCAGAATCTTGATAACGCCATTATGGGGGAAATATCAAATAACCCTGGCATGGATATTTATCTAGATAATGGAGAGAATGTCAATGTAGGTGATATGTCTAGATTATCATCTGTTCGTATGGGTGGTAAATCCGTCAATCCTTTTACTGCCGCTAAAGTTTCTTCTTTGATGTCAAGATTGGTCGATACTGTCTCAGATGTTATAGGACCGTCTTACGATCCTTCTGGTCAAGGCAGATTGATAGAAGGAAGGAGTGTTATAGACGTGGGTAAGGCTGAATTGATATTAGATGAGATAAATGAATCTTTGGGTACAGATTTTACCGTGGATGAATTAGACGCTGCATTGAAGGATAATATTACTGATAATAAGACATGGGATAGACTGTTAGTTAGGTTTGATGGAGATAAAGATAAGGCTAATCTGGCTTATATCACGTTAAGAAATATAAATAGAGAAATGGGTTCTCCATTTGCTCATAAATGGTCTAATTCAGGCCCTATCAACAGGGTTCTTGATGATATGGATGATGCTTATAATAGGTATATAGAATCTAGGTATGATGAGTTCGGAAGAAAGGGATGGACTTTTAATGAGAGGGCAAAATCCAATTCGGAGGAATTTAGATTATATAATAGTATATATAGTTTAGCTAATAAATCCGGATTGAAATTAGATAAAAAAGAAGGATCTCATACATTGTCCGTTGAACAGGATGATGATAATAATTGGTGGATAATAGCTGATGCAGGAGAGGATAAGGCTCAACGGGTTCAAGTATCAGAACAGGATTTGGCAGGGATAGGATTTACTACCTATACTAAGTCAAGAAATATCCCGTCAGTCTCATACAAGTCGAGGGTGTCTGGGGCAGGGTTTTCTTCTGCCTCCGATAAGGCTTATGGGAGATCGGTAGCCGATTTAGGTCTTGGTTCTTATGCTACGGCTGATAACGCTAAAGATGATATACGCTCATTTGTTTTGCCTTTGTTCCCGGATGATTATCATAATGATATGTCTATGATAATATCTGCGGTTATAGATGGATCTAGCAATTATGAGGTCAAGGCTGAGGGATATGATCGAGGGTATGGACGGCATGGTGTGGAGATTAAGATATATAAGAAAGGTTATGGAGGTGATCCTTCTAACAACCCTTTATATACTATAGATAAAGAAGGTGTTGATTACGCTGATAATATAGCTAAGGTTATGAATATAGCTCCTCAGGCTTATTTGGTGGAGGCTCTTAAAGAGGCTATGACTAAAGAGGCTAATTCTGTGAATAGTTCTTTTGGAAGGAAGGATATTAATGAGGATCTGTATAATATTATGTTACCGGTAATGGATATTATAAATAAAAAGAGGAATGGAAACGAGCAATAATAATTTACCCGATGGTAGGGATATAGCTCAAAAGCATGGGTATCCGGTTATGGATCCAATGGAGATAAGGGCAGTTGGTGTATATCCGAGTTCATTAGGTGACGATATAAACAATCCACCTTTACCTAACCTTGATCCAAATTCTTTGGTCGATGATTCTAAAAAGGCTATACCAGCTTTATCAGAAAGAATAAAAAGACGTGTTAAATCGTCTTATTATGATGATTTAAGGGCTAAAACTCCTGAGGATAGTATTATTAGTAATGGTATCCCATCTGGTAGGTTTGATGTGTCCGGTCCTCGTATAGGTCTTGATGAATCAAGATTTAGATTAAGTGATGGGACTTGGATACCTAAATACGAGTCATTTCAGGCTGGCGTTGATAATGATTCCAGATTAGCTAGAAATCAAGGTACAGGAGAGAAGATATTTAGGGGATTGGGTAAATTTGTTTATAAGACGGCTTTGTATGGTATAGGAGGTATTATTCAGCCTTTTTATGGTATTTACGAGGGAGTCACTAAAGGTAAATTTGAATCCGTTTTCAATAACGATTTTACTCGTTGGTTAGATGATATGGATAAGCGAGGAGATTATAGGCTCGCTCATTATTATGATAAAGAAGAGAGAGATATGGGATTTCTTCGTAGTCTTGGAACTGCTAATTTCTGGACTAACGATTTCCTTTCGGGTCTGGCTTTTACCGCTGGTGCCATGTTATCATCCGCCGTATATTCCGGGGCCGGTCTGATGAACCTTGCTCGTACCGGAGCTAGGGCTGGGGTGGCTTTAGCTAGGATAGGCAAGGCCGCTTCGGACACCAAGAAAGCATTCGGCGCTTACCTTAGGGCCGCCCGTATAGGGCAGAGGGTAGGCAAGGGGCTGGATACCGCCCTATTTCTTGGTACGTCTACCTCATGGGAAGCTTCAGTGGAAGCCAGAAGTATGTTGATGGAGGCCGAGGAGAACTTCAGGCAATCTTATCGTAACGCTTATGGGAGAGAAGTCCCGTATGAGGAGCTTATGAGGTTCAGGGCTGACAATGCCAATGCCGCTAACGCCGTATTCGCCGCAAATGTCGGCATATTATCATTATCCAACATAGCTATGTTTGGTGATATGTTTGGTATAGAGCTTGGTGTAGACAAGTTTATAAAACGCAATATATTTGGCGTAGGAGCCGAGAGAATGGACAACGGTGCACTAAGGGCTATAACACCAAAGAAATGGCAGAAAATAGCTGGTAATACGTTTAATATCATCAAGCGACCGGTATCTGAGGGTTTGTTCGAGGAGGGTCTTCAAGGTGTGTCCAGCAAGTCCGCGGAGGATTGGGTGGAATCAAGATATAATCCTATGGCCATCCGTCAGAATATAGGTTATATGGAAGCTATAAAGAACGGATTCAAGGAGACATACGGATCTAGCCAAGGCTGGAAGGAGATCGGCATCGGTATGATTATCGGATCGGTTATGGATGGAAAGACCATTGGGGGTATAAAGGAATGGAGCCAAGACATGTCCCGGAACAAGGGGATGGTGGATGCCTACAACGCCAATGCCGGCGCCTTGACCGAGGCTGCTGTCCGTGCTATTCGTGGCAGTATGGCTCTTAACGCTCAATTATCTGGTGTAGACACATCGTACGAGAGTGATGGTAGGATTATAAACAAGGATTTTAGTGACGCCGTATTCAATCGTCTTCGTTATGATTCGGAGATGGGGATGCTGGATGATACGAAGGAGAATTTCAGGACGGTAGTCGAATCTATACCTAATAGCGATATAGCGTCCGATATGAATATGACGGATGAGCAGGTCAATGAGTATAAAGCCGATCTTGTCAATGAGTTTAATAAGAAGGTGGATAATTTCACCATGGCCAACAGGTTCGCCGATTCTCTTACCGAGGGTATATCCAATAGATCGTTCAATACCTATATCTCTAACATGGTATATAATGGTCTTGAGGCGAAGGATAATTTGAACGATATAGCCAATCAGTTAAGAAGGATATACAATACGGATATAGGTCCCGCTCTTGATATATATTCTCGTCTTAATCCTGATTCGAGCAGGGATCTTGAAGAACTTAGGAAGCTTACGGATGATATACAGAGGATGGAGAAGAATATCTTGAGGCTTCAACAAAGTGTCGCGTCGAAGGACGCTCTTGAATCTGATAAGGCTAAGTTGGTCAAGGAGAATGATAGGCTTCTTAAATTAACAGAGGATAGGATCGCATTGGAGAGGAAATTAACTACGTTAATTAACTCAGAGGCTGATATATCTAAGTTGTTCTTAAATAGAAATGATTCAAGGATCAGTGCCGCTGATCTTATGGCGGCTTATGATACTATAGCTGATTTTGAGAACGTCGTATCTATCCGTGGGGTTGATAATTATAAGGAGGCTATGGCATTGCTTAGTGAGTATCGTCATAATCTTGTGGCTTATAAGAATATAAACGAGTCTCTTCGTCGTATGCGTGACAGAAGATTCATCCGGGCGCAGGAGCGCGGGTTCATGAAGATATTATCGAACGTATGGGGTAAGACTTATGAGGAGGATGATAGCAAGTATGATTTCAGGAATACTGATAATCCTGATGCCAATGATCTTTACGCCAACGACCAAGCTATAGACAAGGCTTACCAAGATGGTCTTATAGGGGAGGATGAGGCATTTATGTTCAAGACATATAATCATATGATAGCCAGATCTATGGAGAACGAGATTAAGACCGATGAAGGTAATATAGTCGAGAGGGTTCCTGATGATGAGGATATCATAAATCCTTCTGACGATAGAATCAATAATATAGCTATAAAGATATGGAACGGTAATGAGGATGTCTTATCTCCTAGGGAGAGACAGATATATGATAATAACAAGCCTCGTGTCGATAGTCTAGTTAACGGGTTTGGGGATAATCCTATTTCAAGGATCAATAAGGCTAGATCGATAATAGATAGATTGAAGATCCATGATAATATTTATGATAATATCAAGGACGCTGTTGATGATATTGTAGATATGAATATCAATGGTCTTGATCAGGATCAGATCAAAGAAGCTATAAAGACTTATAATGATCTTATGAATGAGGCTGACAATGGCAATGAGTTTGATCAGGATAAGCTTAATGAGGCTATTGATATTATCAATAATTATTCCGATGGGCCTCTTCTTCAATTCGTGGAATGGATGAGGTTGTATGATAACGGAAGTATAGCTGTCAAGGATTACGATAAATCCATACCTATGGGTGATGTCCTCACAGAGAGCGAACCCGGGACATCCACCGGCAGGACGGAAGTTAACGCCGCCCAGAATCCGGTGGTGTTGATGGCTCAGAAGAGAGAGATCGGTGGGGTTATGTATTATGAAGTTGGCGGAATGAGACTTGACAGGTTTATGGACAGTCTTGGGCTTAAAAGATCTGATGCCACTGATACTGATAATGGAAGGGTGATGGATTTCACCAACGGAACCGACATATTTACTGTTATAGAGTCAGATAACCACTCAAGATGGATGATTAGCAAGGATGACGCTCAGGCTTTCGAGAACGCTACCGGTGTCATATTGGGGCGGCAAACCGCCTTGTCGACCTCCAACTGGTTCATGGTGTATCGCAAGGGGCAGGATGGATCTATTGTCCCTTATTATACGGGTGATACGTTTGGATCTAACAACGAGTCGGTGAATCAGGAAGCAACGGCTAGCCTCCGCAAGGGTGATATGGTAAGGTTTAAGATGGATATGTTAGATCCATATACCAAGGAATTGTATGATAAATACAATAGCCTTAACGCCGTTGACCCTAATTCTGATGAGACTAAGTCGGCTTACCGAGAATTGGTTGATAATATGGTTATTAAGATCGTGGATGGTGATGGTAATTTTGTCTCGGTGCTAAAAGCCAATGATCCAGACTCAAAAGGGAGTAACGCTGATTTAAGGAGTATGGCCTTTGAGTTGTATAGGGATAATGTAGGATCTGTCGCTGGCGAGATTGATATACCGTTTGTAGGTACAGTTACCAGTGTTTTGCCGGGAAGACCTAATTTTAGCGTAAGTGATGATAATGGTACGTTGATGGTATCCGAGAATGACTTTACCAACGAGACGGTTGGTAAGGTCGAGAGCGTAGGATATATAGAGAATGGGGAGGTTACGATGAGGGATGATATTAAGTATAATATATTCCCGTTCTGTACGGCTATCGTCAGGGACAAGTATGGTGACTATAAAGATTCACGTATCCCGGTCGTAGCTATAAAGACAGGAAATGGAAGAAATTACCTGTACCCCGTAAGATTGAAAAATCAGGATATATCGTCATTCTCATCCATGATCGGATCGATGGCTGATAGGATTACGGAGGGTCTAGGCGGAGGCGTAAGTATTGATGATATAATGGATCTTAATAACGCTATAGCCAGATCTGGGTTGGATAATAAGACATATATGATTCCGCTGGCGGGAGACGTGGATGTTATCAAGAACCGGCTTAAAGCTGTCAAGGAAGCGGCTAGCAGGATGCCTATGACCGCTGACGTAAGAGGATGGATAGGTGATTCCAGAACTAAGGAGGATATTTTGATGAATGACGTTACGATCAACATCGATCTTAACAACGATCCTTTCATAGCTCCTAAGTTTAGGATGAGTATCAAGGATAACAAGGTATCCAAGGAGGAGACGGAAGTCTCGTTCCCTAACCTGCCGGATCTGCCATCGGAGTTCGCCTCGCCTACGAAGGCGGCCGAGGACAAGTCTTTGGTTTCCGACGGTAACGTAGTATCCGGAGAAAATGAGGCGGAAAATCCTTGCTAAATAAAATATCTTGACTTATCTTTGCGGCGTCAGTCCATCACCTGACGAGTAAGATATTTAAAAGTTGGTCCCTGTCGGGTGTGTGATGGCCCCGGTGGGGACTTTTTTTAGTAGATGCAACTAGACGCTTTTTTACACCGGAAAATTATGCAAGACCTACGCATCCAGCGAGTGAAGGTCTTGATGATGTTATACACCAGTAACTATTTTGTCAATGTCAGACAAAAGCAGTTGCTTGATCATTCATACGCATTAAGCAGGGATCAGGCTTTTGATTATATGACTGAGTTCAACAAAAGGCTTAGTGATAAGGTTGGTATAAAATGTACGATGGATGTACTTCTGCCTACCGATGATGATAATGCTAACATCATAATCGAGCACAATGGTATTATCAAGAAGTTGATGAAGGAAGCTGAGAAGCTGGAACTTGATACTGATGCTATCAAAGCCATGATGCGTGATCTTCTTAATGAGTTGAAGGATGATATTGATCTTAATATCCTGATATTTGACGTAAGCCAGTTGCTTATAAAATACAATCTATTTAGGTTGGAGGCTATAACCGAGCAGGAGTTCAAGAACTCTTTTGTCAGAATGGATAGCAGGAATATGGAGATAAAGAAACTAACTTTATCTGATATCAAGAAGGTGGTGATGATGATGGAGGATAGATATAATCGCTTTGTATGGTGAGAGAATATGATAGATTACAATTTTTGTAAAAATATCTCCTATTTGTTTGTAGTTTCAAAATAAGGCCTTATATTTGCGGTGTCCATCCGTTATTGGACCATAAGAAGATATTAACTCGCCTAGGCGTAGGCGATAGATGAGGGCTATTGGTGGAATAACGGACGCCAATGGTCCTTGTTGTTTTTTATATCATGGATAAAGATTATATCTTGAGATCGTATGATGATTTAAGTCATTTTTGTCATACAGGGAAATTTAAATATGCTGATTGTTCAGCATGTTCTAAAGAGCTGGATGTTATTGTTAAAAGATTTTTGAAAGATTGCGATCGTTCAAAAAAGGATGATTTGTTTATTGTTGATGATTGTAGGATAACATCAAATGATAACGATTATAGTAATTTCCTTTATATGTCACTAATAACATTATTTGGTAGAAGTGATTTTAATCTTGATTATACTTTGAAGCTGTATGATTATTTTATATTGGCAGCTATTAAACGACAAGATGAGCTATATGACGCAGGTTATGGTGAGTATATAATTGATAGAATGTGTTTAGATCATGTCTTCAATGGTGTTGTTTATAATATTACCATATCAAATACAAATAAGGATATAGATGATATCAAATTTACTATATCTAATAAATTAAAAGTAAATGACGCTATACCTAGGTTGATGTCTAAGATAAGACCATGGTCAACGAAGTATGATTTTGAAGGTTTGTACGATTCTATAATAGGATATACTTATTTTTTAAAAAGAGAAAAGAGTTACGGTTTAAAAAACAGTGAATTATTGCGTACTTATATAGGGGTAGATACTAGCAACGGTCTTATAAAAATTGGTAGATCTAAGGATTTATACACCAGAGAGAATAATTTGAAGGTGAGTAATATTTATTTTCATATGATTGCATATGTTGATATGGATGTAGAACGTGAGTTGCATAATAAATACAGTGTTTATAATGTTGATAGAGAGTGGTTTCATTTAAATAGAAAACAAATTAATGAAATTATAAAAAAATATAATTTTAGTATTATAAAATCAAATGCCAAATATTTTGATAATATAGATGATATTTTCGCTAAACGATAAATTCCATTTTTTTTGTTATTTAGGATTGAGTTTTTGCCTGTCCGTGAGGATCGGCAAAAAGATTTGTACTTTTCGGAGAAACATAAGGTTTGTTATTATTGTTATTTGGCTCCCGTCCGCTCGTGAGAGTAGGCGGGATTTTTTATATCTTTGTGTCAAAACGATTTAGCAATGGGAAGATCTTGTTATGTGATAAAAAATAAGGAGGGTGGGGTAGATAATGTCCTTGCCCCTAACAACCAACCATCCGGATTATACCAAAGGGCGATGGAGGTGCTGGGCGACCAGAAGCAGGCCTTATCGGTCTGGGGTACGGCCTACTCCACCGACTTCGTGTCTTTCTTTGGCGATTGGATGTCCATGCCATCGGAATATGACCTAGATAGTAACGGGGAACCTAGGTATGATGATGTCATGTCCTTTATCAAGCGGAAGAACTATTTCGCTGGCAATTTCATGGCCGATGAGGTTAAGGATATCAATAACACCCTTACTTCCTTGGGAGTCGATAATATCAACGATCTTAATGATATGATCATATCCAATTTCCTCTCCGGTGGTGATATATTTCTCAATAGGTACAATCTTGAGCGATCAGGGATGTATGACGCCGATGAGATTGATAATATCATGACCAACCGATCGGCGTATGAGCGGGTAAGGGATATGATGAGGAGGGTTGTCGATTTTATGTCTGACGGGGATCTTAATGAGAAGGATATGCATTTCCTATCCTCCGAGTCAGGCCTTGGTGATGATTATATGATATATGAGGATACATATGACTCGTTAGGAAAGAGAAGGGGCTTGAATCCAATAGAGGTAAGGGATACGATCATGAGGGCGGTAGGCGGTATCAGCGACCGCCGGGAGTTCGATCAGGCTTTCGCCTCCATCCCATACCTTTCCTTGGCACTCCGGTATCAGGAGGATCAGGATTACGCAGATCGGATGTATGACACGTATCGTAATATGACCCGTATGGAGGTTCGGAGTCAGGACGGAAATACGATTACCGATTCACACTATTACAGTACCATACCATATATCAGTATGCCTAAGGATATGAAAGGTTTAAGGGATAAGGTTGGTGAGATAATCGATATGGATGATTTTAAGGACATCAAGGACGTTTCCGGACGTCTGTATGACATAGCTATGGATCTTGCTGACATGGGCGTGGATATAAGCGAGGCGATCAGCGATGAGATGGTTATATCCAGACCGGAGGATATCCGTGATCTTATGGCGTCGCTGGATGTCATGTTATCTTCCATACAGGCCGGCAATCCGGTATACGATAGCTTTATCTCCGATCTTGACAGGATAACAGGAAAAGGGAACCCGATATATGAGGTTCAGGATATTTACCCTACCGGTGATAGGATGGTGTATGTAAGGTCCGGGAAAACATCCCCTTCCGATATGTATGATAGGAGCATGTTGTATATGGGTAGGAATACGTACCATAACACAGCCCCGATAACCGACACCGATCAGGCCTATGAGATGTTGGCCGATATCGGGATAGAGCGGCCCTCGTACTTGCCGGCTGGCGTGGTTCCTGCCGGGGCTTCTCGATCCGATATTGACGTGATCAAGGATAACATAAAGAAGCTAGTTATGTCCAACATCTCATCCTCGAATACTGAGAACATGATCCTTACCAGATTAATATATCAGCATCCCGTAACCCCTAAGATGGATGATGTCGATATTGATCGGGAGTTCAGGAGATACGAGGCTAGGCAGGGAAAGGATCGTGATTTTATCAAATCCTGTACATCGTTGAGGAAGATCCAGATCAAGGAAAGGTTAAAAAAATCGGATTTATATAATAATGTCTTACGTTTCCTTGATTTTAATGGATTTTATAATGTATCTTTGAACCACCATGACAGAAGTACGTTGAAAAGCATGGAGATATCGTTGCCGGAAGGTCAGGTAAGGGATCTTCTGTTTGACGTGGCTATCGAGTCCGGTGACAGTAGCATGAGAAACCTTTTCTATCTGGATAGACAGGATAGGATGATGGATGCCGGGTTTTATAGGTATCTGTACCAAAGGAATCCGGGCCTGCTCCGGGAGGTCAACGGCGGCGTCGAGGCGAGACCGGACGGTTCGTTCTTGGCTCGTGGAAGGTATGATGATTTCGTGTCGTTCCAATCCGGCTTATATGAGAAGATAGGTGAGACGGTTGATGGATCAATATATAGGTTCGTCGATGATCTTATATACTCCGATCCATCATCATATCAAGAAAGCGTGGTACGAAGGATGGGTGATGTTACGGTAAGGAGTGACGATAACCGCCTGTCAAGGATAGAGGATAATCCTTCATCCAGTAAGATAGTTAATGAATACACTGCTAATACAAATAAGTTGATGCGAGATTTTTCGTGTAGTTAATCTCTCTTTGACGTCGTGAGACGTTTTCTTTCGAGCATTGAAACATTGGATTTTATAGATTTGCGATGAATCCGGGTCGTAGTGATACGCTCCGGATTTTTTGTCTTGTATCGGTTCTTATTAATCCCATTTACAAGACATGACGTACTTTGATGATGACACATATCACGATCTTAGGCCTGTTAATTTTTGGACTTTGTAACGCCCACTATCAGGTGGGGTTATTATTAATTCAAAAATAAATAGACATGGGTACAAGTGGAGACAAAATCGTGCTGTTAGACGGCATGGGTTCCGGGAGCGGTAGCGCCGCTAATGGTTTATTATCTATGATTCCGGGTATGTTTACCAGCCTTTTGGGTGGTAATAAGATGGATCCGAATTTAGTCGCTGCGTTGATGAACGGTCGTAACAACCAAGACCAGTTCGGAGGAGCCAACGGCTGGTGGTTATGGATCATCGTCCTGTTCTGGTTATGGGGCGGACGTGGTTTTGGAAATGATTGTTGCGCTAACGGTCTTCCGGCTCAATTGAACAACGACTATGGCCGTGAGCTACTGATGCAGGCCATCCAAGGTAATAGAAGCGCTATCGAGCAGATCGCTAACGCCTTGAACTGTACTACCGCTCAATTGCAAAGCGCTATCTGTAACGTACAAGGCGCTATCGATAAGGTAGCTGGTCAGGTAGGTATGACCTCTCAGGCTGTTATTAACGCCGTACAGCAACAAGGTTGTGAGATCGGTAATCAAATTAGCTCTTGCTGCTGCAATTTGAGTTCTTTGATCAACCAAAGCACGTGCGCTACTCAAAATATGATAACGCAGCAAGGCTTTGACAATCAATTACGGACGTTAGAGCAAACCAATGTTCTTCAGAACAATATCAATAACGGTTTGGCTAACAACAGGGAGCAGTCTACGAGTCAGTTTAATATCTTGAGTGCTAAGATTGATGCTCAATCTCAGCAAATTCAGAATGCTTTCTGTGATCTTGAGAAGAGGGAAATGCAGCATACGATTGATTCGTTGCGTGAACAAAAACAGACGTTGGAGTTATTTGCCGCTCAGCAAGCTCAAACTCAAAACATTGTTAACCAGATTCGTCCTTGCCCGGTGCCCAGCTATTTAGTCTGCAACCCATTTGCAAGTAATGGCTATGGCGGATATCCTTATGGATTTAATGGGTATAATGGAGGTTGTTGCAACAATAGTTGCGGTTGCAATAATGGTTGTTGCAACAACGGGAACGCAGCTATTTAATTTTTAGTCTGACGTTTGGCAGATATCGTTCTTTGATTTACTGGTAAGGTTTTCGTAATCGGATAAAAACATCCATTTACATCCTTTATGTGTGTGCATTTTATGTTTGCAACATTTTAGTATGGATGAGTGATTATATCCATTTCTATATGCTTCCATCACGGAGGGAAATGTTTCAATCATTCCATCATTTCCGATTCGTACGACAGGCATGCTTTTCTTTGTGTTTAGTTTGCCTGTTTTAGAGTTAGACAGTCTTTTTCTTGTGATCGGATTGTTCATGTTCATAACTTGATTGCACCATCTTAAATTGTGTACATTATTATTCAGAGGATTTCCGTCTATATGGTCTATATCTGGATAATTATTAGGATTGGGGATAAATGCGGTAGCTACGATTCTATGGGCTGTTATTGATTTTCTATTTCTTTTGTTTTTATATAGATGATAACTGTGTCTTATATATTTGGGTCTACTTGTATTTTTATTTGGTGTTAGTATATGTTGTCCTACAACTCTGTAAGAGCAATGTGTATTTCTAACTTCTCTTTTAAGGGAAATTACTCTCCCAAAGGATGATACCATATAAAGTCCCTCAAATCCGACTACGTCTCTCCATTCCTCTCCCTCAAAGGAGATGTTCTTAATAAATTCTTCGTTCGTCATTTTCTCTAATTTTTAAAATGTGGACTAAGTTTTTAAAGAGAATGGGAAGGGAAAACTTAGAGAAACCCTTATCAGCAAAGACGCGACCTCTGCCTATCCCAGACGCGAATGTAGTTATTTAAGATTATAAACACAGTAAAAAATATTTAAAAATGGCTTGTGTTTCTAAAATAGGGTCTCTTTATGAGTTGGTCACGAAGAACGTGATAGTGACTACTACCAACACCATCTTCGGCATCAACCCAAGGGTATGGTTGTCCTTGCCATGCGAGGGTCTTCTGCTGTTGAAAATCCGGCAGGTGGTTCCAACGACAGGCGAGGCGTTGCCAGTGCAGATAGCTGTCCCGGCGAACAGTACTGTATCCACGGTCGGTGATGACACGTGCTGCCCGGTAACTGGTGTGGCTGTAGTGAACCCGATCAACGTGGCTGTGACCGGAGCGGCTATGGTTAACAACACCGAACGCCTTGTTTATTTCAACAAGGTAAGGGGTGTATTGAGGCTCATGGATTGCTGTGTGCCTACAACCACTGCGTCAGCTTCGGAAACGGATGTTGACGAGTAATAGGTTAGATTGGATGTCTAATGGGAGGGCATTCCCCTCCCGCTTAAAAATCGAGATATGTTTAGAGACTTAAAGAAAGGATTTCAAGTATATACGCTGGATACGTCCGATGTTCCGGTGTTCAGGATGGGGAATGTGGTTAACGTGTCCGAGCCTAGGTTCCAGCAACCCCAGATGGGTCAGATGGGGCAATATCAGCAACTACAGGATAGGGTGATAGACCTTACCGTGGAGATAAACGGGTCTTCCATGACCTACGTCGTACCGGAGAGCAGGGATGTCGCTATGTCCAATAACATAACTTTGGCCTGCTCGGTCGATCCGATCATGAACCAGCTTAACGCCGCTAAGAGAACCAGCTCCGATATTCTCGATAGTATCGATAAGCATAGGAGGACACTAGAGGCTTGTGATTCGATCCTTGAGGAAATCAATCCGGCTTTTAAGCAGACTAAGGATCAAGACCGGAAGATCAAGAATCTTGAGGAGAAAGTCGATAGGATGGGGTCTTCTTTCGATGAGCTAAAAGAGTTGTTAATTAAAAAATTAGGTTAAGATGAGAGTTATAGATTTAGGCGGCGGCCACGATGAGGACTACGATGATGAGATCTACGATCGTAGAGGCGGCCGTGGACGTAGCAGACGTTCGGATGGGACTTACATGGGTTATGGTGGTGGAATATACGACCACTATGGCAAGGAGCATGACGGCAGAATGGATGAGCTAGAACGCCGTGAGCGTGATCTCGAAAGACGTGAGAGGGAGCTGGAACGTAACGAGCGGGAGCTTGAGAAACGTCAAAAGCACCATGAGCGGGAGGACGAGATGTATCGCAAGGGCTGGTTCGGCGAGCGTGAGATCCGTGACGAGTACGATAGCATGGATCCTTACATGCGTAGAGGTCGTAGAAGTCGTTACTACTGAGGAGCAGACGCTGATGACCCGGATTATAAGCGGTACATAGACACTCATGGATATCACTTTTCCAAGGAGTTGGCTAGGGAAGCCGCCGACAAGATGCTTAACGCTGACGGATCCAAGAGAAGATGGACGATGGAGGACGCTAAGCAGATGTTCGATAAATGCGGGGCCAAGAAACCTGATAACGCCACTTGGGGAGATATCCAATACCTGTTCGCTATGTTCTATAGCGACTACTTTCCTAAGGTATTGGATTGCGACCAGAAAATAGTCAAGGCTGTCTTGGCTTATCTGGAAGACCCTGACGCCCCGGAAGGGACGGCGTTCGTAAGGTATCTGGCGGTGCGGTGCTTCGTCGGTGACACAATCAAATGGAGTGATATGATTTAGGTTTGATACAACGTTGGAGAACCCTGTCGGCAATAGAATACCGATAGGGTTTCTTTTTGATCGTAGCCTTATTATGATTACATTTGTTCGAGGTAGATCTTTTGTTCATAGGAAGGGTGGGCGGGAATGAAAAAAGGCATCCTCACGGACACCCTTCCCCTTTGGTTGAAAATCACTTAAAACATTATGAGTTACTACACCGCAAATATAGATAATTAAATACAAACTGCAATGGGTAAGGGGTATTATTGGATAGAGCCAGTGGATCAGACGTTAAATGATTTCCAGTTTTATAAGGCACGTATCGTAGGCGATCCTGAATATGACGAGAGACATCATCGAGTTATATTGAGAACTGATAAGTATTTCCCTGTTGGAAGTATCTTCCATGTCTTAAAGGACCCAGAGATGTTTGTTATAGAGAGGAAGTTTAAGACATGGGGGAATAAGTATGTCGTTAAGCCTTGTGAGGGTGAATGGGAATGGGGGTCTGTCCAGAAACTTAAAGACAAGGCTATTATATTCCGTAGCGGATTCCTGCACGGGGACGGCAGTTTTTGACACTTACCCGTATCTCCCCCCCCCTCGATTTCTTGGTATTTATGTATATAACTATATTTGAGCAAAAAATAAGTTTGATATGGAAGATTTTCAAGGTAAATACAATGGTAAGCAGATAGATCAGCTTTTGGATAAGGCTAATGATATTGATCTTACCAAATATGCTCTTAAGACAGATAATGCCCCTACCGCCACGAAATTACAGGCGGCTAGGACCATAGCGCTGTCCGGGGCTGTTACCGGTAGTGTCTCGTCGGACTTCGGAGACAACGTAACTATCTCCACGACATTGGCCAATTTTGATGCCTCTAAGATCGCGTCCGGAACCATCAGCATAGATAGGTTACCTAAGGCGGCTTTGGAGAGATTGGTCGTGGTAGCTAATGATACGGCTAGATTCGCCCTTACCACCGCTACGGCTCAAAGGGGTGATACGGTAAAGGTCACGTCTACAGGTAAGATGTATCTGATAAAAGACGAGTCTAAATTAAACAGTGAGGATGGGTATGAGCCTTACACGGCCAGTCAGGCTTCCTCCGTGCCTTGGTCCGGGGTTACGGGCAAACCAAGTACCTTCGCCCCTCCCACGTCCTCCGCTACCGTTCTTGGCGGTATTAAGGTGGGATATCCGACTTCCGGGAAGAACTATAAGGTGCAACTGGATTCGTCCGGCAACGCTTACGTCAACGTTCCATGGACGGATAATAACACAACGTATAATGAAGCCACGGCCGACACCTTAGGATTGGTTAAGATCGGCTATGCTTCTAATGGAAAGAACTACGCTGTGCTCTTGGATAATGGCAAGATGTACGTCAGTGTCCCTTGGACTGACAATAACACTACATACTCACAGGCCACGAGCGATAATCTGGGTCTTGTTAAGATCGGGTACTCAGCTAATGGGAAGAATTATCCGGTAGCTCTTGACGGAAATGGTAAGATGTATGTTAGCGTGCCTTGGACGGATACCAACACGACATACACCAATATGGGAGCCGCTTCTGCCTCAGCGTCGGGAAAGGCCGGCTTGGTCCCCGCACCTGCCGCCGGAGCGCAAGCCAAGTATCTTCGTGGTGACGGGACATGGCAAACCCCTCCTAATACCACATATAGCAACATGGGTGGAGCGACGTCCTCAGCCGCAGGATCGGCGGGATTGGTACCCGCTCCGACTGCCGGCAAGCAAACCTCTTTCCTTCGTGGCGATGGTACGTGGGTGGTTCCGACAAATACCACATACGCCAAGGCTAATGCCACGACCTTAGGATTGGTGATGATCGGATATACTGAGAACGGTAAGAATTATCCGGTAGAGCTGGATAGTAGTGGTAAGATGTATGTTAGCGTGCCTTGGACGGATACTAATACAACGTATGGTGTTGTAGGAACTAACGGGTCCACAGGATTGGTCAAGAACGGCAGTACCGTGACAAGCGCTTCCGGCTATACCGCCTGTCCTATTGTCGGTGGTATCCCCTATTATAAGGATACGAATACTACCTACGCCAATATGAAGGCGGCTACGGCCTCGGCGGCTGGTGCTGCGGGATTGGTACCGGCTCCTGCCGCTGGTAAGCAGGCATCTTTTCTTCGTGGTGATGGAACGTGGGTTGTACCTACCAATACCACATACGGATTAGCCTCTACTACAGCTAACGGCTTATTGAGACAGCTTAATGGAAGCACATCCAGTTTCATGCGTGGAGATGGCACTTGGGCTACACCTCCTAACACGACATACGCCGTAGCCAACGAGTCTACTAACGGGTTGATGGCGGCGGCTGACAAGAAGACCATGAATAGGCTTATAGGAGTTAATACGGTCACGACATTAGCTAATCTGCCTATTAGCAAGAGAAGTATCACGGCTACGTTATCAGCCGCTACCACCCTATCCGTGGCTTCAGGCATGCAGATAGGAGAGGAGCTGATGATCAGGTGCGTCCCGTCGGCAGCGTTTACACAGGCTATACCAAACTCTGGAGCTTATGTAAGCATGAGTGGTACTTCTATAACCACTACGGCTAACAAGCCTTTCGAGATAAATATCTGGTGTTACGCTTCAGGCAAGTATAGCATCGCTGTTAAAGAACAAGATTAATAAGTTATGAGTTTTACATATATAAACAGGGAGATATATCCCAAGATGTTGGTTCAAGATGAGCCTCTTGACGATAATTACGCCAAAGGCTATAGTTATGATGATTACTCCAAAGGTATTCCCGCCCCATGGATAGAGCTTGGGGAGGAGCAACTGGCGTTCAAGGAGGCTAATCCTAAAGCTACGGTTAAGGAAATTATCGAGGCTAAGCTGGATGAGTCAAGGCTTCTTAATGAGGAGAAATCAGTTAAATACGAGGAGATAAGAACTTATGAGACCGGAAATCTATATGAGTTCTTCTTGGATGATCAGAATATCTATATTCCTGAACATGATAGACGTAACGCCTTGTCTGATGGGGCTATAGCTGGTAAGATAACGATCATGGGTCTGGAATTCGATATAACGGAAGGCAAGATCTTGATCGGTATGATGGATAAGTATGATAACGATCTTATGTCGGCGTTAGGGGACAAGCAAAAGCAGATCAGTCTAGCCACTACCGTAGAGCAGGTGAGGGCTATTGATGTCCAATCCGGATATCCAGACAAGATAAGTGTCACCACAGCATACGTCCAGCAACAGGCGAAGGAGAAGGACGCCTCTGATCCTCAGAAGGCGGCTGTAAAATTTTCTAGAATGGTGGTTAATAATAAAGACTTATCCTTATCCTCTAACGATAAATTGGATGTTAAGGTCCTATTCCCCATATGGGGACAAGAAGGGGCGGAGTTCGGGCTGTCGGTGGATGCCGGATTCTGTCTCAGGGTGGTGAAGGACGATACGGATATCCTTTATGAGGTTATTCAGTCACATACGTTGTCAGCGGAATGGGAACCCGGACTAAATACGGCTTCCTTATACAAGGTCATTGATAAGGAGCATGCCGGGACCATAGGGGATCCTATCCCGTATTTCCCTCCAATGGAGATATTCAAGGATAAATATTACATCCAGAACGCTGATGTGTATAAGTGTACTAGGGATAGCGGAACTCCTCTCAGCCATAATCTACAGGATTTAATAGGTCTGTACGTGGAGCGGGTGTAGTCGTAGTGCTATCTATCCCCCCCCCATATTTTATGGCTAACATTATATAAGTTATTTTTGGCATAATAAAAGGACATTTTTTAAAATTATTTGAATATGGCATCACAAAAATTTGGTTTTGTAACAGTCGATCCGGTATCAGGATCAGGTGATCAGGCGGTATCTATATCAGGAGATAAATATACAGGTCGTCTTGAGCGTACAGCTAATCTTATTGTCGTTACTAACGGTGGCGTTCAAAAAGCGTTGGTAGTTAATCAGGCCGCCGCCGCTGAGTCCGTGACTTCGAATAGTCCTACGGCCACTGTCGCTAAAACCGGTGGTAATGTAACTATCACAGGTAAGTCTAATAGTACTAAGCTTACTTTCGCTGCTACTCCGGCGGAGGAGAATGGCCTGACTTTACAGCTCCCCGGGAATTATACGGCGGCTGGTAAGCAGACAGCTAACGGCGCTGTTATCGCTGACGATCCTGGTGCTACCGGAGAGTTTGTTTGGAGTATTACTATCTCCAATGTTCCTGCCAATGTCTCTATCGAGGAGTTGGTGGCTACGCTAAGCGTAACGGCTGCCGGTGGACAAAAGGCGCAAGTTACCATCACTCAAGCCGCTGGTGACTCTACTCTTGAGATTGATAAGGAAACTATCAATTTGGATGTTAACGGTTCCGCTCAGACAGTTAACGTAACATCTAACGATGAGTGGACATGGAAAAAAGCTGCCTCTAGAACCGTGATGAGGATGTTAGGAAGATTATAATCGATTTTCATTGTTTATTCAAACCCCGATCGACTTAAGCTGATTGGGGTTTGTTTGTTTTAGTATATTTGTAAGAAAAAAGATTATGGCTAATATAGATGATTATTTAGTGGCTTCTTATAGATGTAATGGTAAGGGCAACAGTGACGCAGATAGAGACGTGTTAAAGGACTTGTCTGGAAACGGTCACGATATTGTGTTGAAGAATTTTGGGTTTACGCTTGGTTCTGGATACGAAGGTGGCGCTCTTGTATTTGATGGTATTGATGATTATGGTATATGCGAGAATTTCCCGGCCATCAATGATTTTACGTTTGTATATAAAAGAATTAATTTGAATCCTTCTAAATCCACTAATTGCTTTTTATCTAAAAGTGTATCAACGAATCAGGCTCAGCAATTTTGTAGTGAATTAGCGTATTCCAAAAATGTATATGTACGTATTGGTAGTAAGGATATTGCTGTAAAAGATATATATAACCCTGAATTATCGATCGTTTATGTAACTAAGGAGTCTTACAATGGAGAGATGGATCTTGTATCTTCAAATTATACATCAACCGTGGATAATTTATATATAGGCACTTTCTCTAGGGGTGTTCAAGCTTATGTGTGGAATGGAGCTCTTTATGCTCTTGATATTTATGATAGGACATTAAGCGATGAGTATTTACAAAAAGCATTAAATAGGATGAATGATATAGATATTAATTGGAAAGACGGGGTAGGCGAGGTGACGGACCAGCACTTGACCGTCAGCCCCGGGTCCGGGACCGGTAACGCCGCTGTTTCTTTTGGTTCGGTAATGAACAAAGGTCTTGATCGTACCCTTGAGTTGGAGATAACAACTCCAAAAGGTGTTAAGAAGACGCTCACGGTGAATCAGGAGGGATGCCGGCAGGCTTATATCACGAGTGACGGTAAACGATGGCTGACTAGCGACAATCGGGTGTATGGGGTTTTGAAAAGCGATGCTCCGTGCGAATGCATAGGTGATTGTCCTTGATATTTTGTTTTTACGAATTTTGTAATTACATTTGTGGCGCATGTCCATCACCATGCTTTTCGTCGCTAATTTATTATAAGGGATGTTTTGACTCATATGACCTACATGATGTGGCTGACACTAAGGTCATGAGCGAGTTCCTTCATCGTGACGGGAATCGTTATTGGACTACGATAGATGGCGTAAGGCAGTTGTATCGTAGGATTGAGTGTAAGATGTGTTTTGAGGTTGTAGAAAAATTAAGGGGTTTATGAGAGAGATGGAGTTTGATTTCGTGATATATCCGTTAAAGTTGATTATCACGGTAGGATTGGATTATAAGACGTTGTGTGATCGTTTCGAAAATATGGAGCCTGAACACGAGGGGGAATGGGGAGATGAGGATGATATGGACAAGGAGGCGTCTTTCGCGAATTTGGTAAGGGATAGGGATGATGACGATAAATTCGCCATACTTTGGAATTTTTCGAGCGACGATGATTTAATAATGAGAAATATATGTCACGAGTCATTCCATATAGCCATGAGCGTGTGCCAGTTCTGTAATATGTCGCCTGGATTTAAGGTCGGAGAGGATGAGCATGCGGCGTATATAGCTGGTTTTGCTGGTGATTGCGTTAGTGAGTTCATCAATAGCAAGAATACGAATTAAGTCATAAATTATATAAAGAATATAAGAATATCAGCCTCCGCTTATTTGTGGGGGCTTTTTATTTATCTTTGTGAAAAACATTTATTTATGTCAAGTTGCGTAATTAAAAGAAATAAGGAGGGTAAGATAACCCGTGTCTTGACCCCTTCTGGCGAGGTATCTACCTTGTTCGATAAGATAGCGGGGATAGCCGCCGTAAGTGATCTTGATAAGGTGGCTGAGGCTTATATGACTATTTATAACGATAAGTTCAGGTCTAAGTTTGGAGACTGGACTAGATCCGTGCCAAGGAACAAGGAGGCGGCCAGATCCATAAGCGCCAGACTTAGCGCTAGTGAGTGGGGGCAACTTATGTCAGCCAAAGTCTTGTCCGCCATAAGCGATATGGATGCCCCGGTGTTGGCCAGAAGCCTTGGGAATAGCGACAATGTCGTGGCTTATCTTACCTCCGGAGAGGTAGGTGATGTCAATGATATGGCTGTGGTAGATACATCCACGGTACAGGAGGTGGATCTGGATTCCATAAACGAGGATAATATTGGCGATACGATACTGAAAGAGGCGTCATGGGATGATATAAGGGCTATCAGAGAGAATATAGATATTAAGGAGACAGCCCGTATGTTATGGAAGGCCGTGGAAAGCGCTTTTACCGGGCAACGACCTAATATTAGGGTGAAGGGTGGAAATATAGATGGTGAGATCATATTTTCTGGTAATGTCTTGCCGTTAAACTATATTGAAGATTATACGCCCCCATCTTCAAGATTGGTATATGATTCCGGTGAGCCTCGCCTGTTTTTTAGATCGGATGACGGCAAGATACACGAATCTTACGCCAATGCCATAAAAGGCTCGTCCGGCGGGCGGATCGAGGCCGGGTTCTTGGCCGGCAGTGTCGAGGAGAGCGACGTCCCGTCCGGTACGGCTGACATCTCCTTTGGCTCGTCCTCCATAATCCTTAACAACAGTGATTCGTTCATCCCGGTCCTTGGCATCAGCTCAGATTCTAATATAAGCACTCGTGGAGGGTTTGTCAATTACCTTATCAAGAAAGGTCTGTTGAGCGGGGAGCGTATAAGGTTAGGGGATAGGTATTATCTTACCGGAGCCGGCAACTCTGATGGTCTTAAGATCTATAACGCTATGGACGCCTTGTCTAGACTAAGGAACAGGTTTGGTAGTATGTCTTCTGAGATGAACGTATTAGGCTCCATCGGTTTTGATACGGAGGTAAGTAATGATCTTGATCTTATCACGACATCGGGGGAGAAGGTTACGGTAAGCAGATCGGAGATCAAGGGCATGTTAAGGCAAGGTAAGTTTGAGGAGCTTAATAACAAGTATGATGGATTCATGGAGCTATCCTTGTCGTTGATGATGGAGGATAACGCCTTGTACGGAAGTAATGTCCGTGGGGTTATTGAGAATGAGAAGGCGGAGGATCTTCAGAACAGGACTGATATCACCAATATCTTATCCACGTTAGGTATCCGTGTGATGGGTATGTCTGAGTATATGGATAAGTATAAGATGCGTAATGGTGTCGAGCCTTCGGCTAGGGCCTTATCCGATATGGCTAATGGGGTTATTGCCTTGGCTGAGGGAGCTACGGTAGAGGATCTTAATGAGGAGGTGGCTCACTTCTTGATCGATACTTATCGTAATCAGCAGGAGATTGACGAGGTTCTGGACTCTGTTGTCGGCACGCCATTATGGAATCAATTTGCCGGTCGTTACTATGAGGTGTATGGGAAGGAATACCAAGGGGAGGAACTGGATCGGATGGTGAAGCGGGAGATCCTAGGTAAGACGTTGGCCCAGCGGTTCGTACCGGGCATGGAACAGGCGGTGGAGGATCTGGCCTCGTCCGAGGACGCCCAGCTCTCCTTGTTTGGCAGGATAATCCGGGCTATACGGAATTTCTTCTCTACTCAAAGATCAGACTTGAATAAGGTTCTTGATAGGATAAAGGAGTCGGCGTTAGCGGATGATCCCAGCGCTTTTGACGTGCTTCTGTTGAAAGACAATGATCATCTCATGTACTCATTATCGGATGTTGACGTGGCTAATAAGTTGATCAGGAACGGAAGATCATTAGAAAGGTTGTACGCTAGATTACAGAGAATGAGGTCAAGCCAAAGCCAGAGGATTGGCGAGAGTATCACTCTCCTTCGTGATATAGGCGAGAAGGTAAGGCAGGTTGGAGGTGAGCTTAGCAAAAACAACAATCTATTATCCACTAAAAGTGTTATAGCTACCGCCAAGGCCGAGGTGGAGTATTTAGTCACCGTAGCCAATAGCTTGCGTAAGAGTGATAAAGGATTGGATTACGAGACGATACAGGTTATCGATAACGTATACGGAGAGATAGTTCCGTTGATCAGGAATCTGCGCGGATTCGTCAATAATCAGGCGGCGGATTATTATGGCAACGATAAGGTTGGTATGGTAGAGGATATGGATGATATATTACGGATGGCGGAGACATCCATGTCCGATATAAACGCCCTCCGTAGTGATCGTAACGAGGATTGGCTGGATGGACAGCTTTGGATGTTTAATATTCCGGAAAGATTCTGGAATGGGATAAAGAAGTTGATAAATAACATCCATAAGGATATCAATGTCATGTCCCGGTTTTTCGGGACGTTGGAACATAGCGGGAACGCTATCTTAGGCATGTTAGGGCAACGTCTTGCCAAGGCTTATAACGATGCTCATGTTGAGGGCGTGGCTAATATCAATAAGATGACCAAGATGATGAAAGAGCGTGGATGGGGGATAAAGGATAATGAGGACCTTATACAGAAGATAAATGGTAAGAACTCCGATTACCTTGACTCGTCCCGTGATTTTGCCAAATACGATTTACTACACAGGACCGAGCAGGCGAAAGCTATTATTGATATATATGACCTTAAGAAGGTCACGGGTAAGACCGAGAAACAGCTTATCGACCTTCTTCTATCTGATAGAGGTCTTAAGGTGAAGACCCGTGATGACATCGTAGGATATGACGGAGATAAGCCTATCACTAAGGAGGTATATCATGTGTTCAAGCCAAGCATCCAGAATTTTGATATCTCAGCCATGACATTTGAGGATCAGCAACGATATCTGGATACGATAAATAGGTGGTTGGATGAGAATCGTGAGAAACCTATGGTGCAGGCTTATTATGATAAGATCGAGAAAGTAAATAAGAAGGTCGAGGAAAGACTTGGTCGGAGGGTATCGCAAGCCACGTCCGATTTCATGACCCGTATCCGCAGGAGCCGGTATGTGGCTATGGATAAGTTCGTGAGGAACGGGAAGGTCGATTGGAAGGCGTTTCAATCCGATCCTATAGCTTGGAGATCTTATCTGGATATTTTACGTGACAGGGCTATAGCTAAGAGCGAGTGGTATTCCGATGGGACACCAAAGGAAGAGGGATCAGAGGCTCTGATGATGTCCGAGGAGATCAAGGCATGGGACGAGGCATGGGCCGAGGAGTTCGGGAATACCAACGAGGGTCGTAAGGCTTCCGCCGAGTTCAAGGAGATACTTCGTGGGATAGAGCGGTCCGAGGGCGGCAAGGCGGCGTTTGAGTTCCTGCTAGCTGGCGGTCATCTTGGTTTCTCTAAGGATATGTGGGGATCCGAGGAGGGTGATTATTACGAGAATCTGGTTGATAAGATCACGGAGCAATCTGTATCATCATCAAGGATAGAGAAGGTAGAGGAGGCGATGGCGACAATAAACGAGATCAATGACCAGCTAAGGCCTTTGCTTATCCAGTACCGGGATAGCACGAGATACGGGGAATATGATTTCGACAGGCTGCGCGGGTCGGCGTCGCTAAGGAAGATAAACGAGCTATACGACCGTCTGGCCGAGGCCAAGAGTGTTATTAACGCCGCCGCTTCCGCTGAGGCTATTGAGATGGATATGCCTGATACGGTGGAGAGTGGAGTCACGGATTCTTACCGTAACGCTTTAAGGGATGCCATGGTATACGACAAGGGTATGGATGAGATTAAATTCGCCAAGGGACATATGTCCGCCCGCTCCCGGAGTCAGGTGGATAGGATGGCCGCTAAGCTATCTAGGAAGAATCCGTCATGGACGAACGTGGAGGTATCGTTTTTGAGAAGGAAATACGGTCCTGACTTCAATAATAAGCTAGCTAACGACATAGCGATGGGTAAGGCTGATAAGATCCTTGTCGAGTACGCCAGGACCCGGCTGTATCCTTATATGAGGAGATACTCTCCCAAGGGGTATTCTGGCTTTGTCAGGAAGATAAATAACGGTACGTATAAGGTATCCGAGTTCTTTGATGCCATGGAAAATGGTATATCAAAGGAAGAGAGCGTATCCCGTTTCGGGTTCGATATTAATATGATTGACTTATCGATCAATAACCAGTGGCTAGAAGAGACCGATGCCGAGAGTTCTTTCCGTAATCCTAATTATAATCCCGATCTGGGTTATGGATATCATACGCCTAGGTTCGATAAGTACAAGAACGAGGCTTTTTTCAAGAAATACGGTATTACCAACGAAGGGGAGGAAGCTACGATCAATAAGGATAAGTGGGAGATGAGGAAGGAGTTGCTTAACATAAGCCGTAAGGCTATGGAGGACTATGATGAGCGGTTCAGGAACATCTACCAGATACCACAAATATCCAAGGGCGGCGTGGAGAGTATGGTGCAGGCCGGGGTTGACCCGAAGGCGGCTATCGGCAACGCCGTACGTGATATCGTTGGCGAGAGGGTGGATGATCCTATACATGGTCAGGGACAAGACCTAGGAGGTCTTGACGAGAACGATAACAAATATCGTATGATCCCAAAATACTATCTTAGTAAGCTGGAGAACGCCAACAACGTGTCCCATGACTTCGCCTACTCCTATTCCATGTTATCCTTACAGGCTACCGCTTACAAGTATAAGAGGGCGGCCTTGGATGATGTCATGGGATACAGGAACATGATGCTTGAGACACAATACGACGGCGGTAAGAACCCAGAGGCGACGCATGCCTATAGGATGTTCCAAGATTGGGTTAACGCCAGTATCTATGACGTCAGGATAAACAATGAGCGGGCGGAATGGAATATAGGTAATTATAAGGTCGATCTTAATAAGCTGGCTCTTATGTTTACCAAATTCGTATCCAAATCCAACTTAGGCTTCTCCCCGTTCGTTGCGGCTACCGGCGCCCTTACCGGGCAGGCCAATTTCCTTTTGGAGGGTATGGTAGGGCAGTATATAAGCAAGGACTCCATGAAATACGCCTACAGGGAAGCTCAGAAGCAATTAAGTACGTACGTGTCGGAGATCGGGGATATAAACCGTACCAACAAATTATATGTCGTTGGAGAGGCTCTAGGCGTATTCAATGTCCGCAACCGTGTACGATCGGCGGCGTATAACAAGATCTGGAGAACCTTATTCCGGGACCTGCCGTTTAAGATGATGGAGGTTCTTAACTCCCCGTTGGATCCGCAGGTCATTATCTCGGTCATGGATGATACCCGACTATACGAAGGTCAGTTCTGGTCATACTCCAATTTCAAGGAGATGATGATGAAGGACAGGAATATGTCCGCTAACGAGGCTAAACGCGATTGGGAGCGTTTAAGGGATTATTCTATGTGGAACATGGTAGATGTCAAGGATGGAAAGATCGTGGCTAAGAACGAGGCTAACAAGGATATTATAGACCGATATATACCCACCTTGTCCAGTAGGGTAAGGAGTATGGTGCAGATCTGTGACGGCGCCTTGAACGAGCAGAACCGGGTGGGGGCTAGCCGGAACGCTATCCTTAACATGGTTCTGCCTCATCGTGGATGGTTTATATTGGCCGTGCAGCGGGCGTATAAGAAAGCCGGTTTCAATTTCCAAACCAACCAGTTTGAGGAAGGATATATGAGAACGTTATGGAGACTGGCCGGTAATGTCTATGGATCGATGTCCGAGGGCAGGATGGGGGAGGCATATGACGTGCTTAAGGAAGAGTATGATAAGCTTACCCCCTACGAGCAGATCAATATCAAGAGATCGATTATCAATATGGCGGTATTCGCCACGATGATGGCCATAGGAAGGGCGTTGATGGGATATAGGGAGGATAATGAGGATAGCTGGTTCGGGCAGTTCATTACCTATATCGGGTTCAGGACGATCAATGAGATCGCTTCCCAGACATCCCCGTTCATGGAGCTTAACGCCATAGACATGCTACAGGATCCGCTAGTCACCGCCCGGAAGTTAGGTGATCTCACCGATCCTCGAAACTGGGATCCTTTCGCTACCGTCCAGACCGGCGTGTATAAGGGCGAGAGCAAGCTATGGAGGCTGCTCATGAAGTTCTCATTTGGTAAGCAATGGTATAATATCAAGACGGCTAGGGATATTAAACAGCCGTCCGACTACTGGTTGATGATCAACGGCATGACGATGGGATTCTTTCTAGGTGGTAGAAATAAGGATGAGTCCGGGGAGGACGCTAATTGGTACTTTGACAGGGGAAGATAACTGATATAGTATGACGAAAAAAATAGCCAGTCAATTGTTTAAGACAATTTGATTGGCTATATTTGCATTATGAAACAATGAATGACGGGATCTCACTTCAAGGCCATTCAATGTGTAAGATATTTTTGGCTCATTAGGATTTGTCGAGGTGAGATCCGACATCTCCTTTTGGGCCTATTTTTTATATCATGTGTAATATTGTTTTGAATGATGATTTATCTATCAGATCGTATTTCGAGAAGGTTCTTGAGTTAGTTAAATCCGGAGAGGATTTCCCTGTTAACCTAGATGAGGTTTGGCCTTTGATATATTCTGATAAGGGTAAGGCTGTTAGGGTTCTTACTGGTGATAATGGGTTTATTAAAGATATTGATTATAAAGTTTTTACCAAAAATGGTAAAAACCCTACCGGGGGAAGACCAACAATTGTATATATGATATCTGTATCTTGCATGGAATATTTAATAGCAAGGAAAGAAAGACGAGTATTTGATGTATATAGAAGCGTATTTCACGGCACAGCAAATGCTTTAAATAAAACGGAAGCATCTGTAGAAAAGAACCTTCCACATAATTATATAGAAGCATTAGAAGCGTTATTAGCATCTGAGAAAGAAAAACAGACATTAGCTGAAGCCAAGAAAGCAGCGGAGGAGGCTAAGATGATATCCGATAACATTATTAAAGAACAAGCCCCTAAGGTAGGATTCGCCGAAACAGCTATTATGGCCAATGACAAAGGTGATGATATGTTGATTCGTGATGTTAGGAGAGAACTTGAGTCTCATGGATGTGATATAGCGGAAAGATCTCTAAGAGAGTTTTTACAAGAGCAAGGTTTCTTTTACAAGAATAAGAGAGAATGGATATTGACAGAGAATGTTATGAAGAAGGGTTACGCGCATTACAGATACAATACGGATACCGGGATCAGGAATACGGTTTATATGACTAGGAAGGGATTTGAGAAAACGTTATATAATATCAAGAACAAACCTCAATCAAGAGAGTCTTTCATCTCTTTCGGGGGTAAGATATTTGATTAAGATAGTAGAAGGATAGGAAATTATCATCCTATCCTTCTTATTTTCGTTATCGGTTATTATATTTATACACAAAATCATCCACATCCATATACTCGCACCCGAAGTTTTCCGCCGTCTTCTTATCGGAGTCGGAGAACTGTCCTTCTTTTCCGGAAGCGTCCCCGATCATCAAGATAGTATCGTATACGATCTTTTCTTCCTCATCTTCATCGTTATTCATGTATTCGATGAAATCCATATACTCTTTTATCATCCCTATATTCGGCTTCCTATTGACGTTGCGTTTATTATTGCTTTCGCAGTAATAAGCACTTACGGATATATCCGTGTAATCTTCCAAGGCGTTTGATATGTAATCGAATTTATATTCAAACATCTCTTTGTCCACGAATCCTTTTTCTATACCTCCCTGATTTGATATGATTAGTATATCATCAGGAGCGTAATTTTTGATAGCCTCAAACACGTCGAGTTTGATTTTCATATCCCATATACCTTTAGGGAATGTATCCCCTGATACCGTCTCAATCAGTGTCCCATCTAAATCTGTTATTAACAATTTACACTTTTTCATGATTCAAAATTTAAATGATATATAATTACCTATCTTATAATAAATTATTTTGTCTTAATAACACCAGCATCTTATCCCAATCCACATATCCTTTATCCGTAAGTGGAGTGCCGATATTCCTATCATCTATATAATAATCACAATACACTTTTGGTGATGATGATACTGGCTCAGGATTGTAGTTTACCGAATACAGATCAATATGATTGTATCTAAACCAGTCTACGGCATCCTGTAGATATTTACCATCTCTTACCGTATATAATATCAGAAGATTCTTATCAGCCAATTTTCTCAATACGCTAGCGGCTCCGATATTGTCTCCTACGTAAGGGTATAAGTCTGTCACGCATGTCCCATCGAAATCTATTCCTATTATTTTTTTCATATCACCTCTTATGATAAATACTCCTCTATTTTCTTAGCCATATCAATAAGCATCTCACATCTAAGGTCGTTGAGATCCTTACAGAACCTCATTTCCTCCTCATGCTTTTCCTCCGGCGATCTGTTATCACTTATATTGTAGCATGGTGATGAGCATATCGGTATGGGCTTCATGGCATCTATGGCTAATTTGATAGCCTTTTCTTTGATATCGCTCATATTAATTTCTTTTTGCATCCAGATCATACCGCTATTATGGCAATCAGGGAAATCGATATGATCAAAGTCACGTATTGAACAACATCCCTCGTTATAAAAACAACATCCTGCACAATGATCTTCTTTTATCTCCGGAATAGCCACGTATGTCTTTCCTCCGTATATTCTAACTTCTCCCTTTCTTACCTTATTCGTCTTATTCATCTTATCAAATTTTTATATCCTATTTTCTTTAACTGCTCTTCGGTAGCTTTCTCCTTCGGGAACTTCCCGTGCCATTTACCGGGTACCACGACATCACGCCCGTCTGGGCTGGTAGCCAGCCTCCCGCATTCGCTGCACAACCCCATGCCCTTGTACGGCTGTAGTCCCTTGGCATAGTCAAATTTATCCACCATATACTCGTTTGTCAACATCCAGTAGCTAGACGTGGCGGTATTATCAACACAACCGCATTTAGCGCATACAAATAAGCTCATATTTTAGTATCGTTAAATGTCGTTATCCTTATCATCGTCAATCCTCTCCACTTTAATTGTTCCCATATCACCTGAAGGTAACGTAATACCGCTATACACGTTATTCCAGTTCTCGTCAATGGCCAACTGATGTAATATCGACCTATATATCTGGTAGGTGTTACCGATAAGTCTCTTCCTATTTATCTTATCCTTACTACCCCCATCATATCCTATATGCTCATAATCCCCAAGATCAGGGAACAGTCTTCTTCTTATCGCTCGTGAGTTATTGACTATAAAGCTTCTTATCCCTAGCGTTTCCGCTCTATCCATATCATTTATCAACGTATCTGTCGTATGTTGTAGGTCCATGTCGCCAGCGGCGAATCTACTGATGTCTTCCACGCATTGGGATATCAGCATTAGCTGCTCCCTTGTCAACGTTATTTTATAAAGTTGTTTATTATCCATGATTATCTGATATTAATTTTTCTTTTATATGTTTAGATATATCAATTATCTCATCTTTTATATTGCAATCATCTTTTAATAATGAACCAAATATACATGATATGGCGCTCTTTAGGCCTAGCGCTATCCCTATCTCCAATATTTTTTTATCGGTATTAGAGATGTCTATAGGTTCATATAATATTGATGATATGCTGTTAATTACATATATCACATCATTTTCATTCATTGATGTAGATTTATCGACAATAGCTATAAAATCTTTTATAACCGCAATATAAGCTATTTTTATTTCTTTTATCGTATCATCGCTTAGATGCCTATCCTTTATATGTCTTTCAACATACCGGTTTACTAAATTTCTATTTTGTTTGATTTGCTCATTTTATTTTTGTCTTTTGCATATTTCATATCATTTACGTCGTTAATTTTATTATCAGTATAGTAAAGATGAATATCACATATATTATAGATATCCAAGTCATTACACTTACCATAATTCCTATATTCCTAGGTATAGGATCTATTCTCCTGAATGTCAGGATCATGAATATAAATATCTTGAAGTTCATAATTTATTATATTTTTCTATATAGTTAACTATAAAATCTTTAACTCCTTTTGGGGCATCTGTTAGTTTAAGTTTTCCTTGGAATATATCCTTGCCGTACTCGTCCATGATCTCCCCGAACGAAGGATTCATGACTCTTGTTGACATGCATATCGGTTGATCGGTATCGAATTTGAGGACAATCGTTTTTCCGCTGTTTATCACCTTTTTTAAAGCCACGTAAAGTTTTCGGCCTTTTATTATATCACAATTCCCTTTTAGGATATTGGACATATGTATAACATGCTCTTTCTTGATACGGGGAGCTTGCTTCCTAGGACTTGTGTTATTTATATAAACAATATCCCCTCCATTTAACTTCCATTTATCGAAACATGACAAACATATACCGTAATCCGCCCATTTTCTTATTCTAGGCAACATCCGTTTACTTCCTGCCGGCATCTTTTTCCCGCAGCATTTGCATTCCCAATCTTTGATGGTCCTGAACTCTGCGTAATCATCTATCGAATATTTTCTTTTAACCATTCACCTGATTTTAATTTTCTTTTTCTATTTTCAAAATTATCATCACCATACTCATAATTAGGACAAGCTTTGTTGCTTGGTCGTCTAACATAAGTCTTTTGCTTCCTGTTATATTTACTGTTAGGATTTATATAATGGTCACACACTTGCCAAATAGAGCAACATACTTTCCCGTATCTTTTCGCCCACTCCTGATCATGTAGATGTATACAAGTGGCGCAAGTCGGGTTCTTGAGCTTATCCCTGTTGTTATCTATAATATCTTTAATTTTATCGAGAATAACATACATATTCTCAATATCCATATCATTAAATTCATTTGGTACCGGGAGATACATTATTGAGCTTATATCTATATCTATTCCCTTTGACTTGTCGTAAGCCGATTTGTATTTCCTTATCATCAAATCCTTTAATTGATTTACTTTTCTCTCGTAAGTCCCCATATTTCATTCAGTTTTCCATCCTTGTTTCTTCAATAGATCCACCATCATCCCCTTTATCTTAGGACTGATAGCCTCGGTAAGTATATCAGCGGCCAAGTTAATAGAGAAGCTGGTCATCCTAGACTCCCCTATATATTTCTCGCTGGTAACTTCTTTCACATAGTCGTGAATATCCTTAATCATCTCATTTTGAGATCTTAGGAGATCCAGTATCTCATCGAGTTTATCATCCATCTTTTTTCTCAAATACACCTGACAATAACCAGACAATCACTATCAGAAAGAAAAATAGCCCAAGCGCCTCATCCGGGTAATCATGTATAGCTTCTAAAATTTCCCTCATAACTTAACATCCATTTTGTTGATTATCTTATAAAATATATCCCTAGTCAGCTCAATATCATAAGTAGCGTCATGGAGTTTATCCTCATTAATCTCAATACCCATAGTTCTGGCCACGGTCATCAACTTAAAGTTCTCCATATCGTTCCTTACGCCCATCAGGAATGGTGTTACCATAACATACACATCCATGCAATTAGGATAGAACCATGATCCAAAATACTTATCCCCACATTGCTGGAATAAAGCCCGTAGGAAGCTGTTATCGAATCCAGCGTTGTTATACCCCACTAAATACATTTTATCCCTCTTATCGAACTTATTCACGTATTTGGATAATATACCAACTAACTGCCTGTATCCGTCTTCCATAGGCTGATAAGACTGCACTTGCTCCAAGGTAACGCCGGCCACGTCCAGCGCCTCCTGCTCTATCGTGGCGGCAGGGTTCGGGGCTAGGCGGATGTCGAACCTCTCGACCTCCTGCCCGTCGATATCCACGATCCCTCCTATTTGGTGTATCCCGTTTCTCCAGAACTTAACCCCGGTTGTCTCTAAATCGAAAAATAGTAATTTGCTCATATCTATTGATTTTTAAAATGTTCCTTAATCTTCTCCAATGCCTCATAAGACAGATAGCTGTCTATAGTATTATCGCTATCTATTTCCAGCAACTCATTAAACAAGTCTTTAGCCAATGCTTTCCACTGTTCTCCCCAATCACGGAGATTCTCGACCCTTGACCGTATATCCTCGAAATAAGAATTTACGTCTGATTTGATTGATTTTGAATAGTATTTAACATCCTTCTCATCCCCATCCATCATATAATCACATTGTGCCCTGATATCTTTTATATAGTTATTTATATCACTGCACATATAATTAACGGGTTTACGTATATTGAATATAGCTTCTGACGTAAGACCGGTTATATCTTGTATGTCTTTTAAATTATCCATAATTTAATCAATTAAATGCCAACCATCCGCCTATATACCCCATCGCAAAAACGAACAATGTTATAACTCCCAATAATATCCAACATCTTACAATTAGCTTATCGTCATCTAGCTTATTGTCATCTCTCTTTATTTTATTAAGATAATCATATATAGCTGTATAGACAGCATGGTGAATATTCTCATCTCTAGCCCTTACGATATTATCATATTCGTTATATCCTAGATTATGGATAGCACTTTCGATCCTCATATTCCCCGTAACTTTTTTGTTTACATCAAAATCGAAACTAAATACCATATCAGTGGTTAGAGCGTTTGCGATTCTGCTTTTTATCTCATCATCACTGAGATTGACATCGTGCACTAATCGCTCATAGTCTTTATCGTCAAGAATTATCTGTTTTTTAATGTTCATATCCCTAATATTTCTGTTACATAAACAAAACCATAACATATATAATTATCAGCGTCATGCTCACCATAATAAACATGCCAAATAACAGCGCATGGGAAATAGAGTGGCATATCCTCAGCCATAGGCTCCTCTCTATGGTCATCAATGTTTATCTTCTCCCTCCACCTCCACAGGTCTTGGATATCGTTCAAAATTAATTTCTCCATAACTATGACGGATGTTAGATGTTAGTAATTCAATAGCTAAGCTGATCATAGCTCCCGCTTCAGTAAGTTGATTCATTTGGGCGTACATTCTATGCTCTGCACTACGATAAGCCTCTCTACTACTTATGATGTCTAGTAAATCATCTATAGCGTTTCTAAGAAGATCGGTCATCCCATGCCCTCCTATGCCCTTGAAATAATAAATATCACGACCAGCGTAAAACATGCCCTGATATCTTTTAGCTACATACTCTATCCCGGATAGATGGTATTTCTCGTTGTCTATCTCCACCTCTCCTTCTTCTATAGCTCTCAACAACTTCCAATCTATCTTTACATCAGCTTGACGATTTTTACCTTTACATAGGCATATCCGCCATAATGAGAACCCAGCGTCCTCATCGTAAGTTCATTGACTTTTTGTTTGTCTCCATCCATAATAATCTGGTTTTTAATGTTGATACAAAAGTAAGATTTAAACAAAAATAAAAGCATGAATAATATAAAAATAATATTAATCATGCTTAAATGAAAATATATTCCTTCTGGTTATCACGGATATACGTATTCGTACTCATCTGGAGAAGACGTCTTATATTCAACATCGCACTCCATATTGGTGTAATAGTTATCCCCCTTTCTGTATACTAACGCTACCTTGCAGTCGTATTCCAAGCTGTATCCTATAAGAGGGACATTGGCCATAGGTAGATTATCCTCAGTTTTGTACCTTATTCTTGTTACTTGTTTCATGTTCTCATGGATATAAATATTCATATTCTTCCGGTGGATATGTTTCAAATTCAGCATCATACTTCATGCAGGTGTAGTACTTATCCCCTCTCCTGTACATTACTTCCCACGGACAGCTATATTTTTTGTTGTATCCTAAAAGAGGAACACCTTCCATAGGAGGATTATCCTCCGTTTTGTACCTTATTCTTGCTGTTTGTTTTATACTCATATAATCCATTTTTTAATAATGTTGTTATCAGTGAAAATAATGTATCTATAAGAAGTCTCTCGCTACTCCAATATATAGGGATCTCGTCTATGTCTCTATACGCTACAGACCATGCATGTTTTAGCTTATAACATTCTAATGTACAACCCTCTATCTCATATGGTAGCAAATTCAGTAACGTCCCTACATCCCAAACAGGGTTGGATATATCCGGGGTAACGGCCTCGATCAGTCCTATACGACCAGCGTCATCCTCCATAGAATGTAATTGATCCAGATACTTGTCTCTGAAACCGATGGCGGTGGAGATAGGAAGGCCGGCCTCGACCAACACCCTCCCCTGTTCTTTTGTGGTAAAAATCCGTTCCTTCATGGTTTTTGCTTTTTCGGTGACATATCATCCAGTTTCTTTATTCCCATCAATATCGGGATACTATCATGCATACCATCCATCATCTTCCTCTCTACCGTAACGATCGTATCATTATGCCATCCCCCATGAGCCACAAGAAGAATCTCCTGCTGCTCGAAGCCAAGCCCGGCCCCTATACCGCCGGAGTTCCACGCGCAGGTAATGACCACCCCGCCTTTCTTGGTGATCCTAGCTATCTCCTTCTTCTGTCTAGTCCAATAACTAGATTGTGTTGTTTGCATATTAACAGATTCTCCAAGTCTTTTATACGACTCAGATACCTGTCTCGCAGAATATGGTGGATCATATAATACCATATCAGCTATATTATCATCAAGATGACACAAGAAGTCCGTGGCGTCTTTATGATACATAGCCTTAGTCTCAGGATCAAGATCGTTGGTTATCGTTCCTATATCGCTGTTTCTGGCGAATGGATCCACTATAACCATCCCCTCTTCTCGATATTTATCTATAAGTTCCCTTATCGGTTTTATGCTGAATGTCTCGCTGTTCGGCATTGACCATTTCTTGTTTATAATCATCTCTTAACTCTGTTTTAAATTTAAGCTTCATAGTACTTCTAGGTACAGGATCGCATATGTCTTCCCACCAATTATTGTGCCCTTTCGGTGGATGTATATCCTTTTTCCATAAAGATCCCTTAACTGTCTTGATTCTTCCGTATGGTCTCATTTTGCTCGTGTTTACCTTCACATGTCACATTATATCCGTTTCTAATGACCCGAACATAAGCTCATCAGTAATTTTGCGAAATTCCTTTACAATATCATTTATCTGCTTACGTTCGATGCTTCTTAGCAAATGGGCTATCACATCCACTGTCCATCCGTTACCCGCTAAAGACATGGCCGTATTTGGGGCTATCCCGTCAAGGTAATCATCCGGCAATGTCTGTAGCCTACACATCTCCACCGGGGTCAGGTATCTGAATTTGTCTTTCATGTCAAAGGCGTTAGGATATCTTCCGGGAGGTAGTGATGAGATTACGTTATCTTTCATGACTGTTGTCAGGCAATTACTTTTCTTGATGGGAGTGGTATTCTTATCTTTTCTTATCTCCAGACATTGCGTTATTTTTATGTCCTTGTCACAATCCTTTCGATACCCGTCCTCTCCTATCCTTCTACCGACAATGGTCCCTATATATCTCCCTCTTATGGCTCCCGGATTCCAACCCTTGTCATGCTCTAGAATATCATCCAATGATATATGTTTGTCTTTCGGCATTTCTACCGACCAATTGCACCAATAAAGACGATGCCGGGTCTGTGCCGAGACCAAGGCGCTATCGATCTCCACCGGCTCCACGCCAAGCTCCTCGGTAATCACCCAGCGGTGCTCATCCCGCATCCGGACGTTCTCGCCCAAGAACAGGACCTTACCTTTGGTCTCCTTCCTTAAATGCTTTACGATGTCCGAGAAGCAAAAGAAAAGCCTTCCACGAGCGTCCATGAACCCCTTACCCTTACCTGAGCTGGAGAAGCTCTGGCAACAGAACCCTCCCATGACCAGATCTATGTCTTTCCAAGGGATATCCCATGTTCTCCAGTTATTAACATCCCCTAATTGAATAATATTAGGAAAATGTTTTTGACTTACCTTTATGCATGTCTTGTCTATCTCTGAGGCATAGTAAGTCCCAATAGGTATACCGGCTCTTTGTAATGCTAGATATCCACATGATATCCCATCAAACAATGATAATACATTCATATTGTTTATCGTTTATTTATGCAATTCTATAGCAATTGTATCATCAAAATGATCATTGACTATATCTCCCTTCTCTTTTATAGACATATCAGATAAAGAGGCAGGGTAGGATGTTATATAATCATTCGTATTTATAACAACCCTTATTTCCTTACTCTTATCCTTGACAAGCATCAATTCGTCTATCAAATCTTGCACTGTCATATTTTTCTCCGCTTTCATAAATCCTGTTTTTATTTATTTTCATGGTCTAAAAATATCCTTTGCGATCATATCAAGGGATATTTTATGTATCTTAGGTAAGACCTTAACCAATTTAATGCCAAAATTTTCGCCTCTCTTAACAAAAGTCCATTTACCATATATGATTCCATGCATCATGTTCTGTATTACTTCCTTACTGTCTGTCAAGAATACTTGGTAATAGACACTTTTGACATAATTAAAATCCTCCCCATGATCATTTGCCGGTCTTAATATCATTACAGCCGAAGAGCATCCACGAACGAATCCGTGTATCTCAAGGCATTCCTCGAACTCATAATTATCACGTTCCTCGTCATGATCATCCTTAACCCATTTACATGGTCTCCCATTTTTAAACGGGATTCTTAACTCCTTTTTTGCCATAATCTTTAAACTTTAAAATTGTATTATAATGTTATCACCTGTTCGTAGGTAAGCGTGCCTTTATAACCTCTGGCTCTTAACTCCTCTATAAGTTCCCTTGGTTTAAACTTTGCCAGATCCGGGTTGGCGTATACTTTCGTCAATACCCCCCCCCTTTTTTTTTCTACGTTCGATTTCTTAGATGTTCTATAGGATTTTATACAATCCTTACAGTAATTGTGAAGTCCATCCTTTGTTGACTTATCCTTGTAAAAGTTATCTATCGATAACTCCTTGCCGCATTTTCCGCATATCTTAGTTTCCATATTTATTAGTGTTTATTTGTGATATATAATTACCTTTATTTTCTAGTCTTTATAACAATTTGGTTCCCATATTGAGGTATAATACATAAACCTTCAGTCAACCCATTTATTTCCAATTCTCCAAGATTATTCAAATTGATAATAAACGCATTACCCTCTCTATCAAAAACCCGTATGCCATTTTTAGCTTCTATCTCATCATCATTACAACGATGATTAATAATATATATTTTCATTATCTTCTTCCTTGTTGTTCTATATTTATAATTCTAAGTTTATCATATTCTTCAGTAAGAATCCCATGATCAAACAATTTGTTAGCGTCTATTTCAAGATCCCTATATTTGTCAGTTATATTGATATCAGTCCACATGTTCAATCTCCCCTTATTATCCAACTGCATATGGATAAAGCCTTTTGTCACCTTCTTTCCGGCTTTAAGAGCCTTACTTTCGACATTTTATCGTTACAATTAAATTCATCTTTCATCCTGATCTTTATGCCTCCATATGATAATTCCTTATGAGCTGTGACAAAATAATCAACCGCATCTTCATCTAATAAACTATGCGGGCACCTTTCCCATACAGGACTTTGATCTAGATGATCCCATGTGGCTACAAGTAACCTATTCTTGTCATCATCAATAGCTATTTTGTATGTCCCTGTAGTAGCCTTACGTTTAATGATCGCTCCATTTAACATCTGTTTCTTAGCCCAGCTCCATGAGCCTCTCAACCCAAATGTTTTTATAACCCAGTCATTTATCTTCTTCATTTCAAATTATTTGTTAAAAGTGTAATATAAATATAAATACATAAATTGAATAGGGCTATTCACCATGCCCTTATCAGTAGGATCATCGTATTTGTCAAGCCAAAGACGAAGCGCCTCCCAATCGATATCCTTACGGTCACATACCATGCAGGCTAGGTTAGCCCCGAACAGTTCCCCGTCGCCGCCCAGCGACTTGTTAAACCTCTTGGCTAGTCTTTCCTTGAATCCCTTATCATACCATATCCCGGAAGTAGCGGCATAACAATAATAAGCGTTGTATTTCATTTTCACGCCCATCTTCTCAAACAATGGTGTATGCCATATCCGATCTAAAAAGAATACTATTCCACGATATATGAAGGTTCGGAGATTTTTCCTGTATTCTTTCCCCAAGAAATTATCCACACAAGATATAGTCCCGCCTGAATAATACCAATTATTGGCGCCTCTCTTAACCTTATCCGTCATCTTGAATTTATTCTTTCTGTCTTCCACCCTATCCCAAGGTTTCAGCTTATCCTCATTAAATGTCGGGCAATAATGATAGTAATGATTAATCCACGAGAGGTAGGGGTTGTATATCGTGTATCCATTATCGCTGACATATGAGTTCATATCATACCCAAGTTCCTTGGCTAGAATAGATCCCTCATCAGCTAATACCTTTAATATCGGATTTAAGTTCCATATCTGATCTTGGCTAACAAACATCGAATAGCATGGGTCTTCATCCTCCCCATACCATCCTCCCATCCCGCTCACTATTTTATCCAAATCAAGTGAATAATCTTTCCCGGATGAAAAGTCATCTCTAAGAAAAAATCCTCTATATGGGATCATATCATATATACCCGGTTGATCCTCAAACATATGTTTAGCGTTCTCGGTCAATCTAATCAATGTTTGTAAGACAGAAGATATATCTATGGGTGCATATTCACACCTATAGACCTTATTATTTATCCAAAGATATTGAAGAAGCTCGGCTATATTAATAGTCCCGTCCTCCACATATCCTGTCTTGTTATCGAAGTTTATTTTGGCTAGAGGTATATTACTCCCTTGTGGTTGGTCACTTTTTTCATTACAACAATGCACGAACCTGCCAAAGAATATATCCTTCCAGCCAAAATATTTATCCCTTATCGTCATAAGCCTATTTCTTATCGTATAATGACATGACGTTAATAAGATCAGCTTTTCTGGCCATCCCCTCAAGTTTATTAAAGCCATCCATGTTATCTCCGCTGACAATGATAGTAGGATATACCTCTATACCGTACTTGGATATTTCCTCCTCCGTGGCTTTGTTCTCCGGGATCTGGTTTAACGTGACCTCACCCTCATACTCCTGTAATGTGTTGGCGATAATATACCGCATGTAGTCGCTGTACTCAGCGTCTTTCTTCGTGAAAAAATCAATTCTTACCATCTCAAATAGTTGTTAATCTGTTAATAATCAAATCAGCGGTAAATATAGCATTATCTACCTCATCTATACTCATCTTTCTCCCATCGAAATTGTTAGATAATAAATCCTTAACAATCTGATATCTACGCTGCTCCCAATTTACGTTTACATCAAAATTCAGATTCTTTACATAATCATAATTTAATTCATTATAACTGTAACTGAGATACTTAACTATCGGGAATAGGCTATCATCAATAGTGCGCTTGATTACATTAACATATTTACCTGTTCTTTTGTCGATAGCTCTTAATCCCTCATCTACTACTTTTTCTCCTGACTCTTCCATTTCACTAGTCCTTTATTATGTTTATCGTAATACAACATTGCTATAGCGTTCCACACCACCTGCGCAAGATGCATACATCCTGTATCCGAATCAAATCTCTCCCCTTTCGTATAAGCAACTAAGTGCCGCATGGTCGCACCTAAATACCGATTGAATCCATCAGGTATATCTTGCCATGAGTTATCGGCGTACTTCTTGGCTCCTTCCGTATATACCCTCACGATGTCCTCTATCTCAGCCAAAGGAAGGAGATCCCACCGGAGTTTACCGTCGGCCCGGTCGTCCTTCCCCGTCCCGTCCTTGCCTGGCAGCCCACCTCCTTTATTGGCGTCCTCATTTCCATCTGGCTGGATGATCTCCTCCGATAAGGCCTTATTGCTATTCATTACTATCTCCTCCGCCTCATCCTTGTCTATAAGCCGTTCCCTTATAGCTATATGTAGCGGCAATACCTCATCCTCTCCAGCCCATATGAAACCATATCCCTTTGGATATAACGTTGATAATTTCATCGTACCTGTATTATCCGCCGTTCTTTCAACCTCCCAGATCTCACCCTCGCAAAAGACCTTGTCAAATTTATTAAATTCGTATTTCATATCCTTTCCCCTCCCTCTTGGTGTATTCTTATTGCTACATCATCATCAAGTGAGGATAATGCTTTAATATGTAATAATATATCTCGTTCATCGTTCTTATTTTTCCCTGCAATACATGATAGAGTATTACCATTCATTTCTATTGTAGCCCATCCTTTTATGACAGGTTCGTGCCTCTTCAGCTTAGCGGCATCTTCTCTCGTTATCCAATATTCTTCAAAGATTATGTCTGGATACATAGCTTTTATTTCCTCCCCGGTTTTATACCACGTTGCCATATCTCATGTTTTTAATTAATAAAACTCGCTTAAATCCCTGCATTCTGGTGTCTCACCTGTTATGGAATAAAGCTCACCAGATGATAGATATACGCAATGCGAGGTCTTCCCGTCCCTCCACTCGCTTTGCTTCGTAATCCCGCAAATAGCGCAGCGTTGGATCCCCGGACCCGCCTTTACCCACGAGTGTCGTACGTTTTTCTTTCTCGTCCTGTTGGTGTTGTCAAGTTTCCTCATATTAATCCTCCAAAGTCATTATAATCTTATCTTTCCCGATAATAGCCTCATTCCCGCTCCTTATATCAAAGCATCTCCCTTCATCTGCCTCCTTGAAATAAAGAACGCCATTGTACTCGAATAAACCGAAGCCGTAATCGTCTAGCTTCATTTTGCTAAGTTTTTTGAACTTATATACGTTTTTCATATCCTCCATATTTTCTTTATCCATATAAAACATCGATGCCCCCATTGACATTACCCCTACAACTGCCATAATTAGTCCCTCGTAGAACATGCTGCAATGTGGTTTATTCCAACCCTTCATCATTACAATTATGGATAATATGATTATCGCCACAATAAACAATATCCATATCATATCACATCTCCTTACTTTTTAAGAACTCCATCATATCCTCCACGCTAAGCTGGAAGCCAGCAGCTGCCTTATGACCTCCGCCACCAGGATTGGCCTTGCGTGCCAGCGCTGAGACATCCACCTCCTCCTTGGTGGTATAGAACGTGCATCTGAAGAATCTCCCGTTCCAGCAAAATGGCATCATCAAATCATGTTTTCTAGGATCGTACATAGATTCGAATGTAGTAGAGTTAAACTCCGTGGTATTCATACATATAGCCTTGTACCCAAATACATCAGCCTCGAATGAGAACATATTTATCTCGCCCCTGTTTTTCTCAACGATATACTCCAGTATCGCCTCCCCGTTCCTTATCATGTCATATATGAAGTCATGATCGCCATCCATGGCCTTTGCCGCCATATCCACGTCAAGACCACAATATCCTCTCATCCCGTATTGGAACGCCATGACATCACTCCATTCGAAGCGATCATGATCCCATACATCATAAGTGCTCAATAATTTTACCACGTCAGGGGTTTCGATATCATCGAAAAGATATTCCCACGTAAGCTCACAAGCCGCCGTTCCGATACGTCTTTTGCCTTTGACATTATAGTCCTTCACAGCTTCTATCGCCGTCTTATGGTGGTCTATCCATGTGACATCTATCCCCTTGTCTTCCCATTCGTCGAATAAGAATCTCGTTCTATCGCCAAATGATACGTCAACTACAAATACCTTATCATATTTATTCACGTCAGGTATTTCCTTGCCGTAATTGTAAGGAAGAAGATCAATGTCCCCTTTGAAATACTTTTTTACTATAGCCGCTGACATTACTCCGTCAAGGTCAGCCTCATGATATATACATCCTGTCATAATCTATTGTTTTTGATTAAAAAATCTATGTATTCTTTTATATCCTTGTTCCTATCATTATCCCAGTCAAATGTCTCGTTTATGAATTTGAAGTACGATACCGGAATTGAATGCAACATCCATCCACAATACTTGCCGAATGTCATTAACGTAGAGCCAAGTGGATGGTCCGGTCTCCCGGGGATAGGGGCGGCGGTCACGCCCTGCGCCAGCCCCCTCCTGCGATCTTTCTTGGCGGCTTTGATATCCAGATCTGTTTTCGTTACCTTATCTCCCATCGGGATATTGGTAATTAGTCTATCTCCGATAAACATCCCCCATCCATATCCTTTGTAGTTCTCTATACTAAGCTTCCTTATATCGCCGAACCTTGACGAGTTGTTGCAACAATCAACGACTAATGCGCTGCCCTTACCGTCCTTTATCCTGACCGCCCTGCCAAGCCACTGATAAAACGAAGAGAACGAAAATGTCGGTCTTCCTACTATCACGCAGTCCAGACCCGGATGATCGAATCCCGTACCGAGGGCGGAATAGTTGAACACTACCCTCGTCCCACCTGACTTGAACCCCTCGACTATAGCCTCCCGCTGTTTCTTTGGCGTGCCTCCGTGAACCACTTCCGCCATGCCAGCGCATATCTTTGTGTTCATCCATTCGGCGGCGGTATTGCAGCTCTCAACAGAATCCATAAACACCAGTATAGATCTGCATACGTCTTTTAATACCATCAACCGACGTAAAATAAGGTTGTTTAAGCCGTTTTTTCTCACCGCCTCACTAATAGACTCGGCCGTATATTCGGAGCCGTTAGAATTAAGTTTAAGGGCATCTCCATTGAAATCCCATGTCTCATATTTAAGAGGTGTCCAGAATCCTTGCCTTATCATCTCCTCCACCTGTATGACATGGATTAGGTTCTTGAAATATACCGGTCTCATACGAGTGATGAAATTAAGCTGGGAATATGACACCTGCCCTATCGACATCGTTTTAAGCCTGCATGGTGTAGCGGTAAACCCTATCACCTTTTTCGGTTTCAGTTCATTCATGAATGTCATGAACTCACTGTCTTCCTCTGGGCTGTATCCGGCATGAGCCTCATCTATCAATACGTTCCTGATCCCCATCTCCTTAAGCTGACCAACAACCTTCTTGATAGACCCTAACGTGGCATATATCATGTTAGATAGCTCTTTCTTTCCACAGGAAGCGGAGTAGATGGTAGCCGGTATGCCATACGACGTTATCTTGTCGTGGTTCTGTTGCAGCAATTCTTTTGATGGTTGTAAAATCAGCGTCTTATCTCCCATCAATCTAGCCGCCTCTGCTATCAGCAGTGACTTACCGCAACCTACAGGACCTACGATCAATACCGGATCATGTCTATCAGAATTTATGTAATCGGAGATACTTTTAACACACTCCTCTTGATATGGTCTTAATTTGTAAATCATTTGGATTTGTAGTTATCAAAAACGTCTTTTACGTACTCTAGTCTTATAGGGCATTCCCGACCATCATCCATCTTCACCATCAAAGTCTCTTTGGTCTTGCTTATGGCTATCACCTCTCCTACTCCTATCTGGGTATGGACTATATCGCCTAGCTTTATATTACATTTGATCATGGTCAAGCTTTTTATTAAATTCCTCTATCTTGCTCCTGTCTGTCTCCTTGGTCATCTTAGCCTCTTCCTTAAACATATCATACCCTTCCCGGATATTGTCGCCAACCATATTCTCTATCATCTCCCTTAGCTCATCGCTTCTTACGGCAAAAGATATCTGGAATGATTTACTTGTGCCTTTCATCAGGTAATCAATCTCCTTCTTACATTCTGCCATTAACCGATCCAGATTATCGAACTTAACGAACTTGGAGTTGCCATTGGCTTTTCTTACCCCATCCTTGAAATCCTCCAATATCCCGTTAAATACATCCGCCATACACATCATGGAATGTAGCCATACCAGCATATTGAATTTATATTCATTATCAGCATTATTCATCAAGCCTATCAAAGACTCACTTTTTGTCAACATGATTTTAGATTCTCGATCTACGATATCCTTTATCTCTTGCCGGTATTTCATGGCGCCAACGAAATCCATCTTAGAATAACATTCATTTGATTTCTCTACCAATTTCCTGATATCCTTTCTAGACATCAGAAGATCCAATACCTGTTTTTCTCTTTCGTTTTTATCCATAATCATTTATTTATTGACACAAATATAATTAAAGCCTAGATATTTACCTAGGCTTTTTAATAAAGTTAATCTTTTTTATTCTTTCTTTTTGACTCATCCCAATCCGATGAATACCTACATGTGTTTTGTTTGTGGATTGAGAAATCGCACCAAAAACACAAGGGCTTGGGGCGGGGTTCAAGGCAGGCCGGCTGACGTCCCATGAGGTAGCGCTTCTCGTACTTATACCCCTGTTTGGCGTCGTCCCAAACGTGAGCTTGATAGCTATCTATTTTATTTGTCTCGAAATCATACATGTCAAGGAGAATATCGTTAAGTTCCTTGACCGACCTCTCTACTTTCTCCTTATCTACCTTCACGTTCTGATTGTCCAGCATGCGGGTAAAGAAATAGCTGCACATATCCGGCAATACCTTATATTTTCTGAGTATGTAAAAGGCGTATATCGGATGTTGGAGATTATGAAGCAGCTTATCTTCATCGAATAACTTTCTCCCGGACTTCCAGTCTATCGTATACATGGCTATCCTGTCCTTTGTCTTATACTCTCCACGCCAGTCCACCGATCCTATGATATGCACCTTATCGTACGTCACGCCATCCAAGGTAAGTGGCTTGGGTAGCTTATAGGGCAGGACGAAGCTCTCCTCCACGCCGGCCGGTCTCGACCCCCGGACCACCTTCTCCATTGGCGTAAGATCAGACCATGCCTTCTTATAATTGCCAGCAGCATCCTTCTCAAACAACCCCACAATCCATCTTATTAGCCTAGCCGCATGTTGCATAGACTCGATCTGGGATTTTACGCTATCAAAAGGGATCTGTTCTATATCGGCGTAGTAATTGAAAGTCTTACTCATATCCTCATAAGAAGGTCTGCATCCGTTCTTGAAGAAATACTCCATTGTCTGGTGGATAACCGTACCATATGACGTAGCTTCGTGCTTTTCCGTGGATCTGTGACCCTCCACGTAAGTCTTATACCATTTATATGGGCACTGGATGAACGTGTCTATCTGCGAGTAAGAGGCGGCGAGAACCTTCTCTCCGTTTATAACCTTACATAATAAGTTATTCTCCGGTATTACCATAAAGCTTATCTATTTTTATGTCATGTCCGTATAAGTCCATTAACAGGTTTTGTAGATGGTGAAGATTCTTAATCTGAATAGGATCACTTAGATCGTCTTCCAGATCCCTAAGCCCAAGATAATACCCATCATCAAAAATCTCTATAGATATTCCATAGCCTCGATATACATTCCGCCCCTTATCACGCTTGAAATAGATAGTATCAAGTATATTATCATCTATCTCAATAGGTATGACATCATCTTCCCCGGAATACCATTTCATTATCCCATCATCAACCTCACATTCAAGGATCAATGACTTACTTTCATTACGCATACCAGTAACGCACCCTACTCTCCATATATTGCCAGCCTTGTCTTTTACGATTTTATCCAAAGCCCCTCTTTTTAAAGAGGGGATAGTATCATATTTCATATATTCTTTTGATTTTCAATGTATTTTATAATTGTTTGTTCGGATATATGCCCTACCGATTCTACATAAAAAGATCTTGTCCATAATGTAGGAAGCTCTCTTCTAAGAGATTCAAATTCTTTTCTTAACATGTTAGCTGTATATCCTTTCAATTGTGAAACAATATGAGATACACAATCAGAAGGAGTTGCTTTTATAAATAAATGAACATGATCCGGCATTATCTCCAGTTCTTTTATTTCCCAATTGTTTTGACTAGCTTTTTCGTATAGAAGCTCTCTTAATCTTCTTTCGATATCTCCTACGAGTTTCTTTCTTCTATATTTAGGGCACCAAATTATGTGATACCCCAAATTATAGACACTTCCTCTGTTTGTTTTCCACCTGCTATCCATTTTTTACTGATTTGTTTTGCAAATATAGTATACTGTTATTATATTTGTGCCGTAAAAATAATTAAAACATGATCTCATACAAGTACAATATATATAAATCTAAGAACACTAAGCATTTAGATAAAATGCTTAGGGAATGTGCATTTGTATGGAATCATGCCTTGAATTTACAAAAACGTTATTACAGGAGATTTGGAAAATATATTTCACTGAACAGGCTTCAAAAGCACTTTGCCAAACGAATCAAAAGAATCCTTTTGCATTCCCAGACCGTACAGGAAATCCTTGGACGTCTTGACAATTCCTATAAAAGGTTCTTTAAAAAGTTATGCAAAAGACCTCCGAAGTTCAAGAAAGCAGAGAAGTTTAACTCCTTTGTATTTAAACAGGGAGGATTTGCTTTGAATGGAAATGTTTTCACGATCAATAAGATATAAACAAGCGTTTTAAGTTCTCATATTCCCGTCCTTACGATGGGAATGTAAAACATGTCAGAGTTTTAAGGGAAACATGTAATAGATATTCCATTGTCATCGTAACAGACTCGAAATCGAATAAGACCTGTGAAAAGTCACGTAATGGTGCATCTGTAGGAATCGATTTCGGACTTAAAACTTACATGACATTAAGCGATGGAAAGTCTATTCAGTCTCCTTTGTTTTTCAATAGATATCAAAAGAAGATAAAGAAATGTAATCGCAACCTCTCAAGATCTGAAAAGGGATCGAATAATAGGAAAAGAAGGTTGTTCGAGCTTCATCAGACAAACAGGAAAATCATGAATCTACGTAGTGATTTTCAATGGAAGTTAGCTCATGAATTGTGCAAGCGATATGATTATATTTTCATTGAAGATCTAAACATTGAAGCCATGAAACGTTTGTGGGGAAAGAAAGTTTCTGATCTTAGTCATTCTTCTTTTATTAACAAACTTACGTATATCGCTTCAAAGTATGGAGTGATAGTACATAAGATTGACAAATGGTATCCTTCTTCCAAAACTTGCGAATGTGGCTGCATTAATAAAGGTCTGTTGTTACGCGACCGCACATGGGTTTGTCCCGGATGCGGTTCTATCAACGACAGGGACCTCTTAGCCTCTAAAAATATCCTTCGGAAGGGCATTTCCGAATTGGAGAGTACGGGTAATTCCAACGGTTGTAAAACCGGGGTCCCGTACACTTGTATCCAAGAATCCCAATCACTTTAGTGGTGGGAGCATGTCAATCTCAAGCCAATCGTACAACATATCCACAAAAATCCCTACAGTTAGTTCATCGACAGATTTATCGCCAAAGACATCATCCGATATCCTTATATCCATCTTTTCTTCAATCCCCATCAATACCTCTAATAAATCAAATGGATCCATAGCTAGATCAGATGACAAATTACTGTCTTCTCTTACATCGTCAATTACCTCTATATTATTAATGTAATTGAACTCATGCATTTTCTCGAATATCTCTTCCCTCGCTATCTTCAATATTTCATCTCTTTTCATAATCCTCTAAATAATCACCCAACATATTTATAAGCTCTCCTATCGTCAATTCGTGATAAGGCTTGACGCCAAGTGCCTCATCGGGGATACAATTACCCGTTTTCTTTTCCACTTCCATTATGACTTCTACAAAATCAAGGGAATCCATAGCCATATCCGTATCCAGCTTATCCTCGTTCATTATCTGAGCGGCATGATCAAGGCCATTAAATTCACCCATCTTCTCGAATATCGCCTCCTTGACTACTTTTTCAACTTCTTTTCTTTCCATACTAAATCGACATTTTCAATCTTCTACCTAATTCTTTTTTTATATCCGATATCCTTTCGATATCCATCTTAACATCGCCTGTGATAGCGTATTCCTTATCCATTCTCTTTGGGGGATCCGGAAGCCGGCTTATGGCGAACAACCATGCCAGCTCCTTGTTCTTGTTCTCCCTAAGATACAAGTCAGACGTCATGCCATACATTTTTATGATCGTATCGAATAACGTTGATTCCGATAAACTCATATGCACGCTATACACATTTGATGGTTTCCAGATCAAGTTATCCAATCTCATCGTATACTCACGTTTAAGATCTATGTGGGATATTACGGCTCTTACTATAGGTTCTTCCTTGAAGTTGGTATTAGCCACGAACCATACGAGCCTTTTCTCTACCTCCTTGATAGCTCCTGTATCCTTCCCCATATCGTTATATGCCCCAACGATACGGTCCCGGATCCCCTCGACCTCCGGTGTCAGACCGGGTGTCTCTATCAGCATCAGCAGCGACCCTCCCCTTGGCGTTATCTTCCACTTCCCATTCTTCTGAAGCTCGATATAACCAGATGCTTTATAACTATCTATTTTCTCCTTTGGAATGACGCTAGCCATCTCCTCTTTCTGCCGGATCATCAAAAGATACCCGACATCAGACATCGTTAATCCTGATGTCATCATCTGTTCAAAATTTATATACATAAGCTAATGAGTTAAAATATTGACCTGATCTTTCTGGCTACCCTCTCGACTATATCTGGATGATCATTTCCGTTATATATATCTATTAGCGTATCTATTATATGTAACCTTATGTTTTTCTTTGATGAATGAAACCAAAAATCTCCATTTTTTCTGTTTACAGGTTTGAACATCTTCAGTTCTGGTATAAGATAACACGCCACACATGATCTTTCAGCAAGTGATAATTCAACCGCTGCCTTTTCTATTGCTCTGCACATAAATGTATAATTATCATTCTTTATTAGATCGTAAGCTCTTCTCAACACCCTAAGGGCGTCTGCTTTCGATAATCTCTTTCCCTTTTTCATACTGTTTTACTGTATAAGATTCATTAGCCATACCAACTCTACCAACTGATATAGATTGATTTATAGATTGGTTAAGATGCCCTACAACCGACATCTTAGCCCTAACCGTATTGGCGCATCTTAGAAGGATTCGATAATCCTCTAACGCCCTCTCGTATCTTACGTCCACCCTAGCCCTTTTATCAGCATCAGTCATGCTCTTACATGTTCCGTCCTCCCTCAGGCTTATAGCGATCTTGTCCCGTATGATTCTGATATCATCCTCGGCTATCACCAGTTCGGCGTCAAGAACCCCCTTGTATGAGCTAAGAAGATCCTCCACCGCCACAACTTCCCTTTTTAGGTTCTCCAATTCCAATATCATTGAGTTGTCATTTATCCTTTTATACTCCTGTACTTTATTGGATACCTCATCACAGATACTCATGATCTCCTTTTCCCGTTCCCGATTTATGATATATCTGATGCTGTATTTAGCCATTTCCTTCAACGAGGATATAATTTCCTTTATCCCCATCTTATCCTCAACCGACAATACGGTCTTCAAGAACATTTCCAGCACCTTTATCACTACAAGCAGGTAATTATGTCTCAATCTCATGTCAATAAGGTGTTTCGTCATGTACTATATTGAAATCATCACTAGGCGGTATATATTGTTGCTCCAACGGGATACTGGGAGGCGGGGGCGGCAGCGTCACCACGGTCGTGTCCGGCTTGCCGCTACCCACGGGGGCATCCGAGCCTCCCGGTCTTTCTTGGCGCACCACCCCTCCATCAGGATAATATCGCTCATATCCTTTCATGATATCTACATGTATCGCATCAATCTCCTCTAATGACCGTTGACGGACCTTTACGATATGATGGAATAATAATCCATCCACACGGAAGGATCGTCTTGACTCGCTCTTGAAACGTTCCAGATTAGGATACCATCCTTGCGGAAATTGCATGTATGAGGAGTATCCATATCTCCTTGGGATATTCAACACTACCATGGCCGTACATAACTGCCCCAATGAGTCAGACTGATAGAAATCAGACTGCCTTGGCATATGATCCTTCGGATCACGTCTGCCCTCTATTTCTCGATTGAGTTGCGATACGATAAGGAAGAAGATGTTTGGGAACGTTCTTTTGGCTATATTGCACATATTCATCAAACTATCTATATTCCTCTTGGCATCACCCGAACCTTGTATAAGAGCTATATGGTCTATGGATACAAATACAATTTTCTTATCCTTGTTCGCCGGCATATATACATTCCATAGAAAATCTTTAAGCTCATCAACTGTTGTAGGTATGGGTATATACGTTATTCTGTTTGAATTTTCTTGTTTAAGACATTTTTGCATTTCCAGCATCTCTTCTTCATCCATTTTACGAAGGAGGATATCTTCTATGTCTTTGTTCATTTTTTTTGATAGTGAACGTAATACCAAGTCTTCCGGATTCATCTCGAACTCACATCTTAACCATACATAATCATCCGCTTGTGGGTTGATATTAACATTCATCACATTGTTCATGATTTTCTGTGCCAAATAGGATTTGCCAACCCCTGGTCTAGCTCCTATGGCTATCGCATGTTGAGGGTAAAATCCACCCAGCAAAGCTTTATCTAGATAAGGATATCCAGTACGAGCCGGGAGAAGTTCTCCCGACTGGTATTTCATTATCCTCTCATAGGCATCCATGATAATTTCCTTGGACGTCTTCCATATCCTGTTATCGTTCATCCTCGCGCGTTTCTATCGCCAGCCGTATCGGATTTAGATCCTCTGTTAGCTGATCTTGATTTATATCTTAACCCCTTAGCCGTATGGCATAGGTCCTTCCCTTTCCGATAAGCCTTACCCTTCAGCTTATCGGTCTTGTAATTCTTACGACCCAACTCCCGTCTCTTGGCTTTTTGCTCAGGTCTGGCGTTGATCTTCTTGTCCGTCTCAGCCTTCTTCTTTCTGGCCTCCGGATGTGTCCTATAGTATTCAGTCGATCTCCCCATTCTCGTCCTCCTCGTCATAATCATAATCTTCTACGATAATATCCTCTCCATCTAAATATGAGGCTTTATCTCCGAGTCTGCTTCTCATGCTCTCGTAAGGATCATCCCCATCTTTTATTTCCCACACACATAAGTGCGGACCTATTATATCAATAAGCATGTTGGCCTTATCCTCGCTTATGCCTTTTTCTATCATCTTATCTCTGCATTTGTAAAAACCACATGTCTTGTTAAACACTGATCCTCCTACATAAAACCCTGTCTGTTTGTGAATGAAAATTACTTTCATGTTCTGTCAATTTTTATTAATAATTATTTTTTGTAATCACCGTAACTCATGTCAGCGTCACACACCACCAAGTCAGTTACCTTATCCACTACATGGAATAGATGCTCCGGACATCCGTGGCATGCGCTACCTCCTATCGCTATCGCCTTATGCCTAGGGCAGTTATTCCCCCTCCCTCCATCATATATCTGTATCCGATTATCACTATATGCCTTGATATGTCTCATGATTTTAAGTAATGATGGCAAAGACATCTTGTAAGGGGATATATGCTCCTCCGGTATCATAAGCTCACCGGATAGTTCTTTGTAAAGATCATGTCTATCCTGTCCTGTTTTTATTAAGAATACGTTGATCTCGGTCATTACCATATCCATAGACCTAAGGAGATCCGGCTTGGCTAACCTACCTACAGGTTTACCCGTAGAATCGGATCTCATCCAAGCCCCACACTTCTCGCACCCAACTTGCTTTCCCTCCACCGTATTTATCATAGTGGATGGGGCCTTGCAATACGGGCATACGGATCCGTTTAACATAGCTTTCTGGGCTAAAGATAGCTCTCTCATGCCTTTTCTTGTATTTTGACATTAAATAGATCACAGAATCTATTAAAATTCCTGTTCTCTATTCTCATATCCTCCTCATACCTGTCAACTGATTTGATGAAATCATTATAACAGTCCTCGCACATCCATTGATTGATTACTGCTACATAATAGCCCACGGATGTAGGTCTGTTACACATATCGCAAATACCTAAGCACCCATATCTGGTGAGCTTATCCATCATCTCCTGTCTTGTTATTTCAAGCACCTTGAATTTCTTGTAATTGTCAACTACCTTTGCCATTGTAAATTTGTTTAATAATAAAATAATCCGCTATATCCATTCCCTCATTTATATTGGGTTTTGATTCTAGAAAATTACTTATCTCTATATTCATCCCCCTCATATCCTTGTCTACCTTCTTTCTCCATTCGTTGAAAGCGTCGCCCTTATCCGGGTACAGGACTATCCGCCTCCTACCCAATGTCTCTATCATCTCCCTTTTCAGCATATGGATACCGCCACAGGCCATAAACAACCTACTAGGGTACACGATGTTACAGATAACAGCCGTCTTCTCTGACTCTACTATATACACCGGAGCGTCATTGGGATAGAAGTTGATAAGAAACTCCCCGAACAGGCATTGCCTAAGCAGGTAATCCTGACCGTCCAGTATATGCACCCAACATACGTGATCCATGGGAACCTTTACCCTCTTCCCGTCAGGCCCGTAGTCCATTATCTTTCCGGTCCGCACTACCCAATTCTTATCCAGTTGCCAGAACACACAGCACTTACCCCAGTCCCCGAATCTCATCATCCCCACCTTATACAAGCTAAATGCCCTATTGGTATGATACGATCCGAAGATATTGGATAGATAATCCTGAAGATCGGATGTCTCGAAAGGATTAAGCGTCTCAAACATCTTGCTTACCGGAATGCAGTTGGCTATATCCGGATCCATAGGAGGTCTGTACCTCCTTAATACTTTGTTTGAATCGGTAAAAAGATCATTGTTCCCAAGTTCGCTCCCTGTTGGATATTTAAAGTAACCACATTTATTTTTATGATCACACACCCCAAACTGCTCTCCAACGATCTGACCGGTGGTTACGTCCACGTACGGCGTAAAACACTTATCCTTGCCGCATTGCGGGCACGTCAGCTTCCTCCTTGGTTTGCTATGATCCAGCTCATACCGATGAACGCTCTTATTGAACTCCCTAAATTCCATCATCCTCTCCTCTCATTCATGACTCTATATATATAGTCCCTCAGTGGTTCTTTTCTTATCAACTTATTAACGTCAAACTCGCCTTCTATGTCCAAGGATCCGACTCTTGATGTAACCGTATAATTAGTTTTCTCGAACTTATACTTTCCTTGAAGATATACTACGGTAGCCATATTCAATATAGGGTTGTCAGTCTGTCTCTTCAACTTATATTGGCTGGTCTTTGCGGTAGGATCACCCGGAGCGAAGTTATATATCTCCTCTATCTCCAATATCTTTCCGTAATTTTCCAGTATCATTCTTCTATATAACTCAAGCTGGAAAGCGTACTCGTCATAGAAATTGCCTTTCCTGTTTGATTTGAAGTCCAATATAGCGAATATCCTCCTGCATCTCTTTATCTTCTTTTTCTCCGTCTTAGGCTGACCTTTCTTGGCTCCCGTCTTATAGAACTCTCCTGTCTCGACCTCTATCTCCACCATCTCCGGCTCGCTATCCATCTCCACCACTGCGTCCACCGAAGAAGCTACTTTCAATCTCCTTGACCTCAACATCTTCTCGATCAATACAGGTTTTACATGTCTTTCCTTGCAGAATATGGCAAATGATATTAGATCCTCTATCAACTCATCAATGTTATCCACTAATATCCGCTCCATCCTATACTTGTCTATTCTCAGCTTAGCCTCCTTGACAGCCTTCCTTATCCACGTCGGGATCAGCTTTATCTTAACCCCGGTCAGATACAACCCAAATAGATAATGCATGATAGTACCTAAGTCAGCCCTGTAGTTAGCGTACTCATCAGGATCCTTACCCTTGAGCCTCATCTCATTCTTCCACTTCTCCAAAGCGCCGGACGTATCACAATACCCATTGGCGATATTGTTAGTGGCTCCATCGTATATGATAGGATACCCATCAACATCCATCTCATAATACACACGTTTGCCAGCGACAGTCATTCTATATAACACTGGTGTCGGGATATCCTTTATCCATTCAGCGGCATAATACTGTTGCTCTGTCTCCAGATCATACTCAACCTCCATCTCCTCCTTAGGCTCGTTTTTAGGCTCTTCAACAGGCTTTTTCTCCTCGACCATATCTTTCTTTGGGATCGTTGACAAAACGTCTAATATGCCAAAGAAAGCGGTAAATTTAGGATCTGTATGATATGATCTTAATATTGGTAACGATGATCGCCAATAATATGATGACGCATTCTCGTCCATTGTCTTATTATGAACAAACTCTATTACAATACCATCATCCGTGATAACCACATGATGTTTTTTGGATAAACGGACTCTCATATCATCAAACGATTCTTGATCGCTTATGACTTCCATATCCGTGCCTTTCTTATATATCGTATCACTTATAGCTTCGTATCCAAGAGCTAGAAGTAATTTTTGTTTTCTTCTATCCATGATAATAATCTGGTTTTTAATTTACCATCCTCCTCGACTCTAGGTGCGAGATCCCTCATCCTTCTGGCTGCCAACAGCCATACGTTGCCAAACTCGTCCAAGAGCCGGATGAAATCCATCGTATCTAATAGATAATCGAATCTTGTATGCTCATCAGCCGTCAAGTAGATAATGTTATCATTATCCTCAGCAACTGATTTATATTTCCGTTTAGGGTATAAGTGGCATATGTTGCTTACCCCCGGGCATGGTATGTATGCGCCGGTAGCAGATCTCCTTGTCATACTCAATCTAGCCACATGGGCGCCAAAGAAAACGGCTAGGCTCTTCCCCTTTGGCTTGGCCTTCACCCGTATCGCCGCCCTTCCCTTTGGCGGTAGTTCCCTAGCCCGGCACGCAGGGCACAACCCCTTGCTCCTTATGGCTACTATCCTGCCGCATCTCTCACACGGTAACATCCTACCTCTCATGCCTTTTTCTTTTTATAACTTTTGTTGAACTCCATAAGGCTCATAGCCCTATACCTCTTAAGCCTATTAATCTTACCCTCAGTCCAATCTTGATCCTTGAAGTTGATGATCGTATCGAATATCTGAGCTAGTTCCCGGATATTAAAACTCCTGTTTTGTATCTTCTTATAGAACCCCGATCTGCTATATCCTAATTTAGAAGCTAGATAAGTTTTGTTAGACAATGTGAGGATACGATAAATCGTACCCTCCATTTTACTTATCTCCATCAACTTCTCGGCTATGGACGACGTGGTTTCGTAGCTAGCTTTACTGCCTACTATCCTCATTTTTCTCCGGATTCCTGATCTTACCATCAAACTCGTAGAAGTCCATTAGCTTCTTCTCCTCCTTGATACAGGTAACGATAAAGTCTGATATAGTACCCTTCATGCCCTCCTCGAAGTTCTTCTTGGCATGATCAAGGTCATTGGCCCGAACGATGTAGTTAAACGCCTTGCGTTTTTCATTGCTCGATTTCTCGTCTATCGTAATATAATCAGCCGTGACCTTATAGAACCGGTCTCCATCCATGGCAAACAATTCCGCTATCCTGAATCGTTTGATATCAACGCTAAACTCACCGGATATGAATGGCTTCATCTCCTCTATGATTCTAGCCTCACATTCGGTATAAGAAAAGGCATCTACTAAATACTCTTCCTTTACCTTCTTCTTCATGCCGTTCTCGGCATCGGTCTCATAAGAAACCGTACATTTAAACCAATTGTGCATTTTAATCTATATTATTGTTAAACAAAGGATAATCTTTTATTCCTTCACGAATATATCTTTCCGTATCATCATCCACGCCATAAGCCTTCTTGAAAAATATCATAGCCTTATCCGTATCATTATCCACCAGTGGTAGATATTCCCTTGCAAAAAGCGACCTAAGATAGTTCATATTATCAATCCTATGTCTTATATCGGCTACTTTATCCCATATCTCGGCCCGAATTTTACTCATTTTCTTCATATTTCTCCCATATCTCTCTAGCTGGTCTTTATATTCCGCCTCAATCTTATCGTTCTTATCCTTGATAGACTTATAGGTCTCCTCGTCTTTCGTATCAAACATCGGAGTATGTTTGATATTAATTATATCCAATTTGCTGTATAGCTTTTCATTGGATACGGTGAAATCATATCTAGTCCTGTACAGATCAAAGTCACTTAAGAACTTAGCTATTTTAATAGCATCATTCTGATCAAGAACGGCTATATTCAAGCCCTCCAAATAGTAGAAGAAATGAGATGGAGAAATAGATTTATAGCCATACGTCTTCATGACTGGAGGCTCATCCATAAACCTGACACCTTCCTCCGCACATCTTATTGCGATCAATTTCTCTATCTGTTCATCAGTAAGATCATATATCTCCTGATCGGTCATCTTATCAATTGTCTTCATCATCCTCATCCTCCGACATCATTATAGCCTTTGTAAACTTTTGTTTATAGACCTCACTCATAAGACAAGCGAAAGTCTTATCATCCATACTAGCCATAGCATTGGCCTCTACCTCCATATCCATCTCAATGTTCTTTACCGAGATTTCATAGTTATCATCATCTTCTTTATAGAAAATGACTTTACCACCATACTCGAAACCATCATCCTCGGCCTTAACCATATCGATGATCCTCTCTAACTCCTTTACAAATTTACTCTTTTTCATATGTGTAATTTTTATGTGTCTACAAAAGTAGACATTTTGTTTTTGAATTAAATTAAATAAACATTATTAATAGTTAATACGCTTAGGTGATTATATACCATTTTACACTAAAATCGTAAAATGGTATATAATCACCTTATCCTCCATATATCTTAAGCCCTTTTATATTGTATTTGCTTATATCCATACACAAATTACACCCTCCATGACAACAACACCACGAGCAAAAGGCTAGTCGCTCCTGCTCCGGCCTACCTTGAAACTCCACTGCCGCCCTATACCATGCCGGGGATAATACCCTGACCTTCTCCGGTACGGGCGGTGTCATGAGCACCGATCTCCGTCTTCCTTTGGCATCTTCCCTATTTCTCATTTGGGTTGTCCTTTAACAGCTCAGCTATCTTATCTTCCTTCAACATATTTTGCTTTCTCATGTTATCTACGACAAAGGCAGCGAACGCCATATCATACCTTTTCCTTAACTCATTGACAAAAGATTTGGCTTTTGATTCTACCATTGTCTCGATGTTGCTGTCTACAACTTTCTTCATCCTGCCTCTTATAAACTCGTCTACTGTCAACTCCTCATCCATATAATCTAACCTGAATCTATATTTCTTCTCGCTGGCGTTCTCGATGAGATCGCTCATTGATTCCCTCGCTATATCCTCAATTTTCTGTGATATCGGATTGGATATTTCTCTCATCAACTCATTCTTGAACTTTTCTTTAAGTTCACGTATTACAGCTAACCTGACCGAGCTGGTAAACTCCTCTTTCAACGTCGCTTCATTGTACATAGCTTCCTCGAATACATCTTCCAAATTTAATTCTACTTGAATTTTCATATCATTATATTTTAATAAATTATAAATTTTTTAGGCATATAATTATCATGTATTATTTCCCCTCATCTTTTAATATTAATTTCTTCCCGATCTTTTTAATTTTTGTCGGTCTTGATAATCGATAGTCTCTTTCTATCGGTCTATTAAGTACATCATCCTTGTGCCCCTTGTATCCTTTCTCGTAAGCACTAACCCTTGCGCAAAACTCAACCACATCGCCTGGCGATAAATCAGCACCACTAAATCCTTTTGTTAAATCGAACCACAAATGATCTGATACTATTTTGCTATCAAGTGTCACATCTTGTAAAAGTATCGTTTTTACAGGTCCAATGTATCCATTCCTAAATCCAAATCTAACAAAGGTTGCTGTAAACACATGGCGTCCTTTTGATCCTATTGTTCTCAATTCTTCTCTCATCTCCTTTCTTATTTTTTATTCATAAAACCAGTAATTTTCTTCAAATACCCTTTTGTCATCTCAATAAAGTTCACGCAATCCGGCTTGCTCAACTTGTAAATCAAAGCCGGGTTATGAATTACGGCTATAATTTGTGTTTGCGGTTTATGAAATGACAATACCTTGTACAGATCCATGATATTGTCAATATCTAAATTCCTGTCCGGCTCATCCATAAGGATTGTATACTCAAAATCCTTCTCCATTAATACCACATGATTGTCTTTGTAGTATTTTAAAAGATTGTCGATCCTGTTTGCCCAGAACTCATTTGACTTTCTCTTAAATTCCATAAGTTTCTGTATCGGAAACGTATACTCATCTTGGTTAAACACAAAATCAAAAAGCGAGTTCATGGCATGAAGGTTCTTCTCCCCAGAGGACCTAGATGCTCCATTCATATACAAACTTAAATTATTGATATTATCCAATATATCATCCTTTCTCATTTCAGTTTGCTGTAGGAGATGGAATACCTTCCCGATATAATCCGACTTAATACTGATCCCGTCAAGCACCTTGTCATCATCAAATATATCCGGGAAATACAATGCTTCTGACGGTAATTCAGAACACATCTTTTTCTCGCACAACATGTACTTCGATATCATATTCAGGAGGGTTGATTTCCCGCTCCCGTTCTTGCCTACAATCACATTCACGCCTGGCTTGAATATAAACTCAGAGCCATTTTTGAACGCTTTTATCTTTGGGATATATTTAAATGGAGTCTTCTTGTTGTCGTCTATCCTTATAGAAGTTATCATCTTATATGATTTTGTGTTGAATTATTTAAGCCTTTCATCAATTGCCAAATCAAATATCTTATCAAGACATTTTCTCATCTCCTCCGCATACTCAAACAGATCCTCTTTTGAAAGCTCCCTGCGCTGCCAATCATACATATTCGTATATCGAGATTCAATAGCCTTATTCTCTATCTCCTCAAGCACTTTTTTAATAGACTTGTCTTTTTTTTGGCACATTTTTATCTTCTTCTCTCCCATATCTAGTAAATATGAATATTATATAATCGCCTATTTTTATATCCCTACATCCGCCCCATCCTCTTTAACCCAACTATCTGTATCGCAATGCCAACAATACCCTGTCTTGGAATCTTCTTTATGAGAATGGGAACCACATGTAGCGCACCAATAATTATCATCTATATCATATGTATAACTTTTATCCTCATGCATCTTATTTATTCTAGCTACCCTATCTTCCAGCAGATCCTTTAGATAATGGCATTTGTAAGGCCTATTTTCTTCCCTTAATATATAAAGATCGATGTCCATCATACTCCCCATCCTGTCCGTGCACATACACTCGGCGGCATGACGTACGCTATCTTCCGGCATCCCCGGGACTATCTCCCGGATCACCGCCTCCATCTTCTCTTGGTATTCGGTGTCTACCTTAGCCACCAAGTCTTCTAGTTTATCTATTAAGCTCATAATTTTTATTGTATATAATTACTATTTGATATTTATACATATTTATTCTGTATCATCTTCACCTTCACCTATCATATCCGTATGACCAAATACCATATCAATAAATTCAAGCATCTTATCATTAAACGATCCGCTTTCTTCTTGCAGCTTCCTACATTCATCCTCGGTCAATCCACAAGAAGATACCAGCTCCTCTGCGGCTTGCGTCCATCGCCCGTCGTGAGCCAGCTCCTGAACCGACAGCCATACCCCTTGGTTCATGCCCTCCATTCTTGCCTTATCTAAAATACCATTATCCTCCATATCCTCGATCATTTAAATTCTTGTTTATTATAATAATCTCTATATCGTTTAACATTTTATCTTTTGATGTTTTTTTTCTACTGTTCTTGGAATGATATTAAAATCTTTATTGCTAAGCTTATTATCCACCATAATCTCAATCAACTGCTCTATGGTAAGCCCAAGCTCATTATGGATATAATTCTTTATCGCTTTATATTCTTTACTCATGGCTTTTTATTGTTACTATTTCTATTGGCTCATTAGCATTTGAGCTTTTGATCTCTCATTTCATTCTTATCCTTAAATATCATTATCCTATTTACAATCCCCTCCGATTCCATATACGTTGAGAATCCATGTATCCTTAGATATTGGATAGCTGATAATGATTTCTCTAATATCTCCTTATATTCCATATCTGTTTTAATTGCTTCCCTCATGATCTTTTCCCTCCATTTCTTCTAATATAATTTTAGCCAGATATACTATCTCACTTATCTGGTCATAATAAACATTCACTCCCTTAACTTTCTCATTATCGTCATCATACCCATCAACCATCAAATTATCCTCTCCTGATAAGTATATAGATGTTATTGATAAACAAACCAATCCATTATCAGTGAAAATCCTTATCTCTGCCGGGAAATCACGTTCATCTTTCATATTATTCAGATCAAGATTAAGCCTTCCTGTTTTCTTGATCAAATCAACCATAGTCCCATAAGCTACTACTTTCGCATTTAATAGCATTTTATTTAATGCATTTACTCTTTCTATGTCCTTCATAAACTCCACTCCCTTTGTATTACATCGTTATATGTTATCCCATTATCTTGAATCAGTTTCATAAAAGAATCTTCGGTATAAGCCAGAGATTCCCCTCTGTTAGCCCTCTCTATATTCTCACTCATCATCCCTATAGCCTGTATTAAGGCTGCTGAGGAGTTGGCTATCAATTTAGCCGCTTCCATTATCCTATTATCGTCCATAATCATATTACTTTAACTTCCTCGTTCCACAAATGTCTTTCATATACCATGGTTGTTCCTATTAGGATCCCGGTATCTTCTCCCCAATATTCAAGTATTTGATTCCTGAATTTGTGACGCAATTTTTGTATTCCTCCCTTGTTTTTATCATAAGAAGAGTAATCTGATAATCTTACTGTCTCCATCGTTTACCTCCTTCATTTATTCGTATGCCAATCTTTCAAGTTCCGGCATGGTGTTTGTTTCTTCTTATTTTCCCCCATACTTATCTCTCATTTCATTAATATAGCTCATATACCAATCTCTTATATCCTCTTCACTATCCATGCTATACTCTTTATTGAATGGATCGTATCTGATAAACTCCTCTGTTCGGCAGAATGGGCATGGAATCTCTTCCGATGGCTTGATTAGAACACCATCATCACCTACATTATCCAGATCATACAATATGCCATCTATGCAAGTCGCGTCTGGATAATTCGCACCGAAAAGCGGGAATTCTGGACATGTGTTTCTCATACTTGTACTATTTAAATTCGTTCTCATATTCCTTTCTCCTATCCACTTTCTTTAAATTCAAACCATCAGGTGTCAATATCTTCTTTTCCAACAAATCAAAGAGAAGCATCGCCCTTGACTCCGCCTCTGTTTCCCCAAATCCGCTATACACTTCTGTTGGCGAATCGTAGGCATTGTAACGAACATAGGCGGCTTCGTAATATCTACTATCCCTATTCGGGAAATACTGTGTCAATTGCAACCAGTCATCCCATATTTTTGATTTACTGATATTTATTATACCTGGTAGTATCTCTCCAAGTTCATGACTCATATAAGCCGGTATGAGGTCGCCTTCTTTTCTATATGAATACCTCATTGTATTTTGCGTAACTGAATCTATCTGGGTTTCCCCTTCTTTCATCTCTTTCACAAAATAAAATTCCGACTCCGAATTTACACCCAACTCATGCAACTTTAGCGCAAGCTCATAAGGGCACATAAAATTTTGATATTTCATATTATTCTATATTTTCGTTTCTGTAATCCCCGGCATAGTTCAATCATACCCTGTAATCATTTCTGTACAAAAGATGTTCGTTACCTTCATAAGGAATACAATAGATCCATCCCGTCCCATTTAAGCATTCATATCTTCTTATGTGTTTATATATTATTTGCCTGTCCAGCCAATCCAACGAACATGAGCGGACGCCTCGCTTCCCTCCGCACGTCTTACCTATACACGCCGGCCCCACCGGTAACGCCGCCCATGACATCTTGGATGTCTCTCCCGTAAATCTGATAGTGATCGCCACAGCTCTCAAATGTTACTTGATAGCTGTTTAATCCCATCCTAATTGTCTCGCAACACCTTCCATCTCACTATACGCTATCCGGTGACATCCGGCAGTCAGTATATCGTTTTCATAACGATTGAACGCCCATCTGTGGCCGGTTACATCCAATGCTAAATCGTGCTTGAACTGACCTCCATTATGAAAGGTCTTAATTAACCGCCAAAGTCTTTCACCTTCAGTTCGCGTTATCTTAATACCCTTGCTGGTTTCTATTTTGCCGTTTTTAACACGCAGCCACACGTTCGGCTGGTCATTATTAAAACAATGATAGTACAACTGTGAAATCTCACCAGATTTCCATATTTGTACCTGTTCTTTCAACGTTTTGTTACGAGCCTCTTGTTCCTTTCTATATGTTTCTATTTTTATCTTTTCTTTTTCTTCTCTACTCTTTTCAAATCTTTTGATTCTTTCTAGGTATTTAATCCACGTACCCTCTCCACATACCCTCTCCACATACTTCATCAACAATCACATTTACAGTCCCAAGCACTTCCAGTGGTTGATAGTCCAATAATATCTGGAAAATACGTTTTAATTCACGGACATATTCACGTTTAACCTTATCTGATTCTCGTGACAATTCATGATTAGTTCCAAGCCAGTCATTTGCACTCTTTTTAAGAAGACGCTGGGGAGTTCCCATATCGAAGAACTCGATATAATCCATCATATTTCTAAATACTCCCCAAACATTATGATAAGGCAATTCAGTTCTGACCTTCTTGTATTTTTCAATAGCATCTTTAATGGATTCCAATTTACTGGTGACAAATGCCATATTACCGGTATTTGACATATTATATCCAACAGAAAATACCTTTGAGTCAGTTGGTATTGCGTTGCGAACAAAATATTGATGTTTGCTCGTGGTAGAGGAATAATGTATACTATTAATCAAATACGCTTTTTCACCACGCTTATTTCTTACGATTCTTCCGGCCTCAAAGTGATAGCCATAAGAATAAATACTTTCACCTTCAAAGAAGAAATTCCTACCATTTACAGATTCTTTCTTTTCGTTTGTCCATAAATGAGCGATCATCCTATTGTCCATATTTATTAAGTTTTGAGTGTTAACTATTGATTATACTTGCTAAAAATAACATCGACACAAGTTCCGCCAATAGCGTTTGCGTCATTATACGAATAAAAACCTTCTGTTTCCCAATCCACACCAACTGGACAACCATCTGCATGTTTTACAAAGTCATCAATTTCTTGCGCTTCCTCATTAGATATTCCAGTGTAGTCACCATTAATCAAAGCCCCAATCCAATAAATCGGAAGCCTATATCTTATTATCTCTATATTCATAACTTTATCAATTTACAATTACTACCTCTTCATTCTATTTTATTCAATGGACCGGCATACGCTTCCCCATTCTCATAATAAAGCTGGTCCTCATACTGGTTATGATGAAGCTTCTCACGTATCGCATCTTCATCTTCAGCCCAATGTTTATATTCCTCATGCCAAGTCTTGAAAAAATTATTATAACATTTTTCTATTAAATCCTCTAAAGAGAAATTCTCCGGGTAAGTACACCAAGTATCGTAATAATCAATTATTGGTTTAAGAAGATAACAATCATAACACATCTCTGTTAATGGGCAATTGTCTTCGTATCCCAATATTACCCGACTGCGTCTGCACTTGTAATTATATTTCCCATCTATATATTTGCCTGTAGAATAATATTTACCTTTCGTGATATGTGGCATAATGTTGTTATTGATATACCTGAACAATAATTTACCGCATAGATTCTCAGGGAATATATCACGACGATAATCTGTAGGATGTTCATAAATAGGATCATTGTATTTAAACTTATAACTAAAATCATATCTCTCGTATCCAACTTCCCAATTATAAACCCTAGTATCTGTCATATCCTCAAAGGCTTTCATCGACTCTTGATAGTCTATAATATAATCAACCATACATTGCCCTATTACATTCCAGCGCTCACGCTCTATGATCTTTTTTTTGTGAGTCTTTTGATAGCTCATCAAACTTATACACTTTTAATACATTTTCTTTCATAATCTCTCCTCTTTTAATATAATTAGATCTCTAATGCCAATCGAATGACTTACGTACCTCCTTATGTTCACGTTTAGAGATATGATTGTGGCTATTCTCACGAACCACCACAATCCAGATTCAGATATTACTCATCCTTTATCTTTACGAATGGGTTTTCTACATAAAACTCCACTACATCCTTAGATTTTATAGATGTCACTATACCGGTGGTATCCACAAATCCATCCGTTTCATCCATTGTCAAATCTTCTATTTTATCTCCCGGCAGAAAACAAAGATTATAATCTTGATCAATATACATAATCATCTTTAACCTAACCATGTCATCAATGATGCCTTTCATTCTCTCCACAACATCTAATTGATCATTAGTAAGCATTAATTTACTTTTTGAAGATTTTACTAATCTCATGTCTCCATTCTTGTCAACTACAGTTAAGTCATTGAATTTATACACATCTTCACATGTTCTGTAATATGTTTCCTTACAATAAATTTTTCCTTTATTATCTATTTCAACATCAAAATATTCCAACTCACCCTTGACAGCTCTTCCGTTTTTGTATTTCCACACATCACCTATTGGAGCGAATCCATATAATGACTTAAAAACATCATATATTGATAGTTTTGTCTTAGGGATGCTCTTACCCTTTTTAAAACATTCTTCGGACGAATAAAATAATTTCCCATCTAATGTCTTCTCAGTCCTACATCCTCCCCATGTTCCTACATATCTAACTACTCCATATGTAAAACTGATCAAGATCTTATCAATCTCAAACCACTTTAATTTTTCTGACATATCATCAAAAAGATATCCACTCTCTAAATAAACTGATAAATACTTTTTCATTTCCATAACAATTTATTTTTTAAAATTAAATAACATCATTTGCCTTGATCACCATCAGTATCAATACTCCTCTAAGTATCATGGTCTTCATGATACAACTCCCTTGTATAAGGACTCCAGATTGTCCCTGACTCCACCGCCGCTGGATCAACGGCCATCAGCCCTGCGCCTATCTCATAATATAACTCAAGATCCATTGGCTCTAACGCTACTTTCTCCGCTTCTTCCCGGCTTAATCCTGACAACATTAAACACCTAACTCTATTTTCATAAGCGATGGGCGTTTCATCCGGACTTAACCTTACTGATATTATTTCAGCATCTTCTACACTATTAAGAATCAATTTTTCTTCCATATTATTATTGTTTATGGTTGTTTCTTCCACTCGTTATATCCTACCTCAAAAGCTATGGGGTCATATCTTTTCAACATAACCCCATAATTATCCCTACCAGTATATCTATCCTTACCGCCTATTATCCATTCTTCCCTAGACAAAGAATTACCAAGATCGTTAAGCATGCTTATATAATCTTTCTTGCTTTTCATATCATAATATCACATTAAACAACTCGTTTAGCCTATCTATCTCATTTAAGTACTCATCTTCTTTATCAAACTTAATTTGAGTCCCATTATCCAAACCAAAGGACAGGGTGAAGGATATAACCCAGCCCGATCCGTCCACGGTCTGCCCCTTGGGAACCCAAGACATCACCGCCTTCTTGGATATCCACCATCTCCCTATCTGAACGAAATCTGGATAGTTGTCCATTAAATATACCATCTGACTAGCCATCTTATTAACATCATCAAAAGGCACTATATGATACTTGTTTCTTATCCTGACCTTCAAGAAGGGGTTATCCATATTATATGCCGCAAATGCTGATATCACGGAACTAGGATATCTAACTCCTTTTATTATCACCCATTTCATATATCACCCCCTTTTTATATAACATAAATTCATTGGATAAAATTTATCCGCGCTCTCTTTTCCGTCTCCGCGAAAGTTAGCCAGCCCGCATGTCAGGATGCTCACAAGGTTATCCACCACCTCCAACTCGCTCGATTTGAACCACGCCAACTGACTGTAAGTTTCACCTATCCATATTATACTCATTCTCCCGTCCCGACTGACCTCCTTGACCAGCCCTATATGGTTTTTAGTGTCCTTAATCACATTTGATTCGTCAATATTTGTAAGCCGAACAAAATCCATCGGTCGTATCATTTTATTCTCGTCCATGTCCTTATCCTCCTATATTCTTTTTATTTTCTCAATTTACGCTTAACCTCTTTAACATATTTAGCAGAATGCAATCCCCTATGCAATCTTATAGCCCGATCTATATCCTTTTTAGGATTATGGTGAGATTGATATATCTCGAACATTTCCCTAGCCTTGACAGGATTTGTCCTATCATCGTATCTATACCGCTTCTGCTTCCGTTTAAGGCGCAATATCCTGTTAACCTCATCTACATACACCTTTTTCATCTGCCACCTCCCTAAAGCCCCTGAAGTGGCGTTGTACGCCCAATCGTCATTCCTTGACTCCACGAAAGACAGGGCGGTCGCCAGCTTATCCCATACCCGTGCCTCGACCACTGCCGGCTTCGGGGCGAGGGGCATGCCTCCGTTTCCTTTTGGCGGTGTTAATATTATCATCGCCATCACAAGTAAGTATCTTATCACGTTCCCTTGTTTTTATAAAACTCCTCCCCGAATTTCACATTATCCACATAATCTTCCATACACTCATGAACAATTATATGAATATCCCCCTCCGTGTATGTTACCTCGGACATTAACCTCTCATTGGTCATCCACCAAGAATAACTATCAATATGCCGTATCTCAAATCCATGATTATGCAACGCATACATAACATTATATCTTAAATCCCTGTCCATCATCATACACTCGTACACGATATAGCCATTGATACTTTCATAAGACCTACCGAACGTATAAACGTACCTACCCATCAACTTATACAACTCCCTTGCCACAGGATTCGGGATCGCCTCATCCATATCAAAATCCCCATCTGGATCAATAACCCACTCTACATCCCGCTCATCAATACAAGCCCTAGGCATTCCTATTGTCCGTACATAAAGACGTGATCGGTGATCCTTGCTTAACACCGTCCCGATATACTTTTCCCCTTTGGCATATCCTATATTATGGTTGCCGGTTATATTAAATACAATTTCAGCTCCTATCTTAATTTCATCCATATTCAAGATGTTTGTATCATTTGTTATCTTTTTTATACAAAAAGAGGATATAATGGCATAATATTATGATATCAAGACACGAATGCGTTATCTATCATATTATCATACATATCCTCTATACAACGTCATTTATGGCATTATATCGTATATGATGCCGCAGGTCATAAATACATCTAATTAACCCTTTTTTAAGGGCTTATTGCCATTTAGGTAACTAGCTATGCCTAATATTTTCGAAATAAGGGCTTTTTTAGCCTTATACTCATCGTTTATCCCTATTATCGCATATCTGTATACCATCCCATCCTTCGACACCTCCACGCCCACGTATTTAGGCGCAACGGCATCCCTATGTAATACGATAAACGGGCTTTTGCCGTCTAGCTCATTTATCAACTGATTAAACTGTCGCCTTGTCATCTGATAGTGATATTATTTCCATGTTATAAATACGATCTCTTTTTACCCTTATCTTCTCGCACAGCTCATCGAAGCACCCATCTTCTTCTAACCTACCAACATAATATGATACATTCGATTTAGAGCTTCCTTGAAGATATATATTTCCTCCTATATTCCTTGAGAAAAAATTAGGCAAGACCATCTTTTGTCTCTTATCCTTGTTATCCATGTAAGATATAACAACAACCCATAATTCTGGTTCCCGTTCTTTTATCGATAACATAAGATCAAGACTCGATTGACTATTGATATTCCTCCTGCCAGTTTCATTATAACGTAGAATAATATAATCATCTGCGTTATCATTCTCAACCATCACGACTATAGGGCGATCGCCCTTCCCATTATCACATAATACTCTTGCCTCTTTCCCGTTGCGGAGATATACCTTATCGTAATCTCCGTTTTTGTATATCTCAAAATCAAACTCTATCACCATATCATTTCCTCCTATTGATATATTGTTGTGTACGGCCTTCTTTTATTTTTTCGAAATAAAACTTATTCCCATATAACCTTGTAAAACAGATGTTATACCCGAAATGCTCCGCACGTCTGATTTGCGCATAACCTCTACTGATATCCTTATCATCAATCAGCGTAACAAAACAATGTGATCCTACTTCTGTATTCAAAACCAGATTTTCCCAATCTTTTACCTCCATATCAAATCTCCTTAAATAATTTTTTGTTATGATTATCGCTATTATACCATTTATCAATATTATCGTACTGCTTTGGATAAACCCCATAAGACCTACACCACCTAGGTAACGGCCCGTTCAGCACGTCTAACGCCGTCGCAAGATCGAACGTAGCTTCCTCCTTGACACAACACCCCGATCCACTTCCACAGCTCGGTATATAGGCTCTGCTATATGCTACGCTCATTCCATATTCCCCATGACTCAGATACCCGATGTTAGGCGAATCAGGGAAGGCGTAATACAACATTATATAATCACCCTTACTCCAACCTCTATTATAAGTATCATCCTGCCACGCAAAAACCCTGCAACCGGCTTCTTTCAGTTCCGCTGCCGCTCTTTTTAAAACATTGTCCATATTATCTATATTTAATTAAGTTGTGTCAAGGCGCCGGGAACCGACCCCGGATCATATCCGTACACGTACGATCATGATATATCCTTCCGCCCCGCCAAGGTTTGGTTCAACATTAACAAACTTTCATATCCTCACACATCTTAAAAAAGACCTCTCTTATGATCTTCTTGTATAAGATGTATATCTCATCATCATCCTCATCAAACTCCACTCCCCATGAACGTAATAAATATCTAATATCACAATCCGCTATATGAATCCTGAATATAGACGGAACGCTCATTATGTAATCCTCAAAAGCTTTCTTAATCCCATCCCTTTTGATATGTTCTTTATACTCATCCTTGAACACGTTAAGCATAAAAGATAGATATTCCCTATCGTATTTAAACTGCTTACCATAATTATCTGTATCTATATGATCCAGTATATATATCTCTATAGCGTCTCTATCGTATTTTGACATACTTCTTCCTCCTCCTTTTGATATTTTATAACCTTTTTCTCCCCATACGCTTTCGCTAACTGGATAAGTTGACCGGTAAACACCTTGGTACGGTGTTTTACGATCTTATCCACCAGCTCCGGGCATCTGGTTCTCCACCTATAATTAACCTCACCTTTAGCTTTCTTCTTATAATACCTGTAGAATGTTACGGCTACTACCACTTCTCCATTCTGCTCAAAAGCAACCAAATCGTAATTGTTGTAAGTTATTTCGTTCATCGTGTAATATATTTTATAAATTCAATCACTTTCTTTGGCAGTGAATCTATATCCTTCACTCTTTTACCAAAATTGTACATATGACTTCTATGCGGATAATAATCTCCCGCATACATCCCCACTCCTAATGGATGGAATGGATCCTCACTACATGAGAAAACAGGATAATACACCACCCCATAACCATCCTTTATATTTTTATTTACATATACTATGGTATATCTATCAGCCACTTCATCGCCAAAATCATATACTCTTACTTTTACTTTCACGCCATCCACATTTGTTATAATATTATCCATATATACCTCCTTTGTTGTTCACTATCCGACTAATCTATCTTCCGTCCATATAAGGTGTATGTACCATACCATCCCCTATCTATATTTACCACCTCAATATGATGTATGTGATAACAACCATTAGCTATTCTGCCGCAATCGGCTATCACCATAGCTATATTCCTATACCCAGAATCAATGAAAACACGAGCCAACCCACACCCGTTAAATATAGATACCTTGATATCGTCTTTCTCTTTTATAATCCTTCTCATATCATATCCTCCTATCAAACTAATCTATCATTTTACCATAATTAGTATATGATCCACACCATCCACGGGCCTCATTCGATACCCTAATATGATCAATAGGCTTATCACCGGCCATATTATTGGCGTACGATATTACATCCGACATACTTCTGAATCCGGAATCCTTAATGGATTTTATAAGCGTCCTATCATACCCGAATACCAATATCTTCACAATATCTCTTTCCTTCACAGTCCTCCTCGCTCTCATAATATTCTAGCCATAAAATAAACAAACATAAAATCTATTTTCTCTTTGTTATCATCTATCCTATGTCCGGTGATCTCAAAAATAACCCTACGCTTTTCGATAGTCTGTATATTATCTAACTGAATAGCTATGTAAGGATATTTCATAACTTTCTCTCTATTGATGTTGTTCAAAATAGCGTTGACATCTTGCCTGCGAAAATACATATTTACCCCTATATAGCTGGCAACCAAAAGACATTCGTCTATTACTCCATCAGTATCGAATAGCAATAACATATCATCCTTCTCGATAGTATATTCCATATCAAGGATCTTGATACGTTTGCTTCCGTCCTTCTTATCAGCTATAAGAATCTCTATCATATCCTCGTCAGTCGTAAGGACATAATACGCCTCATCCTTTGTAATATTATCACGAAGGTAAAATAGCGCTTCATCTTGTAATCTTAGTAATTCTATTTCGTTCATATTCATTCCTATTGTTGCCAAGGGGAAAAGGACGGCGCTGGCGACAAGGCCTGTCCAGCCTCCCCACAGCCGTCCGCATTCCCCTTGGTATCATTAACCACCTCAAATAATCTCATAATCGAATTTCACATTAACACTCTCATCAATGCTCAATTCTTTCTCCATCCCAAATACAGTCTCCCTTACCGTATCAAAACCCAATAATTGATCTTCGGGATTATTCACAAGTTCTCTCCGGTTATTCTTCATAGGTTTTCGAGATGTAAGAATATATTCCGAACAACAGCCTCCCTCAAATGTCCTTACCCTAGAATACCATATATCACCAGTTCCGTACTCAACACATATATTCATGTTTATGATAGTATTATTCCACGCTTTTCCCGGGAAATGTTTGAAAATCCTGTTAACCCACCCCGTGTCAATATCTATATAAGGACAATCTAAATCCGATGTCCCCTTAATATCCAGATATAGCATAACCTGTCTATTATTCTTAAACATTCGAGCTTTCACATTCATTTTCTTCCGTCCCCATACCACTATTCTATTATTTCCAACTTCCCGTAATAAGGATAAAAACAACCGTCTCGATAAACCGAATATCTGAGCGTTTTATCCTTTGCTTCATAGATGGAAACACAACCGCTGTTATAAGCGTTGGATAGTTCTTTTGCTACAAATCCACCTATTTGTTTATAGGTTTTAGGCGTATCCGCCAACGGCCTGCCTACATATATTTTTACCCTCTTGCACTTTTTGTCGCCTACGCATATATCCTTTCCTCTAAGCTCCGTTAAATACATGAATCTCATATCAGTCAATTTTAAATCCAACATTCCTCTATCTCTATCTCCATATGATCCGCCCAATCACATCTATCAACATCCTCGCCATCCTCGAAGTAATAGTAGGCCCATACCTGTAAGCCTCCTACCTCTATATATCCATCACTTTTCCATTCTATCAACCCGTCTTGCCTTACCACGTTGGTAGGCTCAGCCCCTAGCGACAGCAGATTATTTACTATACTACCGCCAAATACGTTTCTTGCTTCTTCTTTCGTCATATCACTATCCGATTTTTAATATTACACTAACGCCAGAGGGGAACAGGGACGGACGACCAGCGGGACCTACCCCACGCCATCGCCGCCCCCGTTTTCCCTTGGTTTCCTCCGCATCACCCCATACTAATAAACAATATCCACCACCAATAACACCATACCCACCATCACTCACAACTGCCTTGCCTTGACGGGGAACTCCTGCCACTTGTAAACTTTTACATTTGATTGGAAGATACCCCTTGCTTGAAAGGCGTTTCCTTGCCTGAAAAGTATTTTTCTTGTTTATTGAAAGGCGTTTTCCTTGCTCGAAAGGTGTTTTTCTTGTTTGTTGGTGTTTTTTTTCTTGTTTGGAGGTGTTTTTTTCTTGTTTGGAGGTGTTTTTTTTTTTTCTTGTTTGGAGGTGTCCCATCACGCAAACCCCACCCCTCCCTCGAAATCCCCACGAAATCCTAAGACCTTCCGCTACTTTGTTCCACGTGGAACGCCCGATTAGTC